TTTCCTTTCATCTGATTACTAAAACCCTATCACACCCTACCGACATTTGTGGCAGATTTTCGGGGGGTTTCATAACAACTTCATAACAAAGATCTGCACAGGTTATCCACAGGGGGCCGCCCCCCCCGAAGGGGACTTGTCAAGCCTCCTCAAGAAGGTCGGAAGCAAACTCGTCTAATGACTCTGGAGTCCAGTAGCCAGTCTCGAACCCCTCCATTAGTATCCCGTCCCCTCGTCGCAAGGGCACTCGTCTGCCGATTGGCAAACGAAGCAACGCTCTTCCCAAAACTCTTCCATTTAGTATCCTTTCGTTATACCAAAAACTTATCACAGACGACCGACATTTGTCAAATACTTTTTGGGGGATTTTTTAGACTCAACGTAATTGATACTTGACAAGCATAGGTTTGGGGGCCGCCGCATTTTTGTGGGAATGTCAAATCGACACCCCCACTATTTTAGATTTCGCCTGGAAATCTTTTAGCGAACTCAGCAAAAAAGCTGTCAGTAAAGTTTACACTTTTGTGAGTGTAGACCTTGCTGTAGTTGTATCTGGCATAACCAGAGCCGTCCTTGCTGTAGGACATCGCAACTGTAGCACCACAAGGGCAACCACCGTCCAACTTGTGGCTAAGGGTAAGCTCTACTACGGAACCGTTTTCTATTTTGTTTATTGTCATTTCTGACTCCTTTCTATCTACTATTACACTATCACACACCACTGACATTGGTAGACAAAAGCAACAGGTTTTGCTACAAACTTTCGGGGGATTTTTTGTATACTTCATAAGCGTGTCTAACTTGACAAATCGGAAACGGGGGCCGCCCCATTTTTTTAGGGGATGTCAAATCAACACGCCTAGTCTTTAGTGTCAAGGTGAATTGCTACAAACAAAGCAACCAAGAACAACATACCAAATCCCCACACTACTACAAGGGCAGGGATCTCAACACCCAAAACCTCTACCACGATGTTCATTAGATACTCCTAACAAGGTATCTAACATCACCCTCATTAGCAATCCAAGAGTGAGGCTTGACGCTATCACCATCAGAAATCGCACACTCAAGAGTGTTATCACAGTAGCCAAAACTTGGCATGTGGTAGTAAGTGTCCTCACACTCAACACACTTGAAGCCTTCAATTACTATTTCGTTCATTTACTTATCCTTTCTAATTACTTATAACCTAACATAGACCTACGACATTATCAAATCGACACGCCGTAATTTTAGGAGGATTTTATAACATCTTCATAACAAGGTTATCCACATAGTTATACACAGGGCCGCCCCCGTCGGGCGTGTCGTGTCAAGTCGACACGCCGATAAAACTAAAAATAATTATAACAATTTGGTAACAGTTGTAGATACCCTACAAAAAAGAGGGTAAAAGTTTGTATGAAAATCAGTTGAAAAAGGGTCACAATTGTCGGTAGCTAGTGATAGGCTAAAAGCATAAAGAAAGGATACAAAATGAAAAAATTAGAAGAAATGTTCGAGGCATTAGTTAGCCTAAAAAAGAATTGCTACACTGCCGAAAGTAGTGACGATGGCTCTGCCGTTAGCCGTGAAGAATGGCGTTATGAAAAGGCTCTAGCTAGCCAACACTACTTTACCGATAAGCAAATCACCGATGAAGCTAACACTCGTTGGGACGCTATGATTGCTAAGATGAATGAAGATTACAAAAAAAGAAATGAGAAATAGAAAATGAAAATACAAGAACAAAAACTAGGTATCTGCCAACTATGCGATAACTACACTACTCAAATCTGGGTAGAAGAAGCCAAAGAGTTTGGTTGCGAAAATTGCTACAACGCTTACGGCGTAGAATTGATGGAGTTCTAAATGATAACACTAACCTTTGACACTTGGGAAGAGTTTGACCAAGCCATTAGCAACATTACAACCCTAACAATAGCAATAAATGAAAGTGAAGATAAATGAGAAAATCAACTGTTATGCCAAGAAAAATGACCTGTAAAGTATGCGGGTATACTCAAGAAGATTACACTAGCTACTATAAACACGCTAAGGCTTGGGCTAAGGGTCACGATGTAGACGCTTGTTGGGAGCTTAGGCGTTCACAAAATGCTTTCGACAAAATGTTTGATGAAAGTCTAAACTCACTATCTAACCTAACAATAAACAAATAGAAAGAAGAAAAAATGAAAGAAACTAAATGCCAGTATTACAATTGCGATGGTGATGCTACTAAGTCAATTAGGATAACACTAGACGGCAAAGATGTTGATGAAAGTTATTGCGTTGGTCATTACTGGGTAGTGGCTACTAGTCACTATGGGTCAGACTAGTTTATAAAAACAGTGGCACTAGTGTCTATAAAAAAAGTCGTACGGGTTAGGAGGTGTGAAGAATGGAAGATGAAATGTTTGACTGCCCACGATGTGGACAAGATGTTTACCCAAGTGAGCATCCAGAAATCGGTTGCGATTACTAAAAAATAAAAAAAGAAGCATTAGCATTCGGTAAAAAGAATGTTAGTGTATTTTTTTTTGCTGTGGTGTGTGCTCACTAGTCTTATTCTTTTTTTTTGTATTTTTTTTGCATCATACATAACTAACAAATATTCAGATTTTCTCCAATTTGAAATATTTTTCAGATTTCGGGGGTATAATAGATCCATGGCACTCATAGAAGGCACCTTAATCTTCTTGATGGTATTTCTTATTGCCATATTGATCAAATACAGAGACAGGGACTAGCCATGAATGATTGCAAGTGCGATACATGCAAATGTGGTAAGAAGATCTAATATAACAATTTGGTAACGAATTGATAAATAATAGGCCAAAGGCCTATCTCCCTATTTGACATATAAATTTTTCGGGGTACAAACCAAGACTTTTCTCTTGGTAGTCAAAAACCCCATTATCAAATATAACTCATATAACCCTATAAAGCCATACAAGCTTCCTCTGGGGACTTTTGACACATGTGGGATACTGGAAGACGTATTTTATATTTGAAGCCCTTATAGAGGCGTACAGAGCTTTTCTACCATTTGCCAATAGGGCATTTAGCTTGTTGGAGAGTACTCTTTAATTGCATAAAGCAGCCACAGTATTTGCATCTCTGTGTGTTCTTTTTGAATGCTGGGCATACGTTGCAAATTGCTAGTCTTTGCTCAATAAGCTCTTTGTCGCTTCTAGGCTGGTTAGGATCAAATAGATCAGTGAATTTAACGTCTTTAGCCATATGCTAATTATAACACTTATTCCTACATAGGGCATCGTTAGATGCATATGTTGTAGGGATGTGTTTTGTCTCTCTATTATCGCCGTACTTAAAATCGTCGAAATTTAAAGACTTTTTTACGCCGAGCTCTTATGTTTCATAAACGCTATTATAATTAAACCATCATGACTATGCTTGAATCCCTAGTAGCTATTGCTGTAGGTATTATCTCGATTTTAGGTTCCCTGGCTTTTGTAATCAAATGGCTAGTTAAGCACTATTTTGCTGAATTAAAGCCAAACGGGGGATCTTCTTTAAAAGACCAGGTTAACAGACTAGAACACCAACATGAAAAGCTGGAATCAAAAGTTGATAAAATTTATGATATTTTGCTAGAACAAACAAAACCAGTAAAAGTTGCGAAACCCAAAAAGTGATTATTATATATAATATATAAAACTATACTATATATTTAATATCTTATATACTTTATATTATATATATCTTAAAACCTAATTATAACAATATACCACACTTTTTATTTTTAAGTGCAAATACTTTATAACGATATTATAACGTTTGTTATGTTATAATCTATAAGGCTAATACTCAGGTTTGTCTCTCATACCCACCAACTTGAGTATTAGTCTTTTTAACGTTTTCTGTGATATAATCAATATTATGACTATGTCTATACCTGAATCATTTGGCAATACACCAGCAATAGTTAAATGGAACGTTGTTCGTGGTGATACTGCTAGATTGCGTGTAGACTTTCTTGAAAATGATGAAACAACTACTTTTGACATAGAAGAGTGGAACTTTGCTTCTACTACATATGACAATAGGGGAGATGTCCTGGATTCCTTGACCGTTGAGGTTGAAGATGGCTATGTAAATATCATAGCTCCTCCAGAGATTACTTCTTTTTGGGGATCTGGCTATAATGGAACAGTTGCTGAAATTGCTTTCGACCTTGAAGTACAGATTGATGATATAATCTGGACTCCAGTTCTTGGAACAATTAAAGTAGCTGCTGATGTCACGGCGGGAACTCTATAATGGCTATCGTAAAAATTTCAACAGTAAAGACTCAGCTACCAAAGGTTATCAAAGTACAAGGCAAGGTCTACAAGGTTTAAGGAGAATCATGGCGTTTCCAGCAGTTTTTAATATTTCATATTACAGGGGTGACACCTATGAGTTTAGGATCTACCCCAAAGATTCTAGCGGAAACCCATTTCCATTGCTAGGCTATGACTTGGCTAATGGAGTAAAGTTTACAATGTCCACAGAGCGTGGTGAGGCTGGAATTTCAGACCAACTGGAGGGTTACGCTAGGATATCAGCAGACAGAACCTATATTGACTGTGCCATACTACCTGAAAACGGATTAGCTATGGATTTTAGCTTAAACTACTTTTATGACGTTCAAATTTTTAAAGCAGCAGTAGAGGGAGTAGATCCATATTCAACTGTAATTACTTTGCTTACTGGAAACATAACTGTTACAGAACAGATTACTGGAGCTTTGGAGGCATTCTTAAGCTAATGCCAGAAGTAATATTATCAAATGAAAATTTATCCATTTTTGGAGGACCAGCGTCAATAGATGTTAATGTTGATTTTGGTCCCAAAGGAGACCGTGGCAGTCTTATTTTTTCTGGACCTGGTAAGCCAACTGATGCAATTGTTAGCTTTCCAACAACTCCACAGCCACTAGATCTTTACATAAATAGATCTCCGTCAGACTTTGAATTCCTTTTTCTTTATGAGTACGGTATTACAAACGGTGTTGCAGGATGGTCAAAAGTTCTTAGGCTTATTCCGTCTACTGCCCTTGCAAATATTCAAGTTGTTTTTATTAACGGTTTTATCAGTACAATAACACCAACCGCAGAGGGTCTAGCTTACATAGGAAGTTTGGTAGCAGCTGGTGCATTCCCAACACCAGTAGATGCAATAAATAGTATTTTGACAGATTCCGATAACATTACTATTGGAACTTCAGCACCTACCCCAAACGCAAACCCTCTAATTGCAACTTACTGGATAGAAATTAGTTCTGACCCAACTGAAGAAACTTCTTCGTTAAAAGTATTCAATCCAGCAGTACCTCCTTCTGGAGCTTGGGTAACTCTTTCTTCAATTGAGAGAGGACTTCTTTTCCCAATAAGCCAGTATCTAAGTGCTGAAGAAATTGAGTTTGGCGACGGAGAAGGTTTTAACATTCAGTACGTGATTTTAAATGAAAGTGCCGTATCTTCTGGTTTGACTGTTGGAGAGCTTACTACCCCAGAAACTGGTACCTCGGAAAGATTTCTTCCAATTAGCATACAAGCAACAGAAGCTGAACCTTTTAATCCAGCAGAAGAAACTGTAGCTTGGAGAAGGCTAAACGGAGTAAAGATTCTAAGCTTTGTTGTGGTGGCTGGTATTGGATTCTTACCGCTACTGTAGTATACTATGATAAAATTAAAGAAGGTGATTGATTATGGCAGAGAATATTGATGGTACCCCTAACGGCTCTGGCCCATACAATACAAAAATCCCTTTGTTGGGTGATAATGCAAACATTCAAAAAGCTTTAAGAATTTATCACTATGGAACAGAAACTCCACCATTACCAGGCTCTGTTGTTTCTAATGGATCTCTTGCTTCTAATTCTATTGCTGGATACCTAGATGCTATAACTAATCGTGTAATCAGCGTAGAGGTTCTTGGGACTGGTTCAAAATATGTTCCTTCAGCTCCATCTTCTATTCCAGACGGATATATTTGGGTAGATGAAAGTTCTGCTGCTCCAACATTTAATACCGATGGAACTTTACCACTTTCGGTTGCTAGGTATCAAACAACAACCCCCACTGGAACAATTCCAAATGGAGCTTTGTGGGTGGATAAAGGCTCTGACCCATTAACAATGTATGTTTATGACAGTGCTTTAAGTATATGGAGAGAAATTGGCGGTGATCTAAGCTAATGTCAGAAATTAGTTCAGTAGGAAAAGTAGCTTATATCTATAAGAGCAATGCCCCAGCTGCTGGAGGTACCTGGCACCCAATTGCTGGATATGCAAACACAACAGCACCATATTCCTGGTCAGGAACACATAACTTCTCAAACACCGTAACGTTTGATTCTGTGCTAAATTCAAAGTTTGGTATAAATAACTTTCAGAACCCAGCAGACAGGGACCTAGCTATTCCAGTTACCCCAACAACTCCAAACGGTATTGTTGTTTTTATCAGACAAACAAATGATGGACAGACCTTAAATCAAATTCAGTATCTTCAGGGTACTCAGTGGAGAGTTTACGGTGAGAATGCTCAGCTTAGCTCAAAATCATCCAATTTCACATTATCCTTGGCAGATGCTGGAAGAACTATAGATATTGACACATCCTCTAACGTAACGGTTACAATACCAGCAAACGTTCCAGCTCCAGAAGGCACTGCAGCAAACACATTTTTAGTAGGTACTCAAATAGCTTTTATTAGATCTGGCACTGGTCAAGTAAATTTTGACCCAGGCGTAGGAGTGACTCTTCGAAGCAAGAATAATAATAGAAAAATTGCCGCACAATGGTCTCCAGCAACGTTAATTCATAAAAGTAATAATACCTGGATATTAATCGGTGACTTGACGGCATAGGATAACTTATGTTAGGTTTTATTTCTAGGCTCGGATCTTCAAAGGGAATGGTTTTAGTTCCTAATTTTGCTGGACTTAATAGTGCTACCGCAAATAGTCAGCTAGCGTCTGCTGGCCTTGTTCTTAATCCCCTTTCTGGAGAGGTTGCAACAAATAATTCTGCACAAGGTGGAATTGGTTTAACTCAGTTTCCAGCTGCAGGAACTTTAGTAGACTATGAAACACCAATTGTTGTAAATTTTGGAAAATTTGTTGCAGATACAGTAACAGTAAGTCCTTGCCAAGGGTATACCACACCTGCAAATGATTCAGATTATTGTAGTGGAACTCTATATGTTTATGGACCCACAAGAACCAAAAATAGAAAAACGGTAACCACAACAAATAACGTTACTGGAACTTCAACAATTACTTATGACTATAGTTGTGCTGATACCGTTGTTCCTAGGGGTAGTGAATACATAAATGGTCAGTGTGGACATGTTGTTGCACCAGTTTCATGTACCCCCACAGCAACTACAACTTTTAGCACATGCACTGCAAGATTTTTAGTATATGCAACTGGAACGCAAACAAAAACAACATCTGGAATCGACTCAGCCTGTAATCCATATTCAAACTCAGTATCTTATACCTGTTGGCAAGCTACGTGTGCTGACTGGACAGATTGGGTGGATCATTTAACAGATCCTACTAAGCAAAGAAGAATTCAGCTTTGTCAAAGAACTAATGGAACTACATATTTTAATGAGCAGGAAAGATGTAAGACAACCTATACATACGCTTATGGAACATGTAGAAACGGCAGAATATCAAAAACTACAAAAGTATTTGTTTGTGGGGTTTATAAGTCTCAATCAACAGCATCAGTACCCTGTTCTGCAGTTTGATATGATATAATTTTTTAATGAATGAAATAAAACCAATAGAAAATTTTGAAGCTGAACAAGCTCAAAGACCTCAAAGAGTATTTGCTCTTGTTACAGATAATGAGGTTTTTCATAAATGGTATGTAGAAGAAAATTATGAAGATCCTAATATGGCATCATTAATTTATGGCCTTCAGTCTCAACCAATTATTGTAGATATTACTAATAAAAACTATGACGAAATTGATTTTGGATGGACTATGGATGGGGATAACTTTCTTCCCCCAGAAAACTCAGGGGTCAGTTAATGGAAGAAAACCTTACCCCATACCAGCAGTGGAAAAAGAATTTAGGCACGACCAGGCCGTGGGATCTGTTAAATCCTAAAACTGAATATGTTGATGAAGAAGAAGCTTCTAGAAGAATGGATATTTGTAAAGGTTGTCCTTTCTTAATCAAAGCAACGAATCAGTGTAAAAAGTGTGGCTGCATAATGCATCTTAAAACAAAACTAAAGGGTGCAGAGTGTCCAGTAGGTAATTGGTAAATTATTCTGGAAAATCATTAGTAAAGTTTATAACTTTTCGAGATACTCCACCCCAAGGACCCCAGTCAGTTCCACCATCAGAAATAATATAAGCAATCTGTGCATTTTTGAGGGGACTAAACAGTTCTTCATTATTTGCTAGTCCAAACTCAGACCTTCTTGCAGGACCTAAAGATCCAATCATATTAATTTGAAATAACCCATAAGAGTTATCTCCAGTAGAACTATTTTGATTGTGAGCATATGGTCTTCCAGTAGATTCTTTCAGCACTATTCCAAAAGCGGTTCTTAATCCTTTACCCTCAAATCCAGCAAGCTCAAGAACATTCTTAATTTCTTCTGGAGTAAAAATTGTAGATTCGTCTAATACTGGAATCTCTATAGGGTGTGAAATAGATGCTGGCTGTAAATCAAAAGGCAGAACTATTGAGGCTTCTGTGTCTAATGGCTTTTGTTCTATAACTACTGGCTCAGTCTTTTTACCCGAAAAATTCAGGGAACCAAGAATGACAATTCCTATAATTCCAGGAACGACAAATTTCTTTTTCGTATTATTCATCACTTAATTATACCAAAGTATATGCCTAAAAGCTATATACTATGATATAATTTCATTATGGCTACGCTCAGAAGTTCTTCTAACTCTTATAATGTGGGCAATACTCCTCCAAGAGTAACTTGGACTATTGTTCGTGGTGATACAGCTGCATTCAAGGTATACGTCACAGATGACGAAAAAGCACCACTAAATCTTGATGACTGGTCTATTGAAATGCAAATAAAAAGACCAACAAATGCTGCAAATGCTGGAGTAATTACAGATGCAGCAACACTAATTTTAACTCTTACCCCAGAACAAGACCCAGACGATGCTGCTGGAGAATTCACGGTATCTTTAACTGCAACAGAGTCAGGAATCCTACAAACTGGAGATATTTTTGATATTGAGCTATCAACAGCACAAAGGTCAACGGTTTGGACTGTTGCTCAGGGCAGTGTTGTAGTTCTAGAGGATGTAACAGAGCCAGAGCTAAGCTAGAGATCCCCATGGCTACTGCAGTTATTTCAAAGAAAAGCTATCCTATAGCTAAAATTTCTGAGGGTAAAAGAACTGTAAAAATAAATAACGTTGTTCCATTTAGAATTAGATTTACCAACATAATGGTTCCAGGGTACGGACCAAGCAACCCAGCTGCAATTGGAATTGCTGTTATTGGTTTAAACAACTATATCCTTTAATTTATAAACAACTGATATAATACTAATATGGCCAAGATTAACTTAAACACGCTAAAATCAAAGTTTGAATCAGGGGACAAGCCTAATGGGCAAGACTATCTGGATCTTATTGATACTTTAGCTGCTCAAGCAACAGATCTTGGATCAGATGGAAACAATGAGAATATCATTTACGGAATTGAAAACACTACAGTTTTAGAAACCATAAGTGCAACTTCTTGGAGATCTGTTAAATACGTAGTATCTATTTCTCACACAGTAGGTGTACAAAATAAATACTATACTACCGAAATTTCTGCATTAATTGATGATGAGGGTCTCACTATCAGTGAATATGCAGTATTAGACAATGATGGGGATATTGGAACTGTTACTGTCTCAAGAAATGGCAACGTTATTACACTTAGCGTTACCCCAAACCCTGCCATAAGGCCAATTACCGTAAGGTATTTAAGAACTGGTCTTAAGGCATAGCCAAATTAAGGAGATATAAAAATGGCAACAGTAAACAAAGACTTTAGGGTCAAGCATGGGCTCGTCGTTGAAGGTACGAACGCTACCGTTAACGGCTCAGATATTATTACAGAAGACGCCATTACTGGCGGTACTCAAACAAACATTACAGTAACATACAACCCAACAACCAAAGTCGTAGACTTTGTAGCTGAAAATGGTGTTGCTGATTCAACTACAGATAACCTAACTGAAGGTAGTACAAACAAGTACTTTACAGATGAACGTGCTCAGGATGCTATCGGTAACTCAGTTGGAACTGGTATTTCGTATAACGACACCACTGGTGCAATTTCTGTAGACCGAACTGCTACGGACCCCTGGTACGATGCAGCAGGGTCTGCAGCAACAGCTGAAACCAATGCCAAGGGATACACCGACGACCTAATCGGTGACGAAACTGTTGACGGCACATCTGGAGATACGGTTACAGACAGAATTGCCACTGCTAAATCAGGTGCCGAAACTAATGCTCAAGGTTATGTAGACACACATTCAGAGCTAACCACTGGAGTTCACGGGGTAACTGGGGATGTTGTAGGAACAACTGACACACAAGACATTTCAAACAAGAGAATTATTGACACGCTATACTTTACAGACGGTGTAACAATTGCAGACGAAGGTCAGATTGCAGTACTTGCTGGAAGCCATGATTTTGAAATCAAGGCTAACTATGGAGATCTTACTCTTAAGACAATGGCAGCAGATGCTGATGTGGTTATTTCATCAGACAGCGGAGATATTGTTCTTAATGCAGATGGTTCTTCATACATCACCTCAGTTTCCGCAGGAAATGAAATTGCTACCCATGCTTATGTAGATAATGCAATTTCTGGTCTTAGCTGGAAAGATTCTGTGAACCTATTTGCAACCTCAAACGTTCCTCTAACAGGAAACACAGAGACTGTAGTTATCGATGGTCACGCAGCTCTAGATGGAACTGACGACGGCTACCGATTGCTACTTACAAACCAAACAACAGACACAGAAAATGGTATTTATGTTTATGCAGACAACGGAACAACATATACACTAACTCGTTCAGAAGATGCAGATACAGTTGCAGAACTAATCGGTGCCGCAGTATTTGTTAAGGAAGGAACTCAGTATGGAGCTACTTCTTGGGTTCAGGCAGATCACTACGCCACCACCTTTGATGGTCTAACCTGGACACAGTTTTCTGGTTCAGGATCGGTAACTCCTGGCGAAGGAATTTCTGTAGATGGTCTAGAAATTGCTGTAGACCGCACAGTTGTAGATACTTGGTACGACGCATCAGGTTCTGCATCAACTGCAGAAACAAATGCAAAAACTTACGCAGATGAAACATTCGTAACGCTTAGCGATCTTCCTGGAGAACTAGATGATTATGTTCCTCTTACACAAAAGGGTGAGGCAGATGGAGTAGCTACTCTAGATGCAGGAGCTCAGGTTCCATTAACTCAGCTAGAAAATGTAACAGATGTTATTGACGCATTGACTACCGACGAAATTGCTGAAGGAACCAACCTATACTTCACAAATACTCGTGCAGTAGATGCTCTAGAAGCAGTTGTTCCTAACTTCACAGCTATTGAGGTTAATTCAATTGCTAAGCAAGTTGCAGCTATAACTTATGCTGCAACAGAAGACGTACCAGTTGTAGCCTTTGCTTTTGCTAAGGCAGACTACCGTTCTGCAAAGTTTTTGGTAAAGGTTGCATACAGCACCCACACAGAAGTTTCTGAGGTGCTTTTAACACTAGACGCATCCGACAACATTGCAATTACTGAGTTTGCCGTAGTATCCACAAATGGATCTGCTTCTGGTATTTCAGCTGGTATTAGTGGTTCAAACGTTCAGCTATTGGTAACACCAAATAACAATGGCTCAACAGTTACAGTATTTGGAACACTGCTATCAGAAGATCTCTTGTTGTCTTAATATATTAAAGGTTTGGGGGATCCTTTCAAAATCCCCCACAAAAAGCGGTATTCGCAAAGTTTACTTATATAATTATCACTATAATCTGTTATAATTAATCGAGGTGAATATTTTGGCAACTTCAAATAAAGATTTTAAGATTAAAAATGGTCTTATTGTTGAAGGCGATTCTGCTACCGTAAACGGTAATGATGTCTTAACTACCGCATCCGATGTCCTAACTTCTGCATCTACTTTAGATGATTTAGCCAATGTTTACGTTCCAACCCCCAATGATGGGGACACACTTATTTATGATTTAGAGGCAGAAACTTGGACTACTGCCCCAATTGGTGTAGGTCCCACAGGTCCAACAGGCGAAACAGGACCCACTGGCCCAGCGGGTGCTGATGGATTTGTTGGTAGCGATGGAGCAACAGGACCTACAGGACCTATAGGTGCTACTGGCCCCACTGGTGCAGATGCTTTATGGAACTTTACTGGTGCATATGGTGTTGGCTCATCATACGCAGTTGGCGACGTTGCAACATACCAAGGACAAACTTGGTACCGAATCAATGCCAATGGTGGAAACACGGGGGACACCCCATCGGAAGGTACTTTCTGGACTTTAATTGCACAGCAAGGAGCCACTGGTCCACAAGGAGAAATTGGACCCACTGGTCCGACAGGCCCCACTGGAGCAGACTCTACTGTTACTGGGCCAACAGGACCCACAGGACCAACAGGGGCAGACTCTACTGTTACTGGGCCAACAGGACCCACAGGACCAACAGGGGCAGACTCTACTGTTACTGGGCCAACAGGACCCACAGGACCAACAGGTGCAGTTGGAGATACTGGCCCTACTGGCCCTACTGGAGCTACTGGAGCAGACTCTACTGTTACTGGTCCGACAGGCCCCACTGGAGCAGATGGAAAATATTTAGAATCCGCTACCGAACCGTCCACACCAGAGCCTGGAGATATTTGGTTTAATACTACAACTGGTAGCACATACATATACTACGACTCATACTGGGTTGGAGTTGGTGGAGGAACTGCTTATGGAAACTGGCAGGTAATTAATTCAAATATCACGGCAACTGCTAACACTGGATACATTGCAAATACCTCAGCAGGCAGTTTTACACTCATTATGCCAGAAAATCCAGCAGTTGGAGAAAGTGTTGCTATAATTGATGGATACGAATCGTTTAAAAGAAATCCTTTAACGATTTCTGGCGGTATAGAATTAATAGAGGCAAGATCTGATAATCTACTACTAAACGTAGATAGAGCATCGGTTTTATTTAGATTCATAGGTTCTACCTATGGTTGGAAGGTTGTATAATGACACAGTTTTTGTCAAATTTTGATCAGGCGTTTTCTCCGAAAGAGGAGTTCACAGATCCAGTAGCTAGGCTTAGAGTGTCTCAGCCTCAGTCTCTTATTGATACCGACTTTGAGTATGGTGCCCAGCTAACCAAGTGGGAAAACTTGGCAATGACAAACAACCGACCTTTTGCTTTTAACTCTGCAATTCCATTTAAAAACTTTAACGATATTTCTATGCCAGTAGACTCTAGAATCGTTACTGTAAACTTAAATACAACGTCTAGGTCAATTAATGCCGTTACAGTTTCAACTCCATCCCCAGGATATGTAACATATACAACAACAGTAGATCACGGTTTTAGTATTGGAGAATATTGTACAATTACAAACCTTACTGCTGCATATAATGGAAGCTATCAAATTGTTGAAGTAGCAACTCCAAATACTTTTGCAGTTATTAATGCAAACACGTCAACAGTTACAGATGCAACTGGAAACGTAACTTCAAACTTTGCTCCACCAAATGGAAGCATTATTACAATCACTGACACCCTGCTAAAAAATGCTGACGGTACTTTTACGATTGAGACAGGTGGAGGAACTAACCAGTTTACTTACTACGCTAAATCAGAAAACAAAAGTTCCATAACTCAAATTTTTGATGGTAACAAAACAACAATGTTCTCAGCAACACCATATACTGGTGCTAGAATTGGTCTAGCTCCAACAATAACATATTCTGGAAAACTGGTTACTGTAACTACAACAGTTCCTCATGGATTAGCTTTAGGAAACGAAATTGTAATTTCTGGAACAACTGCCTCTACCCATGCCCCCAATGGTGCCTGGACAGTTGCAACAATTACTAGCCCTACATCCTTTAAGTGTTATGTGGATGATGCACCAACTGGAACAGTAACAGCTACTTCTGCAAGCATTTTTGCTAGACCACAGGGAACATTTGCCCACAGACCATTTGACGGCGGTATGATATTTTCAACCAACAGTAATTCAAATAATCAGCAAGCTATTAGACAGACACGTCGTTACTTTAGGTATCAGTCTGGAAAAGGCCTTATGTGGTCTTCTGGAAGTTTGCTAAAGCCATCTTTTCAGCTAGACGAACTGTCATGTAATGATTCTACTATTACCATTCAAACAAAAGAGTCTCACAACCTACTTCCTGGTGCACAAATAAATATTATTAATGCCACTCCAGCAGAATATAATGGAACTTATACTGTTACTACCGTACTGTCTTACAACAGAATACAGGTAACCACAGCGGTACCGTTGCCAGCAAAAGCATCTGGTAGATTCTATATGACTGTGTCCGAGTGGTCTGGTGCTGTAGCTAGGCTAGGCCTCTTTGATGAGCAAAATGGTGTATTTTTTGAATATGATGGTTCTACTCTTTTTGCTGTTATAAGAAACTCTACCTTCCAATTGTCTGGAAGAGTTACTGCAACTAAGGGATCTAACGTAATATCACAAACAAGTACAGACTTCCCAACCAGCTTTAATAATCAAGTAGATCCAGGTGATTATGTAGTTATTCGAGGGCAGTCATACAAGGTTCTAAGCGTTGAAAGCGATACAAGCCTAACCATATCCCCATCTTATAGAGGATTCACATCTGGCAGCGTAATTGTTTCAAAAACCTTTGAGCGTCGCTTCCCTCAGTCCGAGTGGAATATTGACAAGATGGATGGAACAGGATTTTCTGGATATGATATAGACTTAAATAGAATGCAAATGTTCTACATTGATTACTCATGGTATGGGGCAGGATCTATTCGATGGGGTGTTCGTGGAGCAAATGGAGACATTACTTATGTCCACAAGGTTGAAAACAACAATATAAACCTAGAAGCTTACATGCGTTCTGGTAACTTGCCAGGAAGATATGAAGTAAACACTATTCCAGTTTATACAAAAATGACTGCTACATTTTCAGATTCCGCAACCACACTTACAGTAGCAGACACTTCAAAGTTTAAGAGCTCTGGAACATTGTGTATTAGAGATGGTTCAAAGATTGAGTTTGTAAACTATTCAAGCAAAACATCAACAACTTTTGCAGGAATTACACGTGCAAAAAGTGGTAATGCTTCAGTTGCTTTGACGATTGCGTCTGGTTCAAACACTGGAACAGTAGCTAACATTGGAGACCTAACTAATGTTCAGATAGGTCAAAGAGTTATTTCTACATCATTCCAAGATGGAACTTTTGTTACAGGAATAAGTGGAAGTCAAATAACCTTTAGCCGAGCTGTGACGTCTACAAATCCAACCGTAGTATTTGCCCCTATGGCATCAACACCACAAACTTTTACATACTCTGCAGCTGCTCCAGTAATTGTAGAGATAGCCTATCCAGAATTTTCTCCAACAGTTTCTCACTGGGGAACTTCTGTAATCATGGATGGTCGTTTTGACGATGACAAATCCTTGGTTTTTACCTACGGACAAAGACAAGCAGTAACAGTACCAATAAATGATTCAAGAGCTTTGTTTTCAATTAGGCTTGGCCCATCTGTAGATAACGGACAGATTACAGAGTTTGGAGGTAGAGAAATTGTTAATAGGATGCAGCTTGTTCTTAGAAGCTTAGGTATTTTGGCTAGATCAAATGTGTCTGCCTCAGTAGTCCCATCAAGAATTTTGATACGAGCAATTCTAAATGGAACGCCAGCTACTACTAGAACTTGGACAGACGCTACTGGAAACGTTGGTGGTCAGGCTAACTCATCTCTAGCACAAATTGCAGACTACTCTGGTGTAGATATTCCAATTTTTGGTGGAGAGGTTGTTGCTGGATTCTTCGTAGAAGGAACAAATACACTAGATCTTAATCAGCTTCGTGACCTTGGAAACTCTATTCTTGGTGGAGGAAGTAATGCAGTGAATGCAGAAATTTATCCAGATGGTCCAGATGTTTTGACAATTGTTGCATCAAACGTAGGAACTGAAGCAGCTACGCTAGTTGGTAGAATTTCTTGGACAGAGGCTCAAGCGTAAATCATGACAGCACTAGACTTTCCAAATTCCCCAGATATTGGCGACAAGTTTATAATTTCAGGCAAAGCCTGGATATGGACTGGCGTTGTTTGGGAAATTTTTGGATCTGTTTCTAGTGGTCCACAGGGACCAACAGGTGCAACATCAACAGTGCCAGGCCCTACGGGACCAACTGGATCTACAGGATTTACGGGACCAACAGGACCAACGGGCCCTCCTGGTGTAGACGGATCTGGTATCTCTATTCTTGGAACTTTGGCAAATGCTGGTTTATTGCCAGACCCAGGGGTAAACATTAATGATGCTTACCTTATTGGCGGAGACCTATACATCTGGGATGGAACAGAATGGAATAACGTTGGACAAATTCAGGGTCCAACTGGGCCAACTGGCCCCACTGGAGTAAGGGGCGACGACTCTACTGTTCCAGGTCCCACAGGCCCTACGGGCCCCACAGGAGCCACAGGAACAGCTGGACTAGGGTATGCTGGTATAACCTTTACTCTTTCCTCGTATTCGTCCTCTACCGCTTCTGGAACGGTAAACAAAGTAGACGCACTAGTCGTTGGATCACCAATAAGAATTATATCCCCATCAAACCCACTGATTTATGCAGATGGATTAGTGTTTTCTATCACTGGAACAAGCGTTGACATAACTGTTTTATTTGATAATACTGGCGGTACACTAGCAAGCATTACATCTCCAATGCCAGTTAGCATTACTGGAGATCGTGGACCAACAGGAGCAGCTGGTGCAGATGCCCCAACAGTAGTGTCAATTTCTCAAAAAACAGCAAATTATTCACTGGTTCTTGCAGACAAAAGTTCATTGATCGAAGTTTCAAATTCTTCTACTACGGTTCCAGTTGTTATAACTGTTCCTACAGATAGTTCTCAAAATTTTCAAAATGGAACAACGATAACTATACTAAGAACTGATGTTGGAAATGTAGACATTCAGGGTAGTTCAGGGGTGACCGTAAACGCTACCCCAGGTCCAAGACTACGTGCAAGATGGTCTTCTGCGTCACTAATTAAGAGATCTTCAGACCTTTGGGTTCTAGTAGGAGACCTGACATAATGGGTCTATTCTCTTCATCACTTTCTTCTGTAAGAAAAAGATTTATAGATATATTTTCTTCTAGATCTAATACCACTGGATCTTTGGGCACAGCTAGCGACGGTAGCCAGTGGGAAGCTGTCTCAAAAGTAATTGAAGTTCAAAGTGGCAAGGCTGTGGCTAACTACGTACCCCAGCCATCTGACGACGGTAGCGAATACCCAATCGCAGTTATAAACATGCCAACACAAAATAATATTATTACTCTAGAAGATACAGAAATAGGCTCTGGAGTAGCTTTATGGGTACAGACAAGTGCTGACTGGTGGATGGTATCTGTAGATTCAGCGTATAACACTATTCCAGCAGCTACCAACTACACCTCTGCACCAGCAACATTTAGCGGTCAGGCTAACTATACCATGGAAACCATGTATAGTTCTTCAGAGGCAGGTTTTACTGCTGCTGATGTGTATTCTGTAGGAATTCCAACTTACTCATCTTTACCAGCAGAATACTCTGCTGGATTAACAAGCTATAGTGCTGGAGCTACAAACTATACATCTTCTTTAGATAACTTTTCTTCTACCCCAACATTTTCATCAAGCACACCGTTTACTAGCCTGCAACCTTTTTCTAGTGCTCAAGTTTTTTCTGTAGCTACTCCATATACAAGTGTAACAAATTATTTTAGTCAAAATAATGCTTATACTTCATTTGCTAATTTTACTTTAGCAAATTCATATAACAGGTGGTCTCCTTATACAAGAAGTCCTAGCACATGGAACGCAAACACCAACTACACAAGAAGGTGGACAAGAAGAGCAAGCCCAGTAGCATATACTGCAAGTCCGTTTACTCAGTCCACGACTTGGTTCTCAGCACTTGGAAACGTTTGGTCTAGACAGGATTTTTGGAACTTATCTCAAACCTGGACCTCAGTTATTAATGGTGTTACCGCATCTCAATCCTGGACTTCCGCAATAGCTTATTTCCAAGATACAACAGTTTACACCTCAGCAGCACCAACTTATTCTGCAGGAACAACAGTATACACAGCTGGTGTACCAAACTATTTTTCTGATACATTTTACACTAGTGAGGGTGGGGCATTCTCATCAGCAATTGCATTTTCATCTACTACACCTTTTAGCTCTGCCACACCATATTCAAGTGCTTCAAACTTTTCTTCTTCTACAAATTATTTTGCAGATCTTGTTTTTTCTAGCCTTACAACTTATACAGCTGGAACATCCTATACTTCTGCAATATCTTATAGCTCTACTTTTGTTCCAGAAAGTTTTGCCTATTCAGCTATTCTAAGAATCTCTCAGTCAGTAAGCGATACTGTGTCAGAGATTTCTTCCGCAATAGTCTCTACTGCACAAACAATTAAATCTATTATTGTTCAAACTTCTGGAAATCAAATTACGGCTAAAGCCTTTTCAGACATAACCCCAATTACTCAAATTGGAGACGACTTGATTTACAATGCCACAGGTGTTATAATAAATACAAGATACGGAATATCAATATCAAAAGCAGAATACACAAATAGCGAGATTGGAAGCTCTGTAAAAATAGAGAGAGACTAGAATGAAAATTATAAGATTTTTTTCACAAAAACAGTATATGGGACTGGGACAGCCTCAGCCAGCAAAAAAGTTTTTGCCAAAGTGGTATAAGGATTCTGAGACAGTAACCATAGACGAAAATGGAGAAGAGCACTCTGGGCTTAAAAGATGCATTCCGTTTTTAGATTCAATGATTAGCGGATACATGTTGGTAACTCCAGTAGATATCTTTATTTCAAAAAACGAAGATGGTTCACTAAACATTAGATGGAACTCCATAGAAGACCTGGAAGATTTTATAGCTGAAAGAGGAAAAGATCTAGGGGAAAAAATTCCTAGGCCAGCTGGTCATTATCCAAATCATTTAGCATTTAGAGGATTCTGGGGTATGAAAACTCCTAGAGGGTGGAGCATGCTAGTGGTTCAGCCACTAAACAGATTTGACTTGCCGTGGACTATCACCTCTGGTATAATGGATACAGACAAATACTCAACTAGCGGAAATGTTCCATTTTTTGTTAGGGAAGATTTTGAGGGAATGGTTCCAGCAGGGACACCATTTGCACAACTATTGCCAATAAAAAGAAAATCTTGGAAGTCTATTCAGAATGACCAGGGTATTGCTTATCTAGATACCCTACAAGGTGCCACTGTAAGAACTCCAGGAAAAAGCTACAAAAAGTTGTTTTGGATAAGAAAAGATTATAATTAAAATGAGAAAAAAAACTAAAAAAGAAATTTATGAAAATCTTTTAAATGAGCATAGGCCAACCATTAAAAGTTTTTTGTTAGAAATTTTAAGAGTAAAGTTGTTTAACTTGCAAAGAGGCAAGGAGCCAGTAATTCCAGAAGGAGCCACCTGGACTCTAGAGGACGATAGATTAAAAGGTTTACCATTGCAATACATAGCCTTAATTAATAAAGAAGGTATTGTCCTTGAGCTAATTAGGATTAATAAAGAAACTGCAGATCAAATTTTAAGCAAAAACGTAAAGCTAGTACCGTATGATCCAAAAGCTCAACTTGTAAAAAAGGGTATGTGGTACAATAAAAGAAAGTTTTATCCAAAGGTGCAAAATGAAAAAGAAGATTAGCTTTAGGTCAGTTCATCCAGACTTAAACATCCCACATCCAGTTCCAGCGTACAAGGCTATTCCAGAATGGTATAGAACATCTAAGCCATTTGTAGAAGGAATGGAAACTTTAAAAAAATGTGTTCCACTTCTTGACTCCATGACCGCAGGATACACACTTACGCTTGCCGCAGATGTATTTTTTAACAGAGGGGTTGCTCAGGATATAGCCATAAGCCACGTTATTGAATCACACGCAGACCCTCAAATAGCTAATTTAAAAATTACCCCAGAGTATCACAATACTGTTTATAAATGGATAAATTCTTTTGTGCTAAAAACACCAAAGGGCTACAGCACACTATTTGTTCACCCAATAAACAGAATTGATTTGCCATTTTACAGTTTTTCTGGACTTGTAGATACTGACAATTTTCCACTTGAGGTAAACTTTCCATTTTTAATTAAGAAAGACTTTGTTGGCATTATCCCAGCAGGAACACCAATTGCTCAAGCCATACCAGTTAAAAGAGAAGACTGGTCCTCAAGTGTAGAAGATTCTTTAAACTATCAACGTCCATCTTTTACGCATACAATGCACAATCCTCCATTTAACTATTACAAGAAACATTTTTGGACAAGAAAGAAGTATTCTTAATGGCAAAAAAGAAAAAAAGAATTTGTGGAGAATGTCCAGAATGCAAGCTAGGACCAAAAACCTTTTGTTTTTGGCAAATAGATCAGGCTGTCCCAGAACACTTTAAACCTTCGCTAATCAAAGCCTTTATTTCTCTAGAAGACGCAGATGGTTTTGGATATTTACAAGCAAACGAAATGGACGATACACAATTTGATTCAGAGTTTTTGTCTTGGTTCTTGTCCTTTTGCGTCGGCAACAAAATTAACGTTTTTTGGAAAACAAAAGGTATACCATTTTGTTTAGGAAGTCAGGAATTTATAGAAACCCTGACCAGATTGCTTAAAGAAAATATTGATTAAAATGAAATACCCTTTCAGTTTTTTCTTAAGAAAAAGAAATAATATTGTTAAAACCATAGAGATGTCCGATATGGAGCAGTATGACAGGCTAGATTATTATGAAGGAGTCTATACAGTAAGAAACATCGTTGCTGAAACAAGCGATGATCTTTTTTATTTTTTGCCAGACGTAAACATGATTCCTGGGTATATAGACTCAAGCTCCAAAAAAACTTTAAATATCTTAAGCAATAAAAATAAGCTAGTTGTATCCATGGTAAATAGTTTTTATCACTCATTGTTAGACAACATGTCGGAAGTTATCTATGCACTAGAGTCATATCCAAAACACGAACTAGTTATTGATGTTAGTGAAACGCAAGAATCTCTTAAAACAGATCCCTCTAAAGGATTTCTATATCACAATGTGTTTTTGTATTTTTTAGAAACCCTAAAAATGAAAAAAATAAAATATAGGATTGTTAATTTAAAGAAGTACGACATTATTTATATAAATAATTTTAGGATAGTAGGATACGAGCTTGAGTCAATTAGAAAAGCAAGCCTAGTTTATGATTTTTTTAAGATGCGACTTTCTAACCCAAAAGCCAAGCCTACTAGAAAAGTTTTTATTAGTAGAGCTTTAACAGCTGGAAGAGACTATAATGCACCAACACTGTCTCATTCTAACGACGATAGAATGGATGACCACGAAAAACTAGACAGTCTATTTGAGTCCATGGGTTACGAAATTGTAAAAACAGAAGAGCTTGGATCTTTTCAAGAACAGCTAGATCTTTTTTATGAAACAAAAGTTTTAGCGTCAATAACTGGATCTGGTTTGGCCAATGCGGCTTTTATGCAATCAGGACAAACACTTATTGAAATTATTACGCCATTAGTAGTTCCAGTTGGGGTTCCTGGACGTGCAAAAGATATAACAGATCCCTATTACACACAAGAGCTTCATAACTTTTACAAAAATTTAGCATTTTACAAAGATCACACCTATTTTGGAATTCATAATAATGAAAGAAGCTTTGAGGTTTTGAAAGACAAAATTGAAAAAGACCATAGAATTAAAACTTTTTTGGACAGGTCAGATGAATAATGCTTTTATTTTTGACTTAGATGGGGTGCTGATAGATAGTAAAGAGATTCACTTTGATGCCCTGAATCTTGCTCTATCTGAAATAGATAGCTCATATGCAATATCTAAAGAAGAACAGGCTTTGACCTATGAGGGCCTTAGCACAAAAGCAAAACTAGATATTCTTTCATACTCTAAGGGGTTACCGAAAGAGCTTCATAATGTTATTTGGGAAAAGAAGCAAATTTACTCATCAAAAATGTTTCAGGTATTTGAAAAAGATGAAGACCTGATAAACATTTTTAAACTTATAAAATCGTTTAATATTAAAATCGGTGTTGCAAGTAATGCCATAAGAGAAACGGTTGTTGGATCTTTAAAAAGTTTGGGGGTTTATGAATTTATAGATTACGCTCTTAGCAACGAAGATGTGTCTAATCCAAAGCCAAATCCAGAAATTTATAAAATAATGATGTCTTTGCTAGGATCTTCTGCAGAAACAACCATAATCTTTGAAGACAGCGAAATAGGCCTAGCAGCAGCTAAAGCGTCTTTGGCAAAACTGTTTCCAGTAACAGAAAGAAAAGATATTTCGCTATCTTATATATCTAAAGCAATAGAGTTTTTAACCCCTAATAGTTTTCCAAATATATTAATACCAATGGCAGGAAACGGCTCTAGATTTTTTAATGCTGGATATAAAGACCCCAAACCACTAATTGATGTTGATGGCAAACCAATGATTCAAAGAGTAGTTGAAAACATCGGTATTCCTGGAAAATATATTTTTATTGTTCAAGCTGAGCATTATGAAAAGTACAGTCTTGAGCTTGCTCTCACAAAACTTGTTCCTGGTTGTAAAATTATTCAGATAGATGGAGTAACAGATGGTGCAGCAAGAACGGCACTTCTTGCAAAAGAACATATTGATAATTCTAAACCATTAATCATCGCAAACTCCGATCAAATTTTAGATTGGGATAGCTCAGAGTTTATGTCCCAGCTACTTGAACTAGGTTGTGACGGAAACATGGCCCTGTTTTTAGCTAATGAAAATAAGTGGTCTTATGCAAAAATTCAAAACAATAGGATTATTGGAGTTGCAGAAAAGGTGGTTATAAGCAATAATGCAAGTACTGGGATATATGGTTGGGCAAAGGGCTCCGACTACGTAAAATATGCAGAGCAGATGATTGATAAAAATATCAGGGTAAATAATGAATTCTATATCTGTCCAGTGTACAACGAAGCAATTCAAGATAATAAAAGAATTTTACCAATGTTTGTAGATACCATGTATGGCTTAGGAACTCCAGAAGATTTAGAAAAATTCTTGACACAAGCAGCTAACAATATCTCGTAAAAGCAAGAAAATACTGGTATAATTAAACTAGAAGTGGCACGATAGCCTTTTATTTTTGCAGGAAGGTAAGCTAGCGAAAACACGATGATTTGCGATAGATTAGAAAAAGTAAACGATATTCACAATATAAACCTACACACTTTAGGATCATTTTGTGATTTTGAGCCAGGCTATTCTCCAGAAGGTTTTAGCTTTATAAGTTTTTTAGAAGATAATAAAACATATGTAATTATGGACGCTAAGTCAAACTATCACCATTTCCTTATAAACCTTATGATGCCAGCACTTATGGTGCTAGAAGAAGTAAGCCATGAAAGCCTTCACTTTGTTTTGTGCAATATCAATGTAAGGCCTGGAGAAGAAAATTTTGACAATTTACTGGTAGAGCTTTTACAAGAACGTAATATCAGCTACACACAAGTAGACAATTCTGAATTTACATACCTAAATGCAAAAAACTTTATTCCAATAAATGGTGCAGACCTTGAGACTGGCGTTCCACTTTTATATAATTATCTTTTAAGTAAGTACAATCTAGTTACAGAAACACCAAACAAAAAAATATATATTAGTAGAAAAAGCTATTCAAGTCCTGACTTAAGAGTTGATGATGAAGAGATCTTAGAAAATTACTTTATAGAAAAAGGATTCCAGATAGTATATCCAGAAGATATAACTACTTTTAAAGAACAGTTTGAGCTTTTTAATTCTTGCTCTACTTTGGTAGCGTTAAGTGGTTCTGGGCTAACAAGTTTAATATTTATGCAAGAAAATCAAAAAGTTATTGAGATATTAACAGAAGTAATGGTTGGCCATACAATATCTGATGATGAAACTAAAACTATTATTTATGGCATCCACGATCACTATGAGTATATGGCACTTTTAAAAAATCACACATACCTTGCTGTTTTAAACTCAGAAAAACAAGCAGAGCTAATCAAAGCCAAGCTTGATAACATAGAACTTTAGTTAAAATATGTTAAAAATAGCTCATAGGGGAAATCTCAAAGGACCATCGCCAAAAGAAAATCACCCATTTTATATTGAAGAAGCAATCTATGCAGGATTTGACGTAGAGGTTGATATTCGCTTAATAGATAACAAGCTTTGGCTAGGACATGACAAGCCTCAATATTTAACATCTAAAACTTTTTTAAATAGATATAAAGATAACCTTTGGATTCACTGTAAAAATCTAGCAGCATTGGAATACTTTGTTAATTTAAAAGAAGACTTTAAATACTTTTGGCACGAAGAGGATAGCTACACTCTAACAAGTAATGGTTTAATTTGGACTTATCCAGGAAAGCCTGTTACTGATAGGTCTATCATTGTTCTTAAAGACCAAGAGCCACTACCAGATCTTGACACAGTATTTGGCATTTGCAGCGACTACGTAAAGACTATAACAGATTAGCCTATAGACACCTGGATTTTTTTGGGGTATAATATAATTATGAGAATTATCAAAATGATAAAATCCGCAATATGCCAACTAAAAGGACACGAGCTCACTGTGGCACAATGCCCAGTAACAAAGTTTAAGTCTAAAACCTGTAACGTATGCTTAATTAAATTTGGACCAGAGCACAAAGGAGCAAGCTTTTCTTAAAAAGCAAAAGTTAGTTAGACCAACATGACAAGTAATCAATATGACTTCTTTCACATTCACGACAAAAAAGATTTTGCCGTTCATTTAAATGAAAAGATTTTATTTTCAGAGCATAACTTTAAAAAAGAAAAAACGGTTGTAAACTCTTATTTTGTTGAATCATCACAAAATTATTTAAAAGAAAATGCACCAATTAAAGAAATACTAAATGAAAACTTTAAAGGATTGATTCAAATTCCTAATAGTTACTTTCATTACTTTCCTGATTTTATTGGAACACTTTTTGTTTTTTTAGAAAACTGCATTAAATCCAACATTAAAAAAGTAGAGCTTGTTTTGGTTGAGCTAGATAAAGATCAAGAAACTGTAAGAGAGTTTTATACATTCTTTGAGCATTGTATGAGCCAGTTTAAAGATAGAATTGAAATTTCTTGGATAGTGGTAAATCAAAGCGACACTGGAAATCCCCCAAGCAACAGCTATCTCAGAGTAAACAACTCTACAAAAATTCAACAACAAGATGCTGCAATTTCTTTAGACTTTATATACGACAGTGCAAAAAGTTTTGCTAATCTGTCAGACGACACTGTGCCAAATAAAAAGGTTTTTTTATCTAGAAAAAAAGATGTTTACAAAGATAATGCAGATCACAGGCACATCTATGAAGATGATGCAGAAGAATTTTTTAGGTCAATAGGTTTTGAAGTTGTTAATGGGGAGTCTTTTGGTAGTCTTAAAAAACAAATAGAGTTTTTTGACCAAGTTAGTGTTTTTGCTGGGTATGCTGGGTCAGGCCTAACAAGCTCAATGTTTATGAAACCAGGACAAACCCTGATTGAAATTGTTTGTCCAATAAAATTTGGAACCTGCGGTCATGATGGTGGAGATGAGTGGGAGATTCATAATTTCTATAAAACATTCTCAGTGCTTAAAAACCATATATACATAGCTGTTCCAAACGTTGATAGAAGCAAAGAAAGCTTTCTAAGAGATCTTAAAAAAGTATCAAAGATGCTATAATGGCCAAGCGGAGGTAGAATGAAAGTCGCAATATACACCATTGCTTTGAATGAAGAGCAGTTTGTAGAAAAGTGGTATGAGTCAGCAAAAGAAGCTGACTACCTATTAATTGCAGACACAGGATCTACAGATTTAACGGTAGCTAAAGCAGAAGCTCTTGGCATAAATGTTATAAAGATATCTATTAATCCATGGAGATTTGATGATGCTCGTAATGCGTCTCTTTCAGTTATACCCTCAGATATTGACTACTGCATTGCTCTTGATATGGATGAGGTTATTCTTCCTGGCTGGCGTAAAGAATTAGAACAAGCCTTAACAGACAGGGTGACTCGTCCTAGATATAAATATACTTGGTCTTGGAATGCCGACGGTACACCAGGATTACAATACGGTGCAGACAAAATACACGCTCGTAACGGATATCGTTGGAAGCATCCAGTTCATGAAATTATAGCTGCAGATAGATTACAGGAAAAACAGGGGTGGTATAATATAGAAATTCATCATTACCCAGACTCTACAAAATCACGTGGACAATACCTTCCATTGTTAAAGCTGTCTACAATAGAAGATCCAAACGATGACAGAAATGCTTATTATTATGCACGTGAGCTTTATTTAAATAAAAAGTTTGACGATGCTGCTAAAGAGTTTCAGCGTCACCTATCATTGCCAAAAGCTACCTGGGCCCCAGAAAGAGCAGCCTCTTATCGTTATCTAGCTAAGTGTAATCCAGAAAAGGCAAAAGAGTATCTTTTGAAAGCTATAGAAGAAGATCCGAACAGAAGAGAACCGAGGGTAGAGCTTGCAAATCATGCTTACCTTACAAAAGACTGGAGCTTATGCTATGAACAATCTTTAAAGGCTCTGTCGATAAAAGAAAAGCCTCTAGACTACCTTTGTGAAGACTTTGCTTGGAAAGACTTGCCCCATGACCTAGCCTCCATATCTGCCTGGAATTTGGGGAAAACACAAGAGGCAATTGATCAAGTTGTACTAGCAATTAGTCATAATCCAAATGACACTAGGCTAAAAAATAACTTAGGGTTTTATAACAAGCAGGGTAGGTTTGCTGAATAAAACTCTTTTATTATGATAAAATAGACATATGTCATCATTATATAGAATGTTCCAAAGACGTGGAACTAAAACCCAATGGGAAACAACAAATCCAGTTCTAGCTCTAGGAGAAATTGGCTTTTCTTATAATGAGAACGTCGTAAAGCTTGGAGATGGAATCACCGCATGGAACTCCCTATCTCAAATTGGCAGTGACTCAGCTTATGAAGTTGCAAAAATTAATGGCTTTACTGGCACTGAAACTCAGTGGCTACTTTCCCTAGTTGGACCTACTGGTCCTACAGGAGCTACAGGTGCGACAGGACCATCTGGCGGACCAACAGGGCCTACAGGACAAACAGGAGCTACAGGAGCCACGGGCCCTGCTTCAACTGTTACTGGACCTACTGGACCTACTGGACCAACAGGACCGCAGGGTACAGACATTCATTTTTCTGGATCTGTCGCTACTGTAGGTAACTTACCCACAGTAGGTAACTCTGTAAACGATGCATATATCGTTGATGCAGATGGAAACTTGTACGTGTGGAATGGTGTTTCGTTTGATGATGCAGGACAGATTGTTGGACCAATCGGTCCAACTGGACCTACTGGACCTACTGGTGCCGCCTCTAATGTTACTGGACCCACTGGGCCTACTGGAGCAAACGGATCTGGTGTTGCGGTTGGAGGAACTGATGGTCAGGTTTTGGTTAAATCGGGAAGTGCTGACTATTCGACTGCTTGGGGAACAATTGGTCAGTCTCAAGTAACTAATCTTACTACTGACCTAGCAGCCAAGGCACCAATAAACAATCCAACATTTACTGGAACAGTCACTGGAACTCCAGCCGCTGGCCTTAATGACGGCGGGGCAAGCGGTATTGGGTATAAGAGTATTCCCAAAGTCTATGAAACTGGAGGCTACACTGGGCCATATACGATTCAACGTGCTGATGCTGGAAAATTTGTTACAAGCGAAGCCAACAGAACAGTTACAATCCCAAGCTTTGAAAACTTAAGTTTTGATATTGGGACAGCAATTACTTTTATACCTGTCTATCAGATGACTATTCAGGTTGAAAGTCCAGGAGTATTAAGGTTAGCTGGAACTGGGGCTATTGGAAGCAGGACCCTAGCTCCCTGGGGAATAGCTACAGCTGTACAGCAAGGCCTAGATGTTTGGGTAATATCTGGTAATGGTCTAACATAATGTCTGGGGCACTAAGCGGACTATCTGCAGCTTTAAGGGCAGCTTTATCTGGCGGAGTCTCAGATCTTAACTTTATTTCAAAAATTGGATCTGGTGCAAACAACACAGTATCAGAAATAGCAATTCAGTCAGATGGAAGAATACTCCTAGGTGGTAGCTTTACAAACTTTCATAACGTAACGGCAAATCGCATTGTAAGATTATATGGTAATGGAGAAGCAGACATAGACTTTATGACTAATGTGGGAGCTGGTTTAGACAACACAGTATCAGCAATAGCAATTCAGTCAGATGGAAAGATTATTATAGGTGGAGCTTTTACAACTTTTAACGGAGCAACAGTAAATCGTATTGTAAGACTTAATAGTGATGGAACTAGAGATGTAGGATTTACTACCAACACAGGATCTGGTGCAAACAACACAGTATCAGAAATAGCAATTCAGTCAGATGGAAAAATATTGTTGTCAGGATATTTTAAAACTTTTAATGGGGTAGCCGTAAAATGCATTATAAGGCTTAACACAGATGGAACTAGGGACACAGGCTTTACGGGAACAGAGGTGGCAGAATTTTCTCCATACGATCAGATTTATGCAATAAAGCTACATGCAGATAATAAAATCTGTTACTCTGTTAATGTTTTAGTCTTAGTTCAGGGACCAGATTTTAATTATTTTAGCATCCAGAATAGATTTTTTCGAATGAACTCTTCTGGAGCACAAGATACCACCTTTAATAACAACCTGGGCTCAAACACGTCGAATACGGGATCCGTGCTTTCAATAGCAATCCAGTCAAATCAAGGGATTTTGCTAGGTGGTAGCTTTACAACTTTTAACGGAGCAACTGTTAATCGTATTGTAAGACTTAATAGTGATGGCACCAGAGATGTAGCTTTTACGACTAATACAGGATCTGGGGCAAATGGCAATATACTCTCAATAGCCATTCAGTCAGATGGAAAGATTGTTATAGGTGGATCCTTTACAACTTTTAACGGAGCAACTGTTGATCGTATTGTAAGACTTAATATTGATGGAACTAGAGACGTGGGATTTACCACCAACACGGGCTCTGGTGCAAATAACACTGTACATGCAGTTGTAAGCCAGCCAGACGCCAACATTATTCTGAGTGGGGGCTTTACGTCTTTTAATAATTCAACAGTGAATCGTGTTGCCCGTATTGGAGGAAGCTTTGCATAACAATAGAAGGAGCTATAGTGATAAAAATTAATTGCCCAGCATGTGCGGGACCAGATAATACAGGATGTGCCACCTGTCACGGAGAGTCTCAGGTAGCACAAGAAGTTTTTGATGCTTTTATGGCCGAAAAAACCAAACAAGAAGAGGCTCAGACTTTTTGGGGCAGGGTTCAGGAACACATGTATCAAACAGGTAGGTTTAAGTTTGAAGCTAACGAAAAAGTCTTTGAGCTAGACAACTGAGTATGGTAAAATAGGGTAGGAGAATAATGGCCAACCCATCTAATTTATACGCTGAAAAGATCTTTAGCGAGCACCCTATTGCCATGTGGGCTTTAGACGATAAAGCTGATTATTTTTCTATAATTCCCAATGACAAAAGAAATGTTTTTTCCTGGACCGTTTCTGGCGGTAGTGCTGTTCAAAATAATGAAATTATAAACGAACCAATGCCAGACACCTCAGTTACCACTATAAACACAATACTTCAGCCAACTCAGGTAGCTCAAGTTACAATGACAAGCCCAGGGATTCAAAGTCCTCTTTTTATGAGCCAAGACCTAGAAACTTTTTCAATAGGAGCATATGTTTTTTCAGAGTCTGCCTCAGTAATATCTTATGAAATTGGCTACACTTATGACGGATTGGCTACCCCTGTTTTAAGAAAGTTTAACTCCAGGATTGTAAAAAGATGGTCACTAATTTCAGAAACTTTTAGAATACCCGCAACTACAAGTTTACTAAAAATTGTTATAAGAATTACTTACGCTAGCATTAGCAGCTCTAGTCAATTTCACATTAATGGTGTAACTTTTGGCCAATGGTCAGAAGATTTTTCAGCAACATCTTCTGGGGTTTTTGCAGAAGCCTTGCCAGAAGAAGTGCCATTTGACTACCTTGCAGTTAAAGCAAAATCCTACGGGTTGCAGGATTTAGATGGATATTATTTTGTAAATAATGGTGCCCTTGTTGCTAAAAACTCAGGAGTCCCAATTGTGTTTGGCTCTTCAAATGTTACAAAAATTTTACCAAATGAAAATAACAATCCGTCTTTAATTATTCCTGGACAGGGTTTCTTAAATGAATCTGGAAGGTATAGAGAGTATACCGCAGAAATGTGGGTAAGGATTGACTCTAAGGCAACAACTGCTACAAGGATATTCGGACCAATTGGGTCTACAGATGGAATCTATGTGGATGGACCATTTATAAAAATTAAAATTGGAAACGTTGTCGGATCTCATGCAATTACAGAGTGGTATAGACCAATGTTGCTAGACTTTAAGATTTTTGAAAACTCTGCATCTCTATTAATAAATGGAGAAGGGGTAATAGAAATAAACTATTCAACACCAGATATTTCTTTGCCGCCAGCAACAATAGTTCAGTCTGGTATTCAAAAAAACAATGACTGGCTAGGATTTTATGCCTCAGAAAATGTCCCCTCTCTTGATATTGATTGTGTAGCAATTTACTCTTATTTGGTCCCAGCAGTTGTTGCAAAAAGAAGGTTTGCCTATGGCCAGGCAGTAGAGTTTCCAGAAAGTGCAAATAGTGCTTACGGAGGAACATCTGTGCTTGTAGACTATGCTTTTGCAGACTATACCAGCAACTACAGCTATCCAGACATTGGTCGTTGGAACCAGGGAATTATGGAAAACTTATCCATAGCAGATGACTCGCTTTCTGTGCCGAATCATAATTTACCTGTTGCTGTATTTGAGGATAATTCAACAACAGACTCCTGGTACTCTAGCCTGTATGAAAGTAGCGGACAGCAAACAGACCCTTTTCTTAGTTTTGTAAATAAACAAGGGTACTTGTTTTTTGAAAACATGAATATTATTAAGCAAGACCTAAAAGCTTTCTTCGGGGTATTCAATTTACCAATATCTTTGCCATCAAGCAAACAAGTACTTTTTAAAATACAAGACAAAACAAGCTCAAACAATTTAGAAATATATATCCAGTCTGGAATCTTGCACTATACATTATCCTTTGACGGAGTTGTAACAAGCTTATATCAAGAAGATGCTGCCGTTCCTGGAAAAAACCTTTCTGTGGGGATTAACCTAGAAGTATTTTCGAGATACTTTGGAAAACAAATATCAGCTTTTTTTAATAACAAAAATCAGCTTTCAATGTTTATTGGAGGAGATCAAGACTTTAATAAAACATTCGTTGGAAAAATATACAAGGTTGGTTTTTCAAGTGAAAGAAATCTAGACAAAATTTCATCTTTATTTGATGAGAAGGGGCTTCTTACTTATTTTAACTATGAAGATTATTTTAATGATCATTCTTTAACACCGCCTTTTGATGCTGGAGGAGTATCAGAGACAGAATACGAAGAATCCCTAGACGCTGGAGAGTACGATGACTATTCTAGCGGGGTATCCTTTAGCGTAATCAAAGACTTTATAGCTAGTTACACACTAATCCCAAAAATAAACTTTAATACTATAACAATGGATATTGCTATAGACGGTTATTGGGAAGATTACCAACCGCTTACCTTTTTCTCACAATACGTTTCGGATATTAAAGACAAAAAATACTATGACCTAGATCTTATTCAGTTTAATATAGACTATCCAGCATTAGAAAATTTTGAAAATGGTAGCTATGACACATCTAAAAACATGGTTAAGTCTTATGTTTCTTTTCAGTATTTAAAAAATAACCCATCTGCAAAAAGCTCTTATTTTAAAACCATACCAGCTGCACAAAACAACGTAGTTTCGCCAGGAACCTATGTTGTTGGAGTAGACCTGGAAACTGGGAACAACATACACGACAGCTGGCTAACATACAGGTATGAGGTTGTGGATGGAACAGTTATTTACCCACCAAAAGGAATTAAGCTTACGGATATATCTCTTGTAACTCATCTTGAATGGACAATTCCAGGAATTGTATCAAATCCATTAGTTATAAAAAAGATGCAGTATGCCTCTCAAGCTTTTAACGAAAGATCCTCTAACCCCGTTGGAACAAGATTTGGGGTACCAGTTTTTCCATATATTAAGTACGGATCTTACTTTGACTATAAGTCTAGAAATCCATATAGGATTTATAAAGGAAGCACTCCGTATTTATACTTAACAAAGAAAAGTGGATTAGAAAAATTGGGAGATTACGATTCATTGGTAAATCGTGGCTTTTCTATTCCAGTAAATAAAGACCTGGCTGAAACTTATAAGATTATTGCTCTTCAGGCTTTTATTAGGTATGGCAAAGACAGGTTTCCATCAGACCCAGAACAAATATTTGAAATTGAAAGCAAAGATACATATATAAAGTTTTACCTAGTTGCTAATGACATTACTGGCAAAAGAGCTAGAATTTATGGAATTAACGCAAAAACTGGAACATTTGAAAACGGTATTACTTTTTATTGGAACGGTAATATAGTTAGGGAACCAGTCATAACCCTAAACGACTGGGGAACTATTGGAGTTTCGTTTCCAAAAGTGCTGGATTTTGACTCCTACGCTGGAGGCCTTAGATTTACTGGATCAGTTTTAGTAAACAATATTTCTCAGTATAAAGCAACTGGGCTACAGGAAATACAGAGAAACACCATAAGGTCTTGGTTCCTAGCCAGTATTGACAATGCTATCTGGAATTTCTGGAATCAAAGCTATACCTGGAACAGTGTTTTAATTTTAAGCCAGTCAAACATTTTGGGGGTAGACCCATCAGAGATATATAAGACCTACACTGGAACAAACAAGATCATCATTGACGATAATGTCCCATTAAGGGTAAATGATTATGAATATAATCTCTATCAGGGAATAACTTGGCAAAGCCGTATCCTTCCTGCTGTATAGTATGGTATACTAGTGGTCATGGAAGACAAATTTGCAGAAGCAATTGGTAAAGCTAAAGTAACTCTTGTAGATCAAACGGGTTATTCCTGGGGCGTATATGTTTGGAAAAAGGCTAATGGCAAGTGGTTTACTGATGGAAACGGCAATATCCTAAACGTTCAGGCTAATAGGGGCGATGAAAATCAGATTGCAAAGCTAAAACAGGCAGCTGCCTACTACGGAGAGCCTAATGGAACCCATGTGTTTTTCCCAGGAACAGCAAGAATTACCGATGAAGAGTATAGCGAGCAGGTAGACCGAATGAAGCAAGGCCTAATACCATCTCTAAACGACATTGGTGCCGTTATTGCAGCAAAGAAAACCTTAGAACTTTATGGAGATGAGTAACAATGTCGGATGAGTATCAGTATCCAATCCAAGCTTTTGTGCCAGAAGAAGAGCTAGCAGAAGACCTGTTTAAAAAGCAGGATCCATTTAATAAAAAATGGGATGAGCTAAAAAGCCTTTCTGGAATAGAAAAGAATTTTAAAAGACGATCAGACCGTATTGTTAAGGCATATGAAAGTCTTGACTTTACTGGAGTAGATACAACTAGGCAAGGGTACCAGGATAGTGCCCTAGCTAGAAGCACTGGACAAAACGGAGCAACCTCCAAAGAGATTAATCCTGGATCAGTATTCCACAATGGCTATGGAATGTTTGACGTAATTACCCCACCATGGAACCTTTATGAACTGGCTAACTACTACGATACATCTTTTGCTAACCACGCAGCTATTGATGCAAAGGTTGAAAACATTGTTGGTCTAGGATACGACTTCCACATTTCAAAAAGAACTATGATGCAGCTTGAAGCATCCAGTAGCGAAACTGCAACAGACAAGGCCAGAAAGCGTATTGAAAGAGCAAAGGTTGAAATGCGTGAGTGGCTTGAGACTCTAAACAGCGACGACTCTTTTTCAAATACGATGATGAAGTTTTATACAGACGTTCAGGCAACTGGAAACGGATATCTTGAGGTAGGAAGAACTGTTACTGGAGAAATTGGCTACCTTGGCCACATCCCATCTACAACTATGAGAGTTCGAAGACTGCGTGACGGATATGTTCAGATTATTGGTCAGAAAGTTGTTTACTTCAAAAACTTCGGGGCAAAGAACCAGAATCCAATTACTGGAGACCCAAGACCAAACGAGATCATTCACTATAAAGAATACTCTCCGCTAAATACTTTCTATGGGGTTCCAGACATCATGTCTGCAATCTCAGCTTTGCATGGAGACCAGCTAGCCTCTCAGTATAACATTGACTACTTTGGAAACAAGGGTGTTCCAAGGTATATCGTAACTCTAAAGGGTGCAAAGCTGTCTTCTGACGCAGAAGACAAGATGTTCAGATTCCTTCAGACTAGCTTAAAGGGCCAGTCTCACAGAACCCTATACATTCCTCTACCAGCAGACACAGATACAAACAAGGTAGAATTTAAGATGGAGCCAATTGAGGCTGGAGTGCAAGAGGCATCCTTTAACGACTACAGGCTTAGAAATAGGGACGACATTCTTGTTGCCCACCAAGTTCCTCTCTCAAAGATTGGTGGAGGGGATGCAGCTAACATCGCAGCAGCTCTAGCTCAAGACCGTACATTTAAAGAGCAGGTTGCAAGACCAGCTCAGGCAAATCTAGAAAAAATGATGAGCAAGGTCATTAAAGAAAAGACAGACATCCTAGACTTTAAGTTTAATGAGCTAACTTTGACAGATGAAATTGCTCAGTCTCAGATTCTTGAGAGATACGTTAAGACTCAGATTATGGTGCCTAACGAAGCTCGTGAAAAGCTTGGACTACCACAAAGACCAGACGGCGATGAGCCATTTGAAATGTCAACTAGACAAGCCACAGATGCAAGAGCTAACACTGCTCAGAACAGACAAAGAGATTCTGAAAGAGCAAATAACTCTTCAGACAGCACCGCTACTGTAGCTGGACGAAATCCAGCTGGAGAGGGAAGGTCTTCAGAATAGCATCATTTTTGATACTTTTCATAAAAGAGCCTTATAATTGAGATAACATGACTATGCAGAAAGCCCATTGGGATACTGAAGGTGACAACGTTCGCCTATCAATGCCGTTCAGTAAAGTGGACGTAGAGAGACGTATTGTCTCTGGCTTTGCCACACTTGATAATATTGACAAGCAGGCTGACATAGTCACAACAGAAGCCAGCGTAAAGGCTTTCTCAAAGTTTCGTGGTAACATTAGAGAAATGCATCAACCAACAGCAGTTGGAAAGATGATCTCTTTTAAAGAAGACAAGTACTTTGATCCAGAAGCCAAGAAGTTCTATTCTGGCGTTTACGTATCAACATATATTTCAAAGGGTGCTCAAAACACCTGGGAAAAGGTCTTAGACGGCACACTTTCTGGTTTTTCTATTGGTGGAAAAATGAATAAGTGGGATGACGGGTATGATGAGAAAATGGATTCAAAAATTCGAATCATAAAAGACTACGATCTGGTAGAATTGTCTCTGGTAGATAATCCAGCAAACCAGTTTGCAAATGTTTTATCTGTCGAAAAAGTTGACGGAGTAGAAATGATTAAGGGTGAAAGCTTAGATACCCCAATTGAGAATGTCTTTTGGGATGCAGAATCTGGCATAGTCATGTTGTCAGAAAATGAATCAGAGCAAAGCCCAACGTCTGGAGCTCCAATGCAAAATATAGGTTTCGTTGAAAAGAACGATAACGAAAAAACAGATATGATAAAGTTCTTAGTTGATAGTGCTAAAGGCATTAAAACTGAGATTAACAAGGAGGTAAGTCCTATGAGTGAAACAACAATCACTGAAGACGTCGTCGAAAAGTCTGATGACGTTGTAGAAGAATCACAGGTCGCTCCAGAGGCAGATGCCGCAACCGAAGATGCAGTAGAAAAGTCCTACTCTGAAGACAAAGAGAAGTCTATGGATGAAGAGAAGATGGAAGATGAAGACGAAACAAAGTCTGAAGACGAGATGAAGTCTGAAGAAGAAATGAAGTCTGAAGCTGTAGCCGAGGAAGAAGGGGTATCTAAGTCGGAAGAAGTAATTGTAAATGCAGTTACTGAAATCCAGAGTACTCTAACATCAGCCTTTAGCGATCTAGCAAATACCGTAAAAGCTCTACACGAGCAGGTATCTGCACTAAGCAAGTCAATTGACTCTGTAAAAAATGAGGTAACAGAAGCCAAGGGACAGTTTAACGAGTTTGGAAAGAGGGTAGACGCTGTTGAGGCTGACACCGCTTTCCGCAAGTCTGGCGATCTAGGCGAGATCGTTCAGGAATCTGAACCAGAACAGGTTCAGAAATCCCTATGGGGCGGACGTTTCCTCAAAACTGCCGATCTATTCAAATAAACAAATATCACAGGAGGTGACAATTATGTCGGAAGAGATTATTAAAAACTATCCAGGTGCTGGTGCTAACGAAGTTAATGGCGAAGGTGCTTTTGCGTCTGGAGGAATTGGTGGTGTAAGTAACCCAGGTGCAGACACACTGGGCAACATCCCAACAGCAACACTAGGAGTAACAAGTGGTCCAAATGCCGTAAATCCTTCGGGTGATGCGGCAAGCGGTATCCTACGCCCTGAACAGGCACGTCGTTTTATTGACTACGTATGGGACGCCACTATTCTCGCCAAAGATGGTCGTCGTGTAACTATGCGAGCCAACTCTATGGAACTTGAAAAAGTTAACGTAGGCGAACGTGTTATTCGTGCAGCAGCTCAGGCTAATGCAGAGTACACAAACACAGGTGCAACATTCTCAAAGGTCGAACTTTCTACCAAGAAGATTCGTCTGGACTGGGAAGTTTCAGCTGAAGCACTAGAAGACAACGTTGAGGGTGGTGCCCTAGAGGACCACCTAGTTCGTTTGATGACAAATGCATTTGCAAATGACATCGAAGATCTAGCTATCAACGGTGTTGGAGCTGGTGGAACAGCATTTACTTCTATCATGGAAGGATTTGTCCACAAGGCTACAACAGGAGATGCACACGAAGCAGTTGTAACAGTCGCAGACAACTCATGGACTCCAGACGTAATGCAGAAGATTATTCTTGCATTGCCAAGGAAGTACCGTGCACTTAAGAGCAATCTTAAGTTCTACGCTGGTACAGACGCATTCCAGGGAATCGTTAAGAACAACGGAACCCTATCAGATGCAATTGCTGAGGCACTAGGCCACAACGGTAACACCCAGGCTAACACCCAGGCTTACCTTGACGGCCAGGGCCAGACATTCGGTGGTGCTCGCACTACCCGTGTTCTAGGCATTGATGTTCAGGAAGTACCTTACTACCCTGCAGGATATGTAGACCTTACATTCCCACAGAACCGTGTATGGGGTTTCCAGAGAGACATCACTGTTAACCGTCAGTATGTTCCTAAGAAGGACACCATTGAGTACACCGTATTCGTACGTTTTGGTATTCAGTGGGAAGAAGAGGACGCAATTGCGTTCGCTGACGCAGACGCTGTAGACGCTTCATAAGTCTAACGCAACCTACTAAAAGGGGGCAGGTGAGTAAAATCTCCTGCTCCCTTTTCTAATATCTGTTATAATTAAAGGTAAAGAAGGAGATAGTCATGTCCGAAAATAATAATTCAAAATTTAAAGATGTACCACTTGCCAAACTAGAAGATGGCGAAGCTTTAATTCCTCATCCACTTATAGAAAAATATAAAGAAGCTGTAAAAGCTCAAGAAGAGCGTAACGATGTAATTTCTTCAGACAAGATGGCTACTAGTCCAAATCTGTCCGTTACTTCTAATGAAGAAAATGTGATTGGATCAGCTAGTGCAGAAAAGAAAGAAACAGACAAGCCAAAAGTATCCGAATCAAAAGACACAGTTGCAATTTACTCTACAAGAAATGTTAACTGGTCTGGAGTTGGTCAGGTTTCTAAGGGCTACAACATTGTGACAAAGCAGGCTGCAGATAAGTGGGCAACACGTGACCACATCAGAATTGCAACCCCAGAAGAAGTTGCGAGAGATTTCGGTAAGTAATGGAATTATTAAGACTGGCTCCGCACGATGACCTAACTTTAAATTTTGTAGTACCAGAGTGGTACACTGAAGAAACAGACTTTTACATAAGGGTCACAGACCTTTCCGACTTGTCTGAGGTTGTTACGGATCATACTGGTGAGGCTGGAGACACCTTTTCTTATACACTTCCTGCAAAATATGATGGAGACTATAGAGTAGAGTTTGATGCTGTAAATGGGGTAGATGTTTTACTCTATGATGATACGACTGAGCTTGTTAGGCCTTATGTGGATCCATCCACTCTAGGTACAACTGCCTCAGAGATTGCAGAATATACTAAGTATGAAGAAATTGCCAGAGCTGTTATCGATTCGGTTATTCCAGAAGGCTTTTACTACAAAAAGAAAACTTTAGAGGTTGTAGGTCTTGGAGCAGACTATATACCTTTATGGTGGGATGCAAAAAGAATCTTGTCTGTATACGAAAATAACGAATTGGTTACAGACCGAACCTATGAAATAACCAGAGACAAAACAGCTATCACAGAGGTTGCTGCAGACAGGGTTAATAGAAACGAACAGGCTCCTCTAATTTTGCCAGCTGCTGGCTCAGACCTTGTAGACGCCAACCTGCCGCCTCTACGAGGTTTTCCTAACGGATATGACTATAAGTTTGTGTTAGAGGTGGGATATCCTACAGTGCCCTCAGACATCGTTAGAGCAGCAACTCTGCTGATTGATGACATCAAGTGTGGCAGAAATGACTACTACCAAAGATATATTTCTGCATACAACACAGACCAGTTTAGACTACAGTTTGACAGCAGGGTATTTGAGGGAACAGGAAATATCATAGTAGACAAGATACTTTCAAAGTATGCTAAGTCTATTACTAGACTTGGAGTCTTATAATGGCTACCTGCGAGAATACGTCAATTATCTTTCCAATGCTTGCAGACATTTACTACCCAGTCGTTGATCAAGGTCCATATGGAAATGTCAAGAAAAACTGGATGCATGACAGAACAATCGCTTGTAATTTTAATTCTGCTGGCACTGCCTGGAAAGAAGATATTAAGCCAAATGCTAATATTACCCAGGATAGCGTAATGCTGGGTAGGGTTAGAACAGACATTAGATTTTCAAATGAAGACGTTCAAAACTCAATAACAAATATTATTGTTACTAACATAAAAGACAAGCATCTTAATGAAATTTATGTAGAAACATCAGGCCCAAGAGCTGGAAAGTCCACCTTGTTTGAAGTAGCTACTGTAGAGCCTTTCGTAGGACCTTTTGGATCAGTAGAGTATTACAAGGTAATTGTCCGCAGATCAGAAAATCAGGCGGCAGACCTATGAGAATTAAGTTTGATGGAAGACAGTTTAATAAAGACATGAAAAATATGATGGATTATTCTGTGGGATTTTTAGACGGCATCCAGCTAGGAAAGCAAGACTTGATGAACTCTATTGGATTTAAGACTATAGAGGTATTAAAGAGTTATATAGATTCTAATGCTAAGGTAAATCCATCAATCTTACATCACGTGTATGAGTGGGATAAGACTGGAAGCCCAAATGCTAGACTTTATGATATAACACATACAGTAAGCAATCTAGGAATTTCTTTTATTCCGTCATTTAGGCAATCAAGCACAATTCAAAATGGATCTAACACTCCATTCTACGACAAGGCAAGAATCATGGAGAATGGTTTAGCTGTTACAATTGTTCCAAAACAGGCACAAGCTTTAAGCTTTATGGATAATGGGGAAGAAGTTTTTACTAAGTCTCCAGTCACTGTTCAAAATCCTGGTGGAAATACCCAAGGAAAATTCGAACAAGTTTTTGATAACTTCTTTAACAAGTATTTTACTCAAGCCTTTTTAAGAGCCAGCGGAATCGGTGCTTACCTAGAAAACCCAGTTTCTTACAAAAAGAATTTGTCTAAAGGCAAAAGAGTTGGAAAGCCTGGCGGAGTATCTACTGGATATCGCTGGGTAGCAAATGCGGGGGTAGCAAAGATTGTCTAACGATTCATTACTAAATACACCAGTTTTATGGATAAACAAGTATCTGCAAAGCAAGATTCTAGATAGCACTAGTCTAGATACTCCATTTTTCCCTACCTTGCCTTCTACGATCAACGATTTAAATTCTTACTTCCCTACTGGTGGAACGATGGCCACATGGGACAGATTAATCAAGATGAATAAGAGGAGTTTTCCACACATTAAGTGCGAGCAGATTATGTACTATTTTTATGCAAATGGCGAGAATCCTATTGAAAAAATGGTTCAAATCCAAGAGCAGGTTCTTAGGCTCATGGACCGTGGAGACGAGACCGCCCAGGAAGTAAACAACTGGGCAGCTAATAGGCAGATAAACCTAGGTGGGGCAGCAAACATTGATAGCAGTGGAAACGTTGTAAACCCAGAATTGCTTGTAGATAACATGTTTTACTTTCATGATTTTAAGGTTTATCAGCTAGAAGAATCTAGGGATATCATAGACTTTGGAACCGCCAGAACCTATGGTGGTAACAAGATTATCATTGATTATGACTACCACCAAATGCCAAGTATGACGAATTATGACTGGACTCCAGAAAGAATTTTGCCAGTAAAACAAATTATTTAAATAAGCTGATATACTTAAGCTTGAGGAAACACGCCTATTATCTATAAAAAGAAGAGGTGACTTAAATGGCATATACAAGAGGTACAAGCACTAACATTATCGTTGGTGCAGCCGCATTGTTTACATACAATGACGGAGAACTCGCAGATACAGATCTTCCAGCTTATGAAGTTGAAGGAGCTGTCGGAAACGCAACAGGAACATACCGTGAGACCCTATCAAAGAACGACAGCGGTTTTGAGAACGTTGGTTACACAATGAACGGTCTTGAGATTCAGTTCCAGCCAGATTTTGGTGAGGTACAGGTTGATCAGGTTCTTGACGTTGCAAAGCTATACAAGCAGGGTATGCAGGTTAACCTGAACACTGCTTTTGCTGAGGCAACACTAGAGAACTTGCTGTTCTCACTAGCTGGTAGAGATGATGATCTAACCGTTAGTGCAGGAGCAACAGGAATCAAAGCTGGATCTAAGACACTAAACATGTCTGCTGGTGACATTGGAGAATGTCCAGTAGAGCGTGGCCTAGTGGCTGTTGGTCCAGGTACAGGTGACTGTGACCCAGACGAGCAGGTTGAGCGTATTTACGTTGCATACCGTGCACTTTCTATCGAGAGTGTTACAGTTTCTGCAAAGCGTGATGAGCCAACAATGTACGAGGTTTCGTTCCGTCTACTGCCAAACAATGATGCATCCTACGGTAAGATCGTAGACCGCACCATCCCAGCAGCAGTATCAGTATAATATAACTTAATAATACAGAGTTACCCAGTCTTTTTAGGCTGGGTAATTTTGTTTTTGCGGTATACTTATATAATGGCAACAACAATATACAAAACAGGAAAAGTGTCCTTAGTAGACGGCACAGAAATTGAACTATCCCCACTAAAATTAAAATACTTAAGAGAGTTTATGGAAGCTTTTGAGTTTGTAAAAACTGCAACTAACGACGAAGAAGCTATTATCTTTTTATCAAATTGTGCTGCTATTGCTATGCAACAGTATCATCCAGAAATATCAACAATTTATGAGTTAGAAGATTCTATGGATTTACCAGGAATCTACAAGGTCTTAGAAATAGCCGCAGGAATTAAAATTAACGAGCAATCTGAAGAGCCAGTAAAAGAGCAAGCAGAAGAAGGTGGATCTTCTTGGCAGAGCCTAGACTTAGCCAAGCTAGAAGCAGAAGTTTTTTTGCTGGGCATATGGAAAGACTATGCAGACCTGGAGATTAACCTATCTATGCCAGAACTGCTAATAACATTAGAGTCAAAAAGAGATCTTGATTATCAGGAAAAAAAGTTTTTGGCTGCTATCCAGGGGGTAGACCTAGATAAAAATAGTGGACAGTCTTCTGGCAATAAGTGGGAAGAAATGAAGGCTAGAGTGTTTAGCGGTGGAAGAGCCAAGGACGGAAATGACGTGCTGGCCCTTCAAGGAATGAATGCTCAAAAAGCTGGGTTTGGTATTGGAATGGGCCTTGGATACGAAGATTTAACCAAAAAGCCTAAAAAATAAAAGGTTTTTGTGTTATAATTATTAAAGCCTCATAGCGGAAGGAATACAAAAAATATGAGTACAGAAGTATACGAAGAGAAAACAATTAAGTTAATTGACGGCACAGAAGTTAAGGTGAGACCACTAAAGATTTCACTGTTGCGTCCTTTTATGAAAAAGTTTGAGGGTATTACAGATGTAGCAGAAGACAATGACAAGTCGATGAGCCTACTGATGGAATGTGTTCAAATTGCAATGAAGCAGTACAAGCCCGACTTGGCTGAAGATTTGAAGGCTTTGGAAGATAATCTAGATCTTCCTACAGTCTACAAGATTGTTGAGGAGGCTTCTGGCGTAAAGCTAGGAGATACAGCTCTCAACGTCTTGAACTAGCTAAATAAAGAGGGTGTTAATGGATGGCTGAAGATGCCAACGCCAGAATAAGAGTTGATATTGATACGGCCGCAGCTCTGGCCAATATCAAAAATCTTCAGCGACAGATATCAGCCTTCCATACCTCTTTGGCAAAATCTGGGGCTGCTGCTAGTGCATCCTCAATGCAAATGCAGCAGTCGCTGCTAAACAGCATAAATAGAACTGGTCAGTTTTCAGCTACCATAAAAAATGTAAAGACGACAACAGATTCCTTTACAAGCTCTCTTGAAAAAAATAAACTCTCTATGGGGGAGTACTTCAGATATTCTGGAGCAGCAACTAAAAGCTTCGGAAGATTTTTTAGGGCTGAATTTGATACAATTAACAAAGTCGCACGTGAACGTGTCAAAGACTTGCAAACTCAATACATTAAGATGGGTAGAGATGCAAACGGTGCTATGCGAGCAATCGCAGTCAGACCACTTGCTCTTGACATGGAAAACCTTTCTACAAAAACCCAAATTGCTGCTCAAAGGCAAGCACTACTTAATCAGCTACTTAAGCAGGGTTCTACTAATCTTTTAAACTTTGGTAAAAATACTCAGTGGGCTGGTCGTCAGCTTATGGTTGGTTTTACTGTTCCACTTGTAATGCTAGGTACCGTAGCTGCAAAAACATTCATGGATATGGAAAAGCAGGCTGTTAGGTTTAAGCGTGTTTATGGTGAAATGTTTACCACAACAGAAGAAACCGATAAAGCTGTTAGGGATATCCAAAATCTTGCAAATGAATTTACCAAGTATGGAATTGCAGCTGCAAAAACAATGGAGCTTGCCGCAGACATTGCAGCTACTGGAAAGATGGGTGCAGAGCTTAATGCTCAAGTTGCTGAAACAACAAGGCTAGCGGTACTCGGTGGGGTAGAGCAAGCAGAAGCACTACAAGCAACAATATCACTAACAGATGCTTTTGGAGTTTCTGCAGAAGAGTTAGCAGGAAAAATTGACTTTCTTAACGCTGTTGAAAACCAAACAATTACATCTATTGAAGACTTAACTATTGCTATTCCTAAAGCTGGTCCAGTTGTTCAGCAACTAGGTGGAGACGTAGAAGATCTAACATTCTTCCTAACTGCTATGCGTGAAGGTGGCATTAACGCTTCAGAAGGTGCAAACGCACTTAAGTCTGGTCTAGCGGCTTTGATTAACCCAACTGGCAGAGCTTCTGAAATGCTTGCAGGATTTGGGATTAACATTAAAGGCATTGTTGAGGCAAACGCTGGAGACGTAAAAGGTCTTGTTATGGATTTTGCTACTGCACTTGACACCCTAGACCCGCTAAATCGTGCAAGAGCAATTGAACAGCTATTTGGAAAGTTCCAATTCTCTCGTCTATCTACATTATTTCAAAACGTTATTAAAGAGGGTAATCAGGCAAGCCGTGTTTTAAGTCTTGCTAATGCAACTACAGAAGAGCTTGCCGTTCTATCCGCCAGAGAGCTTAAGAAAATTGAAGACTCTCCAATGTTTAAATTCCAAAAAGCTTTGGAAGATATAAAGGTTACTCTTATTCCACTAGGAGAGGCATTCCTAAAAGCTGTAACCCCTATCCTAGAATTTGGAACAAAGATTCTTAAAAAGTTTGATGAGCTAGATGACGGAGCAAAGAACTTTGTTGTCGGCCTTACTGCTATAGCTGGAGTAATCGGACCAGTATTCTTGATGGGCTTTGGTCTTATTGCTAACGGTGTTGCCAACGTAGTAAAGGGTTTTGTATTCTTTAAAACTGCAATGAATAGAGCTGGCACAGCAAGTACACAGCTTGGTATGCAAACAGAGTACATGACTCAGCAACAGCTAGAAGCTTCTGCCGTTGCAGCATCCCTAGACCAAGTGCACCAAAAGCTAAGACAAACTTTTACTTCTGAAGCAATAGCAGTTAATGGTCTAACTGAGGCTTACAGAAGAGCAATTGCCGCTCAAGTTGCAATGACTGGATCCCCTATTACAAGAACAAGACCACCTAAAGGAGCTGGCCCTGCCATAGGATACGCCTCTGGTGTGTTGTCAGTCCCAGGTCCAAAAGGTGCTGGGGACATAGTTCCTGCAATGCTTTCTCCAGGCGAGGCAGTTATTCCTGCAAGACAAGCTCAAAAGTACAGTGGATTTATTTCTTCTATGATTGCAGACAACGTTCCTGGATTTAGATTCGGCCGTAACCCATTTGCAAAGTTTAAGTCTGCGGTTCAGCCAGAAGGCAGTAATTACGGAATAGGGGAAGGCCTTCTAAGGCTGATGACTGGAAACCGTTTAGGACCACATGGCTCAGAGCCAAATTTCTGGCAAGACTCTATTGCTAACAAATTTATAAGATCTAATCCAAAAATTGCAGTTAGAATGCAAGATAAAGATTTGCTCAGTCTTATCGGTAGCAAAGACAAAAGGTACAAGAGCGTATTTGAAACCAAGAGAAGTAATGCTGGAGACACCGAAAAAGACAGGGCATATGCAGAAGAAAGACTATTTGGTTTACCACAAGATGTAGATCCTTCAAAACGTCCAACATATGGATATATGTTTAAAGAAGAAAGAGGTCAACGCTTTATAGGACGCAAGCAAAGCTCGTTCAGTAGACTTACTGGAAAGAAAGACAGGAGCCTTACAAGGTCTGCTTATCAAGGTATATTTAAGGACAGAGACGCTTCATTGATGAACCCAAAAACATTTAGGTATGGCAATACTGCAATGATTTTGAAAAACCGTAATATAAAAGACAGAACTACTTTTACTTACGGAGATAGCTACAACAGATCTTTGGATAGATTTGGAACACCAGCTAAGCTAGGAACAAGAAATAAAGATGAGATTAAGGGATCCTATACATCAAAAGACAAAGACTTTTTTGAAGCTCAGATTATGGGCGGGTTTACTCTCAAAGATGTTAAGAAAATTGTTGTAACTGAGCCACAACTAATACCAATATTGCAACAAGCCCTTCGTCAGCAAGGATTAAAAATTCCAGTAGGAATGCCAAAGTTTACAATGCTTCAAAGACTAAGGTCTATTGTTTCTAACGCAGGACTTTATGGAACCACTCTTAATGCAAAAGGAAATAGGATAAACCATCGATATGAAAATAACGAACTTCCAGTAACGCAAAAAGATGGTAACTACGGAATTAAGCAAGAGCGATACATAAGAAGACCAGTAGTTGCTGACCCACCACCAAAATTAAACCTTGCTGCAAGACTGTTTAAACAAATGGGTATTCCAGGGTACAAGGATGGAGTCTTCTCAGTACCTGGACCAAAGGGTGCAGGGGATGTTGTTCCATCAATGCTTGCTCCTGGCGAAGCTGTAATTCCAGCAAAGCAGTCAGCAAAGTATCAAGACCTAATTAAGGGAATAATTGCTGAGAATATTCCTGGGTATCAACAAAGCGTTCCTAGTGGAATCCCCGTACAGCCACCAGGTGAAGATAGAAGAGTTGACTTCCCCCACAGCACGGCTGTTAATTCTGGCCACATGGCTTCAGGAACTAGAAACTTAACCCTAGAGCAGGCCACAGAGCTGGCTCGTAGAGAGTGGACAAAGGGGGTAAGAACTGGAGCATTTGACAGACTAGGCATTGATGCAGAAAAGCTCTGGAGAGAATATACAACAGAAATTGAGGAACTTAGGGCTAAGGGTGTTACTAAGATTACTCAATACCCAAATCTTATAGAAACAATTACTAAGCAATCCAATGTAGCGACTGCAACTGTAGGAGCCAGTGGCTTGACCGCCCAGCAACATGCTGATGAGCTTGCAAGATTGCCTAGAGGAGCTTTTGGATCTGGGATCTTAGCGAGACTTCCACAGAACCACGGTATTCCAGACAGCGAGCTCCGCAGATACATCAGCAATGTAGAAAGATCATATGCCAGTCAGTTACAGGCTGCAGCAGCCAGCGACCCTGGCAGAAAACTTACTGAAAACGAAACTAATAAATTTTATAGTCGAGCAACTAGGGATTCCGTTTTTCAAATAGAAGATCCAAGAATTCGAAGAATTATTAAAGATTCTAACTTTGTAGCTGGACTACAAATGACTCCAGCCGTTCCAGGAGGAGCCAGTTCTAGTGGCAGAACTACGACGTGGCTCAAGAGTCTTGGGGGAGATCTCCAAAAGAAAACCAGGGAAATTTTTTATGGAAGAGATAAAGCCACCAACTTCATGCAAAGATTGTTTGGAGACGATTTTGCTAGAGTAAGGGGTAGCAGATTCTTAGATCAAGTTAGCGTAATGGTTCCAGGTAGTCTAAAAGACCAAGCTGATGCGATCATGCAATCAGAAACCCTTACTAGTGATCAAAAAGCTAGAGTTGCCAATCAACTAATTGATGCTAAAAATCAAAATAAAGAGTCGACGACGACAGGTAGAGCAAACAGATTCTCAAATTATGCAAGAATTCTTCGTGAATCTCCAGAAGCACTGCTTGCAAGAGGGCTAAATACTGCATCAAGATCAAATTCTCCATCTGAACTGCTTGTAGAAACTTCAGCAGAAAATATGGTAGATGGTGTAGTTAAGGGAATTGAAGACGGAGAAAAGGATGTTACTAAGGCTGGTAAAGCTACAACATCAGCATACATCGACGGTACTGAAAGAGTTAGAGTAACTGAAAAGGGTCATTTCTACGATAGAAATACAAACAAGAGAATTTCAGAAGCTGAAGCAAAGAAGACAATGGCTCTAGATAAAACTAATGAAAGATCTAGAGAACGTGCAGCAGCAAGAAAAGAAGTAAGAGACAGACGTGCTGCTGGAATAACCCAAAGTTATGGAATAAATCAAAAACAATATGACGCCATGTCTGAAGAACAGCGTAAAGCTTTAAGGCATGAAAGAAAACTAAACAAATCAAGAGCTAGAGCAATTGTAGTAGCAGAAGCTAACGCAAGAGACGCCGAAAAACAAAGGGTTGCTAATGCAGCAATAGCAGCCGATGAAAAAAAGCAAAGAGCTGCAGCTCGTAGAGAACGTTTTTCTGCAATAGGTAGTAAGGTTGCAGGCGGTGCTTCGATGGTCGGTATGGGAGCCATGATGTACGGAATGACTGGCGGTCCTGGAGCAGAAATTGCTATGATGGCTTCCATGCCATTGATGATGGCTCAAATGGCAGGAAAATTTGCTCCAGTGGTTATTGGACTTACAGCACTAGCTGCAGGTGCCTTTGCACTTAAGAGTGCTTTTGATCAGGCCCAAACAAGCACACTAAAGCTTAATGAAGCCCTAGGAACTGGAGATAGTGCCGTAGAAAGCTTTGCAGAGTTTGCAGGAAAAGCATCTGCTGGTGAAATTATGGATAAGCGTAGAGCAGATGCTCTTTTGCCGTTTGCTGTTCAAACAGGTAAAAGCACATTTGGAGAATCTTTTATTCAAAGTGAACAAGGCCAAGGGATGGCAGCTGCAACTAGAGAAAACATTTCTAAGCTTGGAAGAGCTGCTACAGAGGATCAGCTAGTTACTCAGCTTGTTAATGCCGTATCTTCTGGAGCTTTAGATGCTGGACAGGCAAGAAGTATTGTTTCTAACATAGCAAAAGAAATTGGAGATACTTCTTTTGGATTAAATGTAAATGCAAGGCTCGTACAGCTTCTTGGAATAAACGGGGAAAACCTTTTAGAAGACCCATTAACCATCAGACTAAATCTTGCTCAAGATAGTGAAAAACAGATAGGTATTGTAGCACAAAAACTACAAGAACTTCCAAATCCATTTGAAGAATTGGGCTATGCAGCCCTTTCAACTGGGGCTATGATGCAGGGTGGATCTATTGCGGGTGCAGCAATAGGAACAGCAATTGCTCCAGGTCCAGGAACTGCAATAGGTGCTACTATCGGTAGAGTTGCAGGAACCATTGCGGGTCTTGCAATCACTGGACCAAAAGTTGTTAGTGCTTTTGCCAACATGGGAACTGCTTCTGCAGCTGTTGTGGCAAGCTCAAAAATGGCATTACAGCAACAGCAGCAACTTTTGGACTCACTAGACCTAGACTATGAAAAAAGAATTTCTATAGCAGAAGCTGCAGGAGACTTAGCAAAAGCTGAACGTCTTACAAACCAGTATATGATAGACAGATCAGCTTTGCTGGAACAAGGAGCAGAAACACGAGCAGCTATAGCCAGCTCTTTTGAGGGTGCAGACTTTTCTGGAAAAATGGCCCTACAAGATGCTGCAAAAAAGAGTATAGAAAATAGGTTTGCAGACGATCCCGAAGGTCTAGCTCTTGCTATGGGAGCCAGACAACAAGTAATTGATGCAAGTGGACTAAACGAGACTCAAGAATACATGCTTACTGTCGGACTAGCCAGTGACCTAGACCCTCTAGTAATTTCAGAACTTATGAACGTTTTTGGATCAGACGCAGACATGATGACAAAAACCTTTACTCTAATGGATAATCTGGGCAACGCAGATACCAACAGAACCCTTAACGTAATGAAAATGTTTAAAGATGAAAATGGTGAGCCACTTCTAGATCAGCAAACAAACTTTGTGGCAAATATTGCTGCAAAATCCGATGTTCCAGAAGAAGCTAGAAAATATCTAGAAATGTTTGAGTCAGTATCTAGGGTGCTAGATGCAGAAATAGTTCTAACATACCTAAATGAAAATGAAGGTGCCGCCGACAAGATGTTGGAAATGAAAGAGATCATAGACTCTGTTGACGGTAAAATGGGCATGGATGTTATTACCGATCTTATCGGTGAAGAAAATATGGACAACTTCAAAGAATATGAACAATATTTCAATGGGCTGCCAGACAATTTTCAAAAAACCTTTATGACCCAATTTGTTACAACAATGCTTCTTCAGGGCGACGAAGCCATGATGGACCAGTATAGAGAGTGGCTAAACGAACCAGGAAATAAAGATAAAGAATTTACAGATTTTGCTTTAGACAGTGGTTTTATAACTACCGAAACAGAAAAAGATAATACTACAGCTCCTATAGATGAAGACTTAGATCCTGGTGGCGGTAGCGGTGGGCCAGCAGCGTCTTCTCTAGATGACATTCTAAAGAAGCTAAGAGACATTCGTAAAAACCAAATTTCTGTAGCAAAGGGCTTTGAGGCTTCGGCTGATGCCATCAACAAACTCTTTGGTGGCGGAGCTGGAATTAATCTTTTCAGCGGTATTGAAAACGACATGAGAAGGCTAGGTGCCGAAGAAGATCTAATTAGCCTAATAGCTGGAATGAGCCCAGAAGACTTTGAAAAACAAAAGAATACCCTGTTTAACTTTGACAAGCAAACTGGAGAAATTATAGGATTTAAAGCACAGCTACAAAATATTGGCAAGGCTTTGGCTGCAGTTGCTTTAGGACAGTATGTTAGCAATCAGCAAAAATCTGCAAAGGAATCAAGAAACCAAGTACTAGCTTTTAATCAACTAAGAGCTGCTGGATTCTCTGCTGCAGAAGCCTATGAAGCCGTAGAAGACGCAGCCGTAGCTTCTGCAGTGGCAACTGGAAACGTAACTAGAGATCAGCTTAACACAATGCTTGCTGAGCTTAGAAATGCTAAAGCAGCTATGGAAGAAGCTGCAAGACTAACCCCAGAAGGACTTCAAGATGTATTTGAAGAAGGCTTTAACAGGGCAATGGAATCTTTTGATGTTAGAGAAAGAAAGCTAACTCTAGAATACGAATTCAAGATAGCTAATGACCAAGCAATTATTGAAAACGCTCAAAACCAAATAGATGCAATAAGATACCAGCTTGATGACTATGATGCAGATCTTAGAGGTATTGAAGATCAAGAGAATGCTATTAATAAAACCTACGATGAAAAGCTAGAGGCACTAGAGAGGGTTCGTAAGGCAAACCAGCAAGTACTAGACCAAGAAAAGGGCAAGCTTTCAGTAGCAGAAGCAATTACTCGTGGAGACCTTGCTGCTGCTGCAAGAGCGGTTCAAGATGTAAGAGAGAGCTCAGCTTCTTCATACTTTACAGGTCAGACTGACGCACTTAACGAGGGTAGACAATCATTACTTGAATCAATTAGAGGAAAAGCTGGACTATCCAGAATTGAAATAGAAGAAAGAATTGAACAGCTTACAAATCAAATACTTGAAATTGAAGAGAGTGCTCTGGAGCCAGCAGCAGAAAGAGTCAGGCTGGCTGATCTAGAGCTAGAAGCAAAACTCGAAGAAGAAAAAGTTTTGGGAAGAACAAAGGCTGAATGGGAAAACATAAAAAATGGTATTGATCTAGCAAGAATAAGCAGTGCTGGATACAAAGATGATATGGATAAAGCCCTTGCAGTTGTTCAAGACGTAAAGGATGCTTGGGCAGGAATTCAAAGTAAAGTTGTTACCCTAACAGTACAGACTGTTACTGACGGTGCGGTTCCTCCCGCAACTACCTATAACGATGGTGGCAAAGAAGAAGATGAAATTATTCCTGATAAGCCTACTATTACCTTCCCAGAACCAAATTCTCACGGAAGAAGACTTAGAGCACAAATGAATATTCATCCCCCAGTTATGGCTGGAGCCTTAAAGGCTGCTGGGGCAGATAGCGGCGGTGCCGATGCAAGAGACAGAAGACTTGCACAGTTTCTTTCAAAAGTAACAAAAGCTGAAGCTGACAGACTTATAGCTCTTTCAGTTTCATCCCTTCCTCCCGATGTTTGGAACCCATCTTTCGGACCTTGGGGCGGTGAAATAGGAGTAGGGGCAATGTTTGATCCCTACGGAAACAGGTACGCCGCTGGCGGTCTTATTTCTGGACCAGGAACGGGAACTTCCGATTCAATTCCAGCTATGCTTTCTAATGGTGAATACGTAATTAAGGCTGCTTCTGTAAACAAATTTGGTCAAAGATTCTTAGACTCTATTAACTCTGGAGAGCTTCCAGGATTTAAGATGGGTGGAATGATGAGAGATGGTGGTAGATCTTCTAAGTCTACCCCAGCAAAACCAGTAGGTAGGATTTCAGCAGATGCAGCTGAAAGAAGGGCATTAGCTGCAAAACCATCAGGCAGAGGTTACGACACCCCACCACCAGCAGCAACACCTAAACCATCTATGTTTGAAAAAGCTTTAGACTTTGGAGCAAAAATTTCTCCCCTTATTTCAATGGCAAAAGAAGGCATTGACATTACAAAATCTCTAATAAATGTAGGTCAAGGAAAAGCTACATCAGCAGACGCTATGGTTCTTGGACTGGGAGCATTAAACTTTATTCCTGGAGGAAGGGGTGTTTCAACAGGAGTTAAAGCTGTAACACAAGCAACCAAGAATACATCTGCATTAAAAAACTTTATAAACTTTAAGCGTAACCCAAATCCCCAAGTTCTTAAAGACCCAGATGAAATAGCAACAATGGATGGCTATGTTCGCAACGCTGCACACACATTGTTTGGTAGCTATGATCGCAACAGAGCCTTCATTGACAATATAATTAAATCTAATAGTCTTGGAATTTCAAAGGGAACTCCTCTAGTTAGAGTGGCCAATGAGTCAGATGCTGAAATTTTAAAACTTTTAAAACCAGGTCAGTCAGTTACCCTAGATAGGTTTATGTCAGTTACAACTGCTTCAAGTAAAGAGTTTTTAGAGGGAATGGCTAAAGGAACTGTTCAAACTGGAGGAAGACGTGGAGGTAATGGATTACCGCTTTACCCATTGTATAAGTTTAACGTAAAGTCAGACATTCCAGGTGTAGAAGACATAAATAAAATACTTCCAACGCCAGCTTCTAACGTAGTAGATGGACTTCTTGCAAGAGGTCAAAACATGAAGCTTGTGAGAGTAACAACCGATAGAGCAACGGGTCAGAAAATCTATCACTTTGATATTGGTCAAGGTATAAGAGCAAAAACTGGATTCCAGCAATTAAAAGGTAAAGACTACAATAGAGAAATGATAGATGGTTTAATTCGTGAAGGAAGACCTGATCTTACTCCATCATATCGTCAAAGCGTACCTGGCCTTGGTGGCTACCAAAATCGTTCAGAATGGATGCCAAGATACTTTGCTAATGGAGGCCTAGTAAGCAGGGGCACAGACACAATTCCAGCAATGCTTTCTCCAGGAGAATATGTTGTAAAATCTCAAAGAGTCAAAGAACTTGGAACCAAGCTGTTTGATAGTATTAACTCTGGCTCATTCTCAGCGGGATCATTCTCAGGGGGGCCTACTGCACAAAACTTTAGCTCTCCAAGCTTTAATACTCAAGTTTCTCCAGTTTCAATTAGCCAGGGTTCTGTAATATCAAGTCAAGTTACCCCAATATCTTCCAGTTCAGTGTATAATTATAACTTGAGCGTAAATGTTGCTTCTCAGTCAGACCCTAACGCAATTGCACAAACTGTAATGGGGCAGATTCGCAACATTGATTCTCAAAGAATAAGGAGCAATAGGTTCTGATGGCAACTAATGCATACATGACTAATAGAAAAAAATACGGTCGTCCACAAGCTATGCTTTGGGCAAATAATCCAGGTATTTCTGAGCAAGGCTTGTATATTCCTTCAGGATTTGAAGTTGGTCAAATTAGACCTACAGATGCAACAGAAGAAGAACTAATTGGTGAGTTTTTAATATTATCAGATGACAACAGATCTTCCTTGCAATTTAATTCATTAAGGATTGAAAAAAGAGAAAGAATGATAAATGGAAGAATGAGGTCTTATCATGTTGCAGATAAGATAGAGCTTTCCACATCCTGGACTATGCTACCATCTAGATCTTTTTCAAACTTTCCAGGATTTAATGAGTTTGGAAAAGCGGAAGGCTTAGTAGAATCTGTAGACCACGATAAGAATCCATCAACACCAGACAAGCTTCTGGTTAGAGAAATAGATCACGACAACAATTCCCTAACACCAAAAAAGATTGTAGAGCAATTCAGCGGCTCTCCATACTACAAAGATCAGCAGTTTACGTCTGACGGCGGAGCAGGTGGTCTAGAAATACTAGACTGGTACAATTCTTACAAAGGGTCTTTTTATGTATACCTTGCTTACGATAAGTATACAGAATTTTCTAATAATGACCCAGAAAAATATTCTAGATTAAAACAGTACAATGAAATTATTGAAATGTATATTTCTAGCTTTACATACTCAGTTGAAAAACGTGGTAGCTCTAATCATGATTTATGGAATATTAGCGTAAGTCTAGAAGAGGTTTAAATGTTTGACAGCAAAGAGTTAGGCGATCATTTAAAAACATCTTCAACAATCAAATCTCGTGCTGCAGTCATTGCTGAATGGAACATGAATTTTTTTGAAAACATCGCTGATATTGGAAACTATCGCTACCGACCTCTACTAGGAGTTACTCAAAAATACGGATCAATTCCAAACATCTACGACCCTAAAGACGTAGGAAATTTTTACACTGGGGCAACCGATGCAGACATACTAGTTGATGGAGGATTTAAAGAGGACGGGCAAACACCAGTTATCTTTAAACCCAAAAAAGAAAAAGAAAAGCTTTTGTTTTCCCTGGAAGATTGCTTTGGTAAGTTTAGACCTAGATCTGGAATTAATAAACTTAGGTATGGAATTACTGGAAAATATCTTCATCATAGCAATGTTGACATGTTTAATAGACCAAGATACTACATGCCAGACAAAAACGATAACTTTAAATACTGGACCTCTTATAGAACTGAAGATGGAAAAGAGTATGGAATTGCAAATAATACTATTAATAACAACCATAACATAGAAGACGTTGCTCCTTATGTTGTGTACAAGGAAGAAATTCCAGTAAACAGGGTTGTTGTAAAAATGCAAACTGGGGTAGGCAGTGTTGACCTAGGGCCATTCTCTGGACCAGCTGGATTCTTTACAGACCCACTATTTGGAGAACAGAATAAAACAACTCCAGTAAAATGGAAGGTTCAGTATCTAAAAAATAATGTTTGGGTAGACGCAATATCTTTTGATAATAATTCTATTCGAAGTAATGGCCAGCCAATAATCGGTACAGATGGATATCTAGAAGTTGGCTACGGGCTTATTGTGCCAGAAAGATTCAGGGTAAACTTTATAAGCAATGGAGTTGTAGCTTCTACAACTATTCTTCCACCAAATAATGAAAACGGCCAGGCTTACCTGGTTAAAAGAAGCTCAAATGATATTGGAAAATACTATATTTGGGAAAACGATCGGTATCTTGAATTCACCCCAGAGTATGGGTGGTATGTGGTAGATGAAAATGTAGACCAGCTAACAAACTTCGTAACTGACACTACGACTCCTAAAAAATATAGCACAGCACAAGCTGGAGTACTAGGATATGAAGAATTTATTTTTATTTCTGGAATTAGGCTTGTCGTAGATACAATGAATAAGTTTGGGTCAACCTTTGATCTAATAGAACTTTCCCCAAGACTTGCCGTTGACCTAACAGAAAAAACAATCTCATACTCAGTAACTAAAAATGCTTCGGACCTAGGGGTAAGTGGTTTACCAGTAGGTCAATTACTAGCATCTACTGGAGACTTATCCTTATTCGATTATGACCAGTCCTTTAACCCAAACAACGTTTGGAACCCAAAAACTGGAAAGGGAAGTATTGTATCAAAATACATAAATAAAAATATTCAAATAAAGTTTTATGAGATAATTTCAGACGTTGAAATCTTAGATAACAACAATAACAGATTTAAGAAAAGTTTTTATGTACCAATAAAAACTTTATACTCAGAATCTTTCCCTCAGACTAATCTTAAAACAAGAGAGCTTAGATTATCACTAAGAGACCTCTTCTTTTACTTTGAGTCGCAGCTGGCCCCAGAACTTTTAATTCCAAATGTTTCGTTGTCTTATGCACTTGCAACAATTTTTGATAGCATAGGTTTTAGCAACTATTCCTTCAAAAGAGTGGATGGAGAAAGTGATCCAATAATTCCGTATTTCTTTGTTTCCCCAGAAGAGACTATTGCAGAAGTGTTAAACAATCTTGCTATAGCTACACAAACAGCAATGTACTTTGATGAATATAATAATTTTGTTATGATGAGTCGAAACTACTCTTTGCCAACGGAACAGGAAAGAGCTACGGATATAGTGTTGCTCGGCTCTAACAAAGATACAAACATTCCAGATAAAGAAAATATTATAGATATAGCCTCAGAGGACAATAATGTTTTTAACGACGGCAAGATAAGTTATATAGCAAGGTACATTCAGAAATCTATGGGGTCTCTAAAGCAAGCCTTTGTTGCAGATAAAAATATTTCCTGGATATACAAGCCAGCATTGCTTTGGGAAGTTTCAGGAACAGAAAATATAAAGCCTACAAATGGACAAACAGCAACTGGAAACAAATACGCATTAGCAGCTATTCCATTGAACTCAGATTTGAATGATCAAATACCTAGGGTCGTAAATCATGAAATTGTCAATAACATTATTGACTTTGGAGATGGAGTTTTGTTTATCGGAAGATACAATGGATATTTTTATTCTGCTGGAGAAGTTATAAGGTATGATGCAGTAGAGTATAACGTTTCGGTTTTGCCATCAAGCGTAACAGGATCTACTTTTACTGGAGGAAACGTTTGGATAACAAGTCCACAAGAATACGAAGACTATTTCTCTAAGCTATCATTTAATGGAAAAATCTATCCAACTGGACGTGTAAGAATTTATGCAGAGCCAAACTACGAAACTTTTAATGGCATAACCAGAATGTCCAACGGTGAGGTAGCTAAACACGGCAGAGAACAATTTGGTACAAAGATCGTGCCTCACGTTGCAGGACTAAGCCCTGAGTGGACAAGCAACGACAATGTTTATGGATGTAAAATGAAGTCAAACTACTTGTTTGGAAATTTTGCATTTACTGGGGACATTAGCACAGGATCAGCTGGAGTAGGAAAGTCTTTAGCTACTCAGTCTTCAAGGTCTAGCGTAATAAAAAACTATCTATCTTTTTCTCACAACGAAGAGCTATCTAGCAAGAATCAGCTTTCCTCTACATCAGAAACTGTTCAGGCATCAGCCCTGGTATTTAATGGACCATCGTTTTCTTCAGAAGATTCTCCAATAGATTTTATTTCTTACGTAAATAAACCATTAAATAATTCTTTTAAACATTTTGGAACAAGAATGAGAATTATCGGAAAAATTGAAAACAATGATAAGTCAATTCAGAATGCTTCAGGAGCAACAACATACTTTAATGTGGAAACCACAACCCCAGATGAAAATAAAACTATTTCTGGTGGAAGCGGTGGAATTGCGACACTTTTAAATCCAGAAAATAACAACGGATACTACTTTGAGATAGCAGCTTTATCAGAAAAAAATATAGATAAGTATAAGCTAAATAGCTCTAGAGTTAGAAAAAATGTTACACGATTTAACGCCACTAGCTCTAACTCTGCTGTTGTGTACGTTAGCTCAGCAAGTAAAAGCTACCCAGTCGGATCTAAAATTATTCTTGATTCTGGAAAGCCAGCTAGCTCTAGTCCTGTAAATCTGCCTACATATGCACTCGGAACCTGGACCGTAACTGGGGCAACATCAGCAGCAGTAACCATATCTGGATTTGGATTTACAGTTGAAGACACCACTGGAATCAATCAGACCGAAAACATATCGCTGCTTCCTTCTACCTTTGACTTAGACGGAGTGGCTAATGTATTTTTCTATAAAATATTAAAAAACACAAGCTATGACATTCAGACTCCTCTAAGAGATCCGACAAAAGACCCAACGCCAACAGCAACAAGCCTGACCCTAGACAATAACTTGCCTGGTGCCGCAACGCCTACTACTATAACAGCTTCTCAGGATGGAGAACTTATCCTGCCGTCTGGAGGAATAGCACCATCCATTGTTCAAGTTGGTCAAAGAGTTTCTTTAATTGGACAAAAAGATCCTTCTCAAAATGGATATTATACGCTAACAACGCCAGGATCAGAAAACTCAAAATGGGTTTTGACAAGAGATGAAGACGGAATACCAGTTAAGCTTTGGAGCGGTCTATCCTCTATTATTGTTGATGATGGAAACTTTGCTGGCCAGTCAAGGGTAGTGGCTGAAGAGCTGACAACTGTTTATGATCTAGCTATAGAGTATCAACCAGTAGGAAATTCTAGAAGATTTTTCTTATACCTAAATGATACTCAGATAGCGGTAGTTGACGATCCAGACCCACTCCCCCTAAATAATGTAAACAATGTGGCACTGTTTGTTCGTGGAGCGTCTCACTGCATGTTTGAAAATGTTTATGCTTTAACTAACAACTATAGTCAAAACTCTGACGTTTCTCTGGGCCCAATTGCAAATGAAATTTTTACAAACAAATCTGACATATCATCTAATGAAGCATTTAGGAAATATTCGATCAATGGTATTGTTCAACCTACATACCTTTCTGGAATAGACCCATCTCAGCCACCAAAATATAACATGTTTTATGAAGAGTTCGGCAGTATCTTTAGGGAGATGGCATACTTTAATGTAAAGTATGACAAGGCTTATCCAGCCTTATACGCATCAATATCTCCAACATTTAACAAGCTTCGTGGATACACGGTTTCTGGATTCTTTGCTGGAGCATATGGTGCAGAGTTCTTAATCTTTAACGCTACAGACACATTCTTATTCTTAGATGAAACAGTTGGAAACTACTTAAGAATTCAAGGAATAACATTTACTCAAGATTCTCGCTATGATTTAACTGTTGATAATTATTTTGAAAAAACTTCAAACTTTTCAAATCCACAACTAAAAGAAGACCTAACCATCCTGTCTCCAGGAACACAAAAAGAATTGTATAATGACATTAAATCTAGTAGAATAACATATGGAAGAAATCAGTTTTTGTTGGACTCTATATATATACAAAGTGCTGATGCAGCTAACAACTTAATGAAATGGTTAATATCAAAAATTATGAAACCGAGAAGGTCCGTAGGCGTTAGCATTTTTGCTAACCCAACAATACAGCTAGGAGATATCGTGTCCATAGACTATTCTGATAGTTCTGATGAAGTAACTTTTGATCCAGAAAAAAGATTTGTTGTTTATAGCATAGATTATAAAAAAGATAGCTCTGGACCAAGCATGAGTTTATATTTGAGTGAGGTGTAAAAATGAGTGCAGAAGTTGCCGCAGCACAGCAAATGCTTGATAATGCTCAAGCTCAATTAAGAAGATTTGACGCCCCTTTATCATCTCTTAAAGCTGCACTTGACAGTGCCATAGCATCAAAAAACAAAAGATCCATAGAACGTGCAGAAGCGGCTTACGTTGCAAAAAAGACTCAAGATTCTAGCGATAGAAAATTTTATCTCGGGGCTGTGACATCTGCTCAAAATAGGCTAACAGCAGCCAAAGCAGCTCAGGAAGCAGCAAATACAACATCATCAAATGCAGCAGCCCAGGCAGCAGCTCAGGCAGCAGCAGATGCAGCAGCTCAGGCAGCAGCAAATGCAGCAGCCCAGGCAGCAGCTCAGGCAGCTGCAAATGCAGCAGCTCAGGCAGCTATAGACGAAGCAAATAGAAAAAGAGCCGAGCAAGAAGAAAGAGATAGGCAAGCTGCGGCAGCAGCTGCAGAGCAAGCAAGGCAAGAAGCAATTGCTAGAATGCCTAAACCCCTAGTGGTTTCTGCAAGGGAGCCAGTTAAGTACGCAACGCCATCAGATGTTTTAATTGATATAAACGACTTGCCAGTTGATCTAATACTTAAATTAACTTTAGAAAAAATTGGGGGATTAGAGCTAATTAGTCTAGTTAGACATGATACAGTCAATGGACAGAACATAGTCTACAGACCAATAAAAAACATTTCTCAGTTAGCTATTGATTATAATCCACAAAATATGGTAAAGATGCCAGATTCTGCGGACTCGTACTTTAAGAATTTTCCAATCAAGCTAGAAAATCACATACAGCAAACGACAAATGAACTACCGCCCCTGGTTGCATACATTGATTCAGCTACAGAAAATGTTATAATTGATGTGGTTAACATTAAGGCAGATTACGAAATAGAGGTTCAAATGGTCTCTTCTGGAAAAGTTTTTGATGCTACAATATATATGGAGGACTATAGCTCATGATTACAAACGTTGGAAAAAACTTGCTAGCCAAATACCTTATTGGTCAAGCTCCAGCATACGCAACACACATTGCTATTGGCTGTGGAACTAAACCAAATTCAGCAGATCACGAACCCAACAATAATGAAATTTCTTCTATACTAGAAAAGAAAAATCTAGAGTTTGAAATGTTTCGTGTTCCCATTAGCTCAAAAGGATATGTAAATGAAGACGGTGCGTCTAAGATTGTTTTGACTGCAGAGTTGCCAACAGTTGAAAGATATGAGATTACAGAAATAGGTGTTTACTCTGCTGCATCAAACCCAACAGCGGGAGCCTATGATAGCAAAATGGTATATTCTTTTTCAACAACAGAAAATTGGGAACATCACACAGCAACAAATGCTACAGCAATTCCTATAATTAACGTACCATTAGCTACTACAGATCCAGAAATAATTACTCAGGACTCTAAAGTTTTTCAAACTAATGCAGATAATAAAACTTTGCTGGACATTCAGAGGCTAGAAAGATACGAGTCCTGCAGATATCTTAATAACAGTATTTTTATATCTGGAGATGAGTCAACATTATCAATTCCTTCAGGATCAAAAATGGTAGCCAGCTCTGGGTCTAATCACATACATTTGCTTGCAGCAAGTATTGATCTTAACAAAAACTCAGCAATGGACGAGCTAAAGCTTGCATTTTCTGTTGTCAGCAAAGATGCCTCAAACGAAGTTCACCCATCTCGTGTAAAAGTTCTAGTTGAATTTGCAGACAACGACGCTGGCGAAGCAACAAGTTATGCCCAGCTTCAAGTTGATCTAACTAATGGAACTGGTGAAGGTCAGCACGACTTTTCAACCAATAGATATGTTGTTGCTACCAAAAGGCTAGACGAGCTAGTAAAAAGTACAATCTTTACATGGAACTCAGTTAATGTTGTAAAAATTTGGGCATCTGTTTTGGGGGCTGGCGGAACACCGACCTCAGACTATTACGTAGCTCTTGACGCAATTAGACTAGAAAACGTATCATCTATCAACCCTTTATACGGAATGACAGGTTATTCTGTAGTGAAGTCTCAAGACTCTCTTCCTGTAGTAAAAGTTTCGAATACTTCAAATCTAGTAGAATTTCGATTTGCACTAGACGTTGATTTGGACATTGACAATGCCAGCTAAAAAAGTAACTATCGAAAAAAAGGATCTTCCACCATTAACTCCAGATGGAAAATACTTAATTAGATATAGGATTATTTCAAACGACAGGAACAGAACGTCTCATTGGTCTCCCATTTATACCCTAAATGCAACAAGTCTTATTAAAACTGTTACTTCTAATATTGAGGTTACTCCATCAGACATCATTGTAACCTGGGGAGATGCAAACAAGGCAGCATTATATGATATTTTTGTTAGCTATAAAATTGGCGGTACGTGGGGGGATTACTTTTTTAAAGGATCCTCCCCAATACACACATACGGATTCTTACAGCCACTTAGCTTAACTGCAATTGGCTACGGAGCTACAGATATAAGAATTGCCATACAGCTAGCTGGAACAGAAAAGATTGAGAGCCCTACCCTCACAATATCTACAGCTGAAAAATCTTTACAGCCAAGCATTAGCGGTGGTAGTGCATGAGCTATTTAATACAGTTTAGAAATGATACTGCTGCAAATTGGGCTACAAAAAACACAGTCCTTGCAGCTGGCGAAGCGGGGTTTGATGTCACAAATCAAATTTTGAAAGTGGGAACTGGAACTACTCCGTGGTCAAGTCTTCAGGGGATTTCTCTCGCAACTGGCGGTGGTGCTCCTGGAATTATTTCTCAATTTGCTGGTGCAACAGCACCCCCAGGATATCTTTTATGTGATGGAGCAGCAGTGTCACGAACAACATACAGCTCTTTGTTCACTACTATTGGAATAGCCTACGGTGCTGGAAATGGAACTACAACTTTTAATTTGCCAAATTTGCAAAACAGAATTCCTGTGGGTAGGGGAACAGATGCTGAATTCGATGTTCTTGGAGAAACTGGTGGTGCCAAAGCCGTATCTCTAACAGCTACAAATATACCATCTCACAATCACACAGGAACAACAGCTGCAGAAACTCAGGAGCATACCCACACGTTTGGTACAAGCAGTGACCAGGCAATATTAAATATTCATGGTGCTGGCTCAGCTTCTGTTATTGCTGGAGGCTCTGGGTCTGGTGCTGGTTCTGGTTTTAGAAGCTCATACCGTTCTGGCGGCTCAAACATTGCTGGAGCTGCGTCATACGACGCCTGGGTCCACACCCACAGCCACTCTGGCACAACCAATGGAAGAAGTGCATCGCACGATCACGCTTTTACAACAAGTTCTGTAGGCGGAGATGGACTTGGCGGAGTAGTTCCAGTAAACGTATTACAGCCATACGTTGTGGTAAACTATATAATTAAGATATAAGGAAAAAATGGTTAAATATTTATTAAGCATGAAGTGCACAAACACAGAATGCCCTACATTTGAACAGGCAACATCTTTTTGGTTTGAAAGGTCAAGTACCTCACACCCCTGTGGTATTTGCGGATATACAATTGTTTTTTGTGAAGTTTTAAGAGAACAAGAGTTCCCAGACCTAGAGCTAAACCCACCAGCTTAAGTGGTAGATTTTTAGCGGAATAAGTGGTATAATTAATTATGGCCAGAATACCAACACCAGATAGAGGACAGCCTCTAGACGTAAACTATGTATATCAAATAGTTGAAGCGATTAATGATTTGTCTTCTCAGATTTCTTCTGCAAGATATAAGTATGCATCTATAGATACAGCAGAAGGAAAACAAAGTACACTATTAACAGACACTAAGGTTGTTGCTGGAGAAGAGATCATCTATCCAACACTAACAACAGTGACGGCAGAAACAGATCAAGCTTTTTCATACTCCTTTAAAGGTGAGTACAAATATCCTCCTATTGTTACTGCTACCCCAGTTCTTATTGAAGGAACGTCTTCTGGAAAAGATGTTTCTGTAGTTATTTCAAGCGTGACTAACTCAGGGGTAAATGGTATTGTTCGATTCAATACAGCAGGACAGCTAGCTGTCAAAGTTCACATTATTGCTGTGGGTATTCCAAACTAGCAATGACCAAGAGACACGGCCAGGTAGACATGGCAGAGTATAATGCTCTTCCATCTATACCAGGAAATAAAAAGGTTTGGTTCTTAAACGGTGAGTTAGTAAGAGTACACCACCTAAATAAATCTAATGGAATTATGTCGGTTTTTAATATAGTAAAAGACAGAATTGAAAGCTGCCTAATTTCAGACTTTAAGAAAAATAGACAAAGAGCCTACACTGTTGGCCAAACAGCAGAACTTGTAAATCGTCACAAAAAATATATGCCCAGCTTAATGAAGCGTGGAATTATCCCTCACCCCACTGGATCTCAAAAAGGTGGGGAAACTGGGTGGCAGGTTAGATCCTATTACTCAGAATCACAAGTAAAAGAAATTCGTGATATACTGGCTACCTACCACATGGGTAGACCAAGAAATGATAAGTTAATTACTAATGACATAACCCCTAGTCGACAGGAGTTGACAAGGCGTATGGGAGATGGTATACTGACTTATACGAAGACAGAAGACGGAAGATTTATTCCTATTTGGTCTGAGTCCATTTAATAGAAAGATATGGGTATGGAAAACGAAAGCACTAGAGTAAAAGTTGGACTAGGATACACGCTTAATCTTGGCAATTTTCAATCACTAAGGATTGACCTAGAAGTGTCAGATAGCAAGCGAGACAACGAAAACACTGGCGAAGCCTTTGAGCGTGTCTATGAATTTGTAGAAAACAAGCTAGCAGAAAAGGTTAAAGAAGCCTCTTCTGAAATTGACAGCAAGTAATGGCCGAACGTAAATACCGAATGGCTTTACTTAGCAGGTACGCTAAGCTACACAAAGCCAGGTATGAAGAAAAGCCTATTGTCAATCTAAACGTAGAGCAGTGGGCAGCAGATGCTTTAATAGAGTCTTTCACTCTAGAGGTCTGCTATGATATGTTAGACTATTACTTTGAGGTAAGCCCAAACCCTAACTGGAAATATTTTGCAAACTATGCAGACACTATTATAACTTCCAGGGAAAGATTAGTACAAGATTTAAGAGAACGTGCCGAGAGAAGAAAACAAGCAAAGGAGTGGCTAAGTGAGTAACGTAGAAGCAAAACTAATATCTGCAGTCTTAAAAGACAAACAGGTTCATGTTTTGCTACAGGCAAACGTAGAAAACCTATTACGTACTCATACTGATGTTTGGCAGTTTATCAGAAAGTATTCTGAAGTAAACGCATCTGTGCCTCCAGTAAGCCTAGTCTTAGAAAAGTTTAGAGACTTTACTACTACAGAAGACGTGGGATCAACAAAGCACCACCTAGAAGAATTGCAAGCAGAGTATCTTAACTCTAGCCTAAAAGATATTCTTATGACAACAGCTGCTGATGTCCAGGGAGGTAAGGGACCAGAAGCCCTAGAAGAATTAATTACAAAAACCTCAGAGCTAAAAAAGAACACGGCAGTTATTCGTGACATTGATGTTACAGATATTGATTCTGCAGTAGCTTACTTTGAAAATGTTCAGAAGCAAAAAGCATTAGGTATACTAGGAATTAAGACTGGGCTACCAGGCTTCGATAACTACCTACCTTCTGGAATTATGCCAGGGCAACTAGGAGTCTTTCTTGCCTACCCAGGTATTGGTAAGTCTTGGCTATCCCTGTACTTTGCCGTTCAGGCTTGGAAACAGGGTAAGTCTCCCATGGTTATTAGCCTTGAGATGTCAGAGACAGAAGTTCGTAATCGTGTGTTTACAATTATGGGTGAAGGCCTTTGGTCACACCGTAAGATAAGTAACGGAGAAATAAATATTGATGACCTAAAGCGTTGGCACAAGGTCAATGTTGAGGGTAAGCCAGAGTTTCATATCATATCTAATGATACTGGTGGAGACATTACTCCGTCAGTTCTTCGTGGAAAGATAGATCAGTATAAGCCAGACTTTGTCATTGTTGACTACCTACAGCTAATGAGCCCTAACCAAAAGTCAGATAATGAAACTGTGAGAATGAAAAACCTGTCTCGTGAACTAAAGCTTATGGCTATTGGAGAAGAGGTTCCAATCATGGCTATCTCGTCTGCAACACCAGACGACGTTACAAAACTTGATACCGTACCTACGCTGGGACAGACAGCTTGGTCACGCCAGATTGCCTACGATGCTGACTGGGTGCTAGCAATGGGTAGAGCAGCTAATAGCGATATCCTAGAATGTGTTTTCAGAAAGAACCGTAATGGATTTATGGGAGACTTCCTTGTGCAGGCAGACTTTGACAAAGGCTGGTACAAGTACAAGGATTATGAAGATAAGTAGTTATAATGGTTTATGGACAATTTACACCATAAACCGATTAAGAGTTTTTCGTTAGATGGAAGCATTTACGACGACTCAACAATTGCACGACTAAAAACAGAATATATAAAGCTATTAGTAATTGAGATGGAAACTCTGGGGTATGTGCCAAGACTAGACATTGACCCAGACTTCACAATACGGTATAATAAAGAAGCACAAATATTTGAATTTAAATTAACGACATATGGAATATACGTAGGAAAGAAAAAAACACAGTGGATAATAGGACTAGACGGAACAAAGGTAATCTATACACAAAAGAGCAAGTTAGAAGAGTTCTTGCGGGATCGGGTATAGAGGTTCAGACTGAGCTAGATTCTGACTTTATAATTTTTTGTCCGTTTCATAATAACCACCGCAGTCCAGCTGGAGAAATAAATAAAGACAGTGGCATATTCTTTTGCTTTTCCTGTCAAAAAACTTCTGACCTTGTTGAGTTTACAATGTTTACTTCTGGCAGAACATACTTTGAGTCAGTTCGTTTTATTAAAAGCAAAGAACAAGAAACAGATCTAGAACAAGAGATGACTCGTCAGTTGCACACCAGGCAAGAGTATGTAGCATATGATGAGCTTCAAATTAAAAAACTTCACTTGCAAGCCATGGATTCTCCAAGAGCCAGCACTTACTTTAATGGCAGAAAAATTAATAAAGAATCTATGATAAAATTTGGACTAGGTTTTTCAGCAAATTTTGATATGGTGACTGTCCCAGTTCACTCACCAGACGGAATTCTTTTAGGGTTTGTTGGAAGATCTATTGAGGGCAAAGAGTTTAAAAATAGTACAGGCCTGCCTAAGAGCAAAACTTTGTTTAACATAAACCGTGTAAAAACTGCAGAGCAGGTTTATGTGGTAGAATCATCCTTTGATGCAATTAGGCTAGACCAAGTCGGCCTAGCAGCAGTAGCCACACTAGGAGCAAATGTTTCTAGTATGCAAATAGAACTTCTTCAAAAGTATTTCAATAACATTATTGTTATTGCAGATAATGATGAAGCAGGCGGCAATATGAAGAAAAAGCTTTTGGATAAGCTTGGCTCTCGTGTTTCTGTAATACAACTAGATAATAAATACAAAGACATTGGTGATATGTCAGACGAAGATATAAAGTCATTAGACTCTAAGTTTGACAATACTATTGCTAATATGCTAAAATAAAAAAGTAACAATCAAAATATAGGAGAATAAATATGAGCGTAACAAAGGGACTAAAAGATATCAACGCCCTGCTTGACAAACCAAAGTACGAAGGAACTGGAAGCAAGGTTCGCTGGCTAAAGCTAGCTGACGGACAGGCTGTAAAGATCCGCTTTATTGAAGAGCTAGACGAAGATTCATCAAACTATGATGAAAAGCGTGGTCTAGCAATTGTAGTAAAAGAGCACACAAATCCAAAGGACTACAAGCGTAAGGCTGTAGACACAATGGAAACAGAAGGCCGTGACTGGGCAGAAGAGATGCACCGTAAAGATCCAAAGGCTGGCTGGAAAGCACGTCTTCGTTTTTACTGCAACGTCCTAGTTGACGACGGAATAGAAGATCCGTATGTCGCAATCTGGTCTATGGGTATCAGTAAGCAGTCTGCATTCAACACAATTCGTGAGTATGCACTAGAGACTGGAAGCATTTCAAACCTAAGCTGGAAGCTAAAGCGTAGTGGCCAGGGTACAGAAACAACTTACACGTTGTTCCCATCTGGACCTGACACAGAGCCATACAACTGGTCTGGAGTAGAAGCGTTCCCACTAGAGCTAGCTCTAAGGAATATTCCGTATGCAGAGCAGGAAGCTTTTTACTTGGGCTTTGACTCTCCATCATCAACATCAGCTACCAATATTGACTGGTAGTAGGTAAAAATATATGGGGTATGTTGGCTTACACGTTCACACGCACTACTCACTCTTTGATGGAATCGCAACTCCACAAGAGTATGTAGATCGTGCATCTGAACTAGGGATGTCCGCTATTGCAATCACTGACCACGGTTCTTTGTCTGGTCACAGAGAGATGTACCGTGCTGCAAAAGAAAAGGGCATCAAGCCAATACTTGGCGTAGAAGGATATATAACGGAGGATCGTTTTGACCGTCGTGATAAAGACGAGAGAACAGGGCCACTAGACCTTGTTTATAACCACCTTGTCCTTCTTGCCAAGAATCCTAAAGGTCTAGAAAACCTAAACAAACTAAATGAGATTGCTTGGACTGAGGGATTTTTCAAGAAACCAAGAATTGACTGGAAAGTTTTAGAACAGTATAAAGAGGGTATCGTAGTCACCTCTGGATGTCTTAGTGGAGTATTGGCTAAGGCAATTGAGGCAGGAAACCTAGCCTTTGCTAAAACACATATCAAGTGGTGTAAAGATACTTTTGGTGATGACTATTACCTTGAGGTAATGCCACACAATCCACCAGAGATGAACAAAACAATCTTAGAATTGGCAGATGAATTTGGCATCAAGCCCGTAGTAACTCCAGACTGTCACCACTCAGGTCCAGAGCAAAAAGAAATTCAAGAGCTAAAGCTTATCCTTAACACTTACTCTAACAAGGTTGAAAAGGATGCTACATACGACAAGTCTAAAAAGTTTGATAACCTTATGGACAGACTAGATTATCTGTATGGTGCAGACAGACAGATGAGTTTTAACAAGTTTGATATTCACTTGCTATCTAATGAAGAGATGCGTTCTGCCATGGAGGCTCAGGGTATTGATAGAGATGACATGTATGAAAATACAATTGAGATATCTAATAAGATCGAGGATTATAACATCCAAGACCACATGAACCTTTTGCCAGTTCAATACAAAGACCCAGACAAAGAGCTAAAGACACTAGCCCTAGAAGGTTTAAAGGCTAGAGGACTAGAGGCAGACCCACAGTATCTAGAAAGATTAGACGAAGAGCTTAAGGTTATCAAAGATAAAAACTTTGGACCATACTTCCTTGTCGTACGCTCTATGATTGCGTGGGCAAAGAAAGAAGACATCATGGTTGGTCCAGGACGTGGATCTTCTGCTGGCTCACTTCTTTGCTACACTCTTGGGATTACAGATATTGATCCAATCAAACACGGACTACTGTTCTTCCGATTTATTAATCCAGAACGTAACGACTTCCCAGATATTGATACGGACATTCAGGACAACCGTCGTGAGGAAGTAAAAGATTATCTTGTCCGCCAATATCGTCACGTTGCATCTATTGCAACTTTCCTATCTTTCAAAGATAAGGGTGTTGTGAGAGACATTGCCCGTGTGCTAAACATTCCTCTTCCAGACGTAAACAAGGTTATGAAGCTTGTAGACACTTGGGATGAATACTGCACATCAAAGTCTACTGCAGAGTTTCGTGAGAAGTATCCAGAGATTGAAAGATACGGAGAACAGCTTCGTGGAAGAATTCGTGGTACGGGAATTCATGCAGCTGGAGTTGTAACATCCAAGGAGCCAATCTTTAGGTATGCACCAATGGAAACCAGATCATCTCCTGGATCAGACGAAAGAATTCCTGTAGTTGCAGTAGACATGGCAGAGGCAGAGCGTATTGGTTTAATTAAGATTGATGCTCTAGGACTAAAGACTCTTAGTGTTCTTCAGGACACACTTAAAATTATTGAGCAAAGGCATAACAAAAAGCTTGAGCTGCTTTCTGTAAATATGGAAGACCAAAAAGTTTATGAAATGCTTTCTTCTGGATATACGAAGGGTGTGTTCCAGTGTGAAGCCACTCCCTATACTAACCTGCTTGTAAAGATGGGTATTAAAAACTTTGCTGAGCTAGCTGCATCCAACGCTCTAGTTCGTCCAGGTGCTATGAATACTATTGGTAAAGATTACATTGCTCGTAAGCACGGTAAACAAAATATTAGTTACCACCACCAGGTCATGAAAGCTTTTACTCAGGAGACCTACGGATGTATCTTGTACCAGGAACAGGTTATGCAAGCCTGTACAGAGCTTGGCGGAATGACGATGGCAGAGGCAGACCAAGTTCGTAAGATCATCGGTAAGAAGAAGGACGCCAAAGAGTTTGACAAGTTTAAGGATAAGTTTATTGATGGAGCTTCTAAGTTTATGGCTCCTAACTCTGCAAGAGATTTGTGGCAAGACTTTGAGGCACACGCAGGCTATTCCTTCAACAAGTCTCACGCTGTGGCTTACTCGACTCTTTCATATTGGACAGCATGGTTGAAGTATTACTACCCACTAGAGTTTATGTATTCTTTGCTAAAGAATGAAAAGGATAAGGATACTAGAACAGAGTATCTTATTGAAGCTAAGCGTATGGGTATCTCTGTTAAGCTACCTCACGTTAACGACTCTGATGCAGACTTTAAGATTGAGGGTAAGGGAATTCGTTTTGGGCTAACTGCTATTAAGTTTATCTCTGATAACATTGCTGCAAAGTACATTGCTCAAAGACCATTCAAAAGCTATAAGCATTTGGAAGAGTTTACTCTTGCCAAGGGTAGTGGCGTAAACACTAGATCTCTACAGGCGTTGCGTGTAATTGGTGCAGCTACCTTTGAAGACAATCCAAGAAACGAAGAAGAGATTAAGGAAAATCTTTATGAGTTTTTGAACCTTCCAGAGTTCAACATCACGGTTCCTTCTCACTACTATGCCTTCATTAATCCAATAGAAGAGTTTGAAGAAAAGGGAGCATTTGTCTTGATGGGTATGGTAAAATCTATTAAGCGTGGAAAAGGTTGGTCACGTGTAGAAGTCTTAGATAAGACTGGAAGCGTAGGAATATTTGATGAAGAGCAAACCACTATTGAGGCTGGTAGGAGTTACCTCCTTCTATGCGATAACAATAGGATTGTTACTGCTATCCCTGTGGATGAAATTAAACAATCCAGTAATGCCCTTGTAAAGTTTTTGGGATACAAGCAGCTACCTTACAAAGATGATGACATGTTTGTTGTTTCCTTTAAGCCAAGGATCACCAAGGCTGGCAAGAAGATGGCCTCACTAACACTTGCAGATAGTTCTAGAAACCTGCACTCAGTAACGGTATTCCCAACAGCCTTTCCAAAGGCATATATGAAAGTTCAAGAGGGGTCTGCATATAGCTTCTCTTTCGGAAAAACAAAAGATGGAACAATAATTATGGAGGATGTAAAAGATGTATAACAGGCTAGACGATATGGCAAAAGAAATTCATACTACTGCAGTAGAAAAAGGCTTCTGGCCTGAGAAGGTAGACGATATTTTTATTACTAAACAGCTAATGATGATTGTGTCAGAAGCAGTAGAGGTCATGGAAGCCATTCGTAAAAATAAGGGAAAGCAAGAAGTCGCTGACGAAATGGCAGACATTGTAATCAGAACACTTGACTTATACCAAGGATTGGTGGATAATGGATATGTCGACCAAGAGCTACAGGTAGCTCTAAACAATAAGACTAGTTTTAATAAGTCACGACCAGAAAGACATGGAGTAAAGTTTTAATGACAACTATAGAAGAAGCTTTTGCACTTTTAGATCCAAAGATTAGAAAAAGAATCGGTTCTGGAGTAGGTGTTAAAACAGAACTACAGCCTACCCCAAGCGTGGGTCTTAACAGAGCACTTGGCGGCGGATTTCCGTATGGAAGACAAGTTCTTCTTTGGGGAAGCAAGTCCAGTGCAAAATCTTCTCTTTGCTTGCAAACAATTGCTATGGCACAAAAAGAGGGAAAGCTCTGTGCTTGGGTAGATGCAGAGATGTCCTATGATGAAGATTGGGCAAAAAAGCTTGGGGTAGATACATCTAAGCTAATATACTCTGAAGCTAGAAGTATAAACGATATGGTAGACGTTGGTGTTGCACTTCTTCACGCAGGTGTAGACATTATTGTGATTGATAGTATTAGCTCTCTTCTTCCAGCCGTATACTTTGAGAAAGATTCTGATGAGCTAAAGGCTTTAGACCAGACCAAACAAATTGGTGCAGAGTCTAAAGACCTGAAGCATGCCTGGCTGATGCTAAACTACGCTAACAATCGTGAAAAGCCAGCTCTAATAATTGCCATTTCTCAAGCCAGAAACAACATTCAAGCCATGTATACACAGTCTGTTCCCACTGGAGGACTGACTACTCAGTTCATGTCTTCTACAATAGTTAAGCTGTTTTCTTCTAGCTCAGACTCTAAGGCTATTAAGGGAAAGATTAAGGTTGGGGATAAGCTGATTGAGCAAAAGATGGGTAGAAGAGTCCTCTGGGAAGTCCAAAACTCTAAGACCTCTGCCCCAGGAGATGCTGGGGAATATGACTTCTACTTCAGAGGCGACACAATCGGTATAGACGCCATTGGGGACCTAGTGGACACTGCAGAGCTTTTAGGAATTGTAGAGCGTTCTGGGGCCTGGTACATCCTCCCAGACGGGTCTAAGGTCCAGGGCAGGGACGGATTTGTCAATAAGGTAAAAGAAGACAAAGATCTAGAGGCCTCAATTAGAAGTAAGCTAGATGTCTAAGTATATAGTTATTAGTGGCAAGTTTAAGTGCCATACCTGTAAAGAAGAAGTCACGTCTTTACGCTGTTATGGAGAGGATAAGCTGCTTAGCTGGATGTGTTCAGAAAAACATATCACAAACGTAAGCTTAAAACCAAAGACAAAGAGGGACTATGAGCGAGAGAAGTGAGAGCAAAAGGCTTGGTGCTAAACAGCACAAGAATTCTGGCAGAGGCATTCACAAAGGTGATGCTTCGTGGGAAAACTTTACTGTTGATTTTAAAGAAGTCGGTAAATCATTTACCTTAAATAAAGATGTATGGGCTAAAGCAACTACGGATGCGATTAAGAATAACAACGATCCAGCAATCGTAGTCGTGCTAGGAGAGTCTGGAATGAAAACAAGATTAGCAATTATAGAATTATCAATACTAGAAGAACTGACAGGAAAATAAAAAATGAAAATATTACTACTAGATATAGAAACAACACCAATGCAGGTTTATGCATGGGGCCTTTGGGACCAGAACATTAGCATTGATCAAATCATCAAAAGCACAGAGATGCTATGCTTTGGTGCAAGGTGGCTAGACGGAAAGAAAGTAATTTTTAAGTCTGTTTACCACGATGGTAAAAAGGAAATGCTAAAAGAGTTGCACAAGCTAATGGACGAAGCAGACTTGCTAGTCGGCTGGAACTCTGCAGCTTTTGACCACAAGCATATTAATCGAGAGTTTTTGGAGAACAGGATGGCACCACCATCACCTACAAAAGATCTAGACCTTATGAGTATCACAAAGGCTAACTTCTTGTTCCCATCGAACAAGCTAGACTATGTTGCACAAAAACTAGACGTTGGGGCCAAGGTGAAGCACTCTGGATTTAAGCTATGGATTCGCTGCATGGAAGGCGACAAAAAGGCCTGGAAGGAAATGAAAGAGTACCAGATTCAGGACGTAAATCTTCTGGTAGACCTTTATCATGAATTGCTTCCTTGGTTTGTGGGTAAGGGAAGTGCAACCACAAAAGAAAAGCTAGCCATCTCTGGATACGATAAGGAATCTGAGGTATAATATTCTCATGGAACAACAGCAGACAACCATCGACTCAATCAACGGACTATCTGAAATTGCAGAGTATATGCAGGATGAGGAGCTAAATACAGCCCTGACCTTTATTGCCAAGGTAATTATTAAGCCAGATATCCCTATCAATGTAGTCACCATTGAAATAGTAAGACTACAAGCAATAGCTGCTAAGATGGCCTTTAAAGCCACTTGGATGGCTAATGTGGACAAGTCAGATCGTGGGAAGAAAAATCTATACTACACTGCTGCAGAAGCCATTAATAACTTGGTCTCTGCCTTGAAATATATCGCCAGATAGTGTATACTAGAAGGATATAGAGAAGAGCTTAACAATGACAAAAAGTTTGCTGCAGCAAGTAATGATAAAGACAGAGCAAAAGATTCTTTCAAGGCCATCCTTTTTGGACCAGGCAGCACTTATTGAAAAAATTAAGAGTGGCTACATTGTTAATCGTGTAGATAAGTTTACTAAAAAAACAAGCTTTGCTCCATCAACCATTGCATACTCTCACGGAGAATGTCCTAGATATTGGTATCTAGCTTTTGAGGGTGCAATGTTTACAGACAATGCAGATGCCTACGGCGGTGCAAACATGACGGCTGGAACAAAGTCTCATGAAAGAATTCAGAAAGCCATGGGCGATGCTGGCATCCTTAAAGATTCAGAGTTTAAGATTACATACTCTGATCCACCGATCTTTGGCTATGGAGATGTTGTTTTAGACTGGGATGGTCAGGATCTTCTTGGTGAGATCAAGACTATGCCCAACGAAGGTTTTGAGTATAGAAAAATTGCAGGAAAGCCAAAATCAGGACATCTGATTCAGTTACTTATTTATATGAAGATTTTAAATAAGAGCAAGGCTGTGATGATTTATGAAAATAAAAACAATCACGAGCTATTGATTTTTCCTGTAGAATTAAATGAGTATTCTTTTAAGTGGGTAGAGAACGCTTTTGAATGGATGAGAACAGTTAGGAAGGCTTGGGAAAATAAAACCCTGCCAGAGAAAAACTATAGGTCCAATTCAAAAATTTGCAAGACTTGTCCTATCAGGGCAACTTGTGATGTGGCGGGAACTGGGGAGATAAAGATTAAGTCCCTGGAGCCGCTAGATGAAGCACTGTCAATGGTGTGACCTAAGTTTTGAAACTAAGGTTTCCTATCAAATATATTGCTCTCCTGAATGTAGGGACGGAGCAACTAAACAAAAGATTGCAGAAAGATATCAGCTTTCTAGAATTAGTCGTAGGACTGGTAAAGTTAGAAAGTGCAAGAAGTGTGATCAAAACTTGTCAATCTATAATGACGATCCAATCTGTAGCAAATGTTTAATTAATCCTGTTGACATCTCCATTGCTCTGAAGGATATAAAGAGGTTGTCTAATGGTAAATCTTAATCTATTAATAGATACTCCTAAAAATATTTGTGCTATAGATGCCAGCACCAATAGTTTAGCCTTTGCCATTTTTAGTGACAAGTCTTTAGTTGCCTGTGGCAAGATTAACTTTAAGGGTTCAGACACTTACTCTAAAGTAGGGGATGCTGCAAGAAAGTCAGTAGCTTTCTTTGAAAAGTTTGATATTGATGCAATTGTAATTGAGCACACAGTGTTTATGAATAGTCCAAAGACTGCTGCAGATCTTGCTCTAGTTCAGGGTGGCCTTCTTGGAGCAGCTAGAATTGTTGGGGTAAAAAGATTTGGATCAGTCAGCCCCATTACTTGGCAAAATTTTATAGGAAATAAAAAACTTACCACTCCTGAAAAACTAGAGGTAGCAAAGAACAACCCGAATAAAGCTCCGTCTACCCTAAAAACAATCGAGAGAGAGTTTAGAAAGCAAAGAACAATCAAGTTTGTAAACACTTATTACGACAAGAAAATAGATGACAATGATGTTGCGGATGCTGTAGCAATTGGACACTATGCGGTCAACAATCCAGGAAAGCTTGGTTTATAAAATGGCAGCAAAGCTATACACCAGCGAGGCCTGGCTTAAGAAGAGGTACTGGCTAGACAAAAAGAGTCCTGAAGACATCGCTAAAGAGTGTGGAACAAGTGTAGAGACTATATATGTCTATCTGGCAAAGTTTGGACTAAGGAAAAGTAGAAGATGAGCGTTGTATATACAGGGGGAACCTTTGACCTCTTTCATTCTGGCCATGTAAATCTTTTAAAAAGGTGCAAGGATATTGCTGGATTAGATGGAACAGTTATTGTTTCGCTAAACACTGATGAGTTTATCTTTGAATATAAAGGAAAAAATCCAGCTTGTACATACGAAGAAAGAAAAGCAGTGTTAGAAGCTTGTCAGTACGTAGATTCCGTAGTACCAAACCTGGGGGGAACCGATTCAAAAATTTCTATTCAGATTTCAGATCCTGACTATATAGTCATCGGTTCTGACTGGGCAAAAAAAGATTATTACAGCCAGATGAGCTTTAGTCAAGACTGGCTAGATGCCAGAGGCATTGGCCTGGTCTATGTTCCTTACACCAGGCATGTCTCAACAACAGCAATTAAGAATAGGATAAAGAATTGAAGCAAGCAATTGTTATTGCAACCTCGCCAGGCAGGGCACACTGGGTGAACGACTGCTTGTCTTCGCTAAGTGTTCCAGCCATTGTAGTTTCAGGGCCTGGCCAAGAGCTTGGAAAAATTAAGTGGGTGTATGAAAATACAAACATAGATAGATTTATTTTCCTACAAGACAGCATTGTTATTAGAGATAACGATCTTTTGATGAGTTTATTTGATACAGATGGGTCCTCATGCATTATGTGCGGGCCAAGATGCTTTGGGTCATATCTAGGGCTTTATGAGCGTAATACCTTGAGCCAACTTGACATTCCAGAAATTTCTAGTAAACTAGAAGCAGTGCAGCAAGAAATTGACTGGACTCAAAATTACATAAGCAAATGCGATAAGTTCTCTCATCCAATTCAGATTGATCATGAGGTGATTGAAACTATCTACAGGCATGGTAGAGAGAACCAAGTTTCTGTAAACAAGCTTTATGAAAAATGGAAAGGTACCTGGCGAACAGACCAGATCAAGGAAGATTAAGGACTAAAAAATGAGTGCACAAACAGAAAAAGATATTGCAAGAGTTTCAGATCAGGTTAGAGATTTGCTAATTTCCAAGAATAGGTCTTACGGAGACTCCGCCCTGCATCCTTCAAGAATATTTTCTAAGTCTGATAACGTTGAGCAGTTGCTGGTACGTATTGATGACAAGCTTTCAAGAATACAGAATGGCCATGACTGGCCAGGGGATAATGAGATTGATGACCTGCTTGGTTACCTGATACTTCTTAAGATTGCCAAAGAGAGAGCTCCTAGTGAATAAAAGAAGGCTTGCACCAGTACAAGAGACTAAATTTGAAAAGGTAAAAGAAATGCAAATTGGCAACAGGGTCCTTGTTTCTGGAGAAGTCATCAAGATAGCTGGAGAGTATGGTTCAAAGTTTAAGTTTGATAGTCTTGTTACTAACAAAGAGACTGGGGTTCAGTGGGTAGACTGCTTTGAATTAAGCAAAGGAGTAGTTTCTGGATGGAGATCGTTCAGATCTGATAGAATTAAACTAATGCCAATAAAAAGGGGTAAGAAGAATGTCAACTGAAGATAACCTAATTGAACACCTAGACAAGGTGAATAGGGTCGTAGAAGAATACCTTAAGGGTAGCGAAGCAACCCAGATATCCAAAGAGCTTGATATCCCCAGACAAAAGGTCGTTGGTTATATTAATGAATGGAAGCAGATGGCTTCCGACAATGCCGCTATTCGTGCAAGGGCCAAGGAAGCTTTAGTTGGAGCAGACACACACTATAATAAGCTAATCAGTAAAGCTTATGAGGTTATCGATGATGCTACCACAACTGCAAACCTAAGTGCAAAGACAGCTGCTATTAAGTTAGTTCTTGACATTGAGGCAAGAAGAATTGATATGCTACAAAAAGCTGGACTGCTAGAAAACAAAGAACTAGCAGAAGAGATGCTAGAGATTGAAAGAAAGCAAGACGTCCTAGTAAACATTCTTAAAGACATTGCTTCAGAGCATCCACAAATACGAGACGAGATTATGCGTAGGCTATCTGCTGTTTCAAAAGACAAAGAGGTAATTACGATTGTCAGCGATGTTTGATGAATTTTTAGAAGTCTTAAAAGATAGTAACTTTGACGAGACACCAGTTGATGCAAAAACATTTGTAGAGGGCGAAGACTACCTGGCCCAGCCACCATTGTCAGATGTTCAATACGACATTGTTGAGGCTATGAGTCAAATCTATAAGCTAGAAGATTTAATTAATTTAATGGGACAGGAAGAAGGGACAAAATATTATAAAAAATATACAAAAAACGAAGTTATTCTGCAGCTTGGCAAAGGATCTGGCAAGGATTTTACGTCTACTGTTGCTTGTTCTTACATCGTATACAAGCTCCTTTGTCTTAAGGACCCAGCGAGATATTTCGGAAAACCAGCTGGCGATGCGATTGATATCATTAACGTGGCGATTAATGCTCAGCAAGCTAAGAACGTTTTCTTCAAAGGATTTAAAAATAAAATAGAAAGATCTCCTTGGTTTGCTGGAAAGTTTTATGCAAAAGCAGAGTCTATTGAATTTGATAAAGCTATTACAGTTTACTCTGGACACTCTGAGCGTGAGTCTCATGAGGGACTTAACCTTATCCTAGCAGTGCTAGATGAGATCTCTGGATTCGCACAAGAAATTGGTGGGGGTAACGACCAGGGTAAGACGGCTGACAACATCTACAAAGCTTTTCGTGCTTCTGTAGACTCTCGATTTCCAGACCTAGGAAAGGTAGCTCTACTATCTTTCCCACGGTTCCCTGGAGACTTTATTTCACAAAGGTATGACTCTGTTATTGCTGAAAAAGAAAGCATTAGTCAAAAACATACGTTCATAATGAATCCAGATTTGCCAGAAGAGGCTGAGGGAAATTCTCTTCAAATAGAATGGGATGAAGACATCATCACATCATACAAATATCCAGGAGTCTTTGCATTAAAAAGACCAACATGGGTAGTAAATCCGACAAGAACTATCGACGACTTTAAGCTGGCCTTCTATACAGACATAGGAGATGCTATGCAAAGGTTTGCCTGCGTTCCAACTTTTGCATCTGACGCATTCTTTAAGCAGCGTGAAAAGGTTAGGGCTTGTATGACAATCAGGAATCCGATTGATTCCTCAAAAAGATTTGACGAGACATTCACCCCAGATCCAAATAAGAAATACTTTGTTCATGCTGACCTTGCACAGAAGCATGACAAGTGTGCAGTGGCAATTGCTCACGTAGAGAAGTGGGTATCAGTTCAAGTTATGAAAGATTATGAGCAGGTTGTCCCTATGGTTATCGTGGATGCAGTTGTCTATTGGGAGCCAAAGGTTGAAGGCCCAGTAAATCTTTCGGAAGTAAAGCAGTGGATTCAAAACCTGCGTAGACAGGGCTTTGATATTGGAATGGTTAGCTTTGACCGTTGGCAGTCTTTTGATATACAGAATGAGCTAAAATCTGTGGGTATTAGAACTGAAACAGTATCAGTGGCAAAGAAGCATTACGAAGACATGGCAATGCTTATGTATGAAGAAAGACTAGCTATGCCAGCAATTGAATTACTCTTTGAAGAACTTACAGAACTTAAGATAATGAAAAACAACAGGGTAGATCATCCTAGAAAAAGCTCTAAGGACTTAGCTGATGCTGTTTGTGGTGCAATCTTTGGAGCAATTAGTCACACTGTAAAAGATAACAATTCTGAGGTAGAGATTCATACGTTTAGGGACAGGTCAAAAAGAACAGAGGATCTTCCCAAGAATGTGATACAATATAAGCCAATGCCAAAAGAAGTAGAAGAATATCTACAAGGGTATGATTTAATTTAACGCTCTTTTTGTTAACAGTTTTTGTTTTTACAAAACTCTAAAGTAAAACTTTAAGGAGCGTTTTGTGTTTCTAAAAACACTGTGCTATAATAGATTTCTATCCCACTCTCGAAAGGTAATAACTTTATGTCCGACTTTTTCTCCTTCAGCCTACCAACAGATTTTGTTGAAAAATACAGCACTGTAGAGGCACCATTTGGTTTCAGAGATGCGGGAGAAAACTCCATTGGAGAAATTACTTTTGCTAGAACCTATTCTCGTATCAAAGAAGATGGAACGAAGGAACGCTGGTATGAAGTTTGTAAGAGAGTTATTGAGGGTATGTACTCTGTTCAGAAGAATCATGCTAAGGACAACCGTCTTCCATGGAATGACTACAAGGCTCAGAAGTCAGCACAAGAGGCTTTTGACCGTATGTTCAACTTAAAGTGGACTCCCCCAGGCCGTGGTATGTGGACATTTGGAACACCACTCACAATGGAAAAGCGTAACTCTGCAGCCCTACAAAACTGTGCTGTCGTATCCACAAAAGACTTAGACAAGAATGATCCAGGTGCATTGTTTGCTTGGGTAATGGATGCTCTTATGCTTGGCATTGGTGTTGGATTTGATACCCTTGGACAAGACAAGGCCTTGCCAATTCATGCACCTGTAGAACCAAAGACAGTCTATGAGATCCCAGACACTCGTGAAGGTTGGGTAGAGGCAACAAGACTTCTTCTTAATTCATTCCTAAGACCAAACCAAAATTTGCAAGAGCTAGACTACTCACTTATTAGACCTTTGGGTGCACCAATCAAGGGATTTGGAGGAACTGCTTCTGGGCCAGCACCATTACAGCAACTTCACGAGCAGATTCGTAAAGTAATTGGTGGACGTGCTGGAGAGACACTAGACTCAAGAGCTATTGTAGATATTATTAATCTAATTGGAACATGTGTTGTTTCTGGAAACGTACGTCGTTCCGCAACACTAGCTTTAGGTGTAGAGGGTGATGATGATTTCCTAAATCTAAAAAATGCAGAAGCTTTCCCAGAGCGTAACAGCTATGACCCAGATGCTCCAGGATGGGCATGGATGAGCAACAACTCTATCTCTGCTACTGTGGGAATGGATTACTCAAAGTATGTAGATCGCATTGTAGACAATGGTGAGCCAGGTTTTATTTGGCTAGACGTTGCCCGTAACTACGGACGTTTGGCAGATCAGCCAGACGGTGCAGACTACCGTGTAGTAGGCTTTAATCCATGTGCAGAACAGCCACTAGAGTCTTACGAGCTATGTACCCTAGTTGAGGTACACCTAAACCGTCACGAGTCTAAGGAAGACTTCCTACGCACTCTAAAGTTTGCTTATCTATATGGAAAGACCGTAACACTTCTTCCAACTCACTGGCAGCAAACTAACGGAATCATGCAACGTAACCGTCGCATTGGAACATCCCTAACTGGAATTGCATCTTTTGCAGATGAAAAGGGTCTTCCAACTGTACGAAATTGGATGGATGAAGGATACAACAAGATTCGTTTCTATGACAAAAAGTATTCTGAATGGCTATGTGTTCGTGAGTCAATTCGTGTGACTACCGTAAAACCATCTGGCTCAGTGTCCTTGCTCTCAGGTGCAACACCTGGAGTTCACTGGGGACCAGGCGGAGCCTTCTACCTACGTGCCATTCGTTTTGGTAACACAGACCCAATGCTTCACCTATTTAAAGCTGCAGGGTATAAGTGTGAAGACGATGTAGTATCAGCAAACACTACGGTTGTATACTTCCCAATTAAGTCTGGGCAAAAGCGTAGCGAAAAGCAGGTATCTTTGTTTGAAAAGATGTCTCTTGCTGCCACAGCTCAAGAGTACTGGTCAGACAACGGTGTATCCGTAACCCTATCCTTTGACAAGGAAACAGAAAAGCAGCATGTCGCATCCGTTCTTAATATGTATGAGGGTAAGCTAAAGGCTGTATCATTCTTGCCAATGGGTAACACAGTATACCCACAGCAACCATACACAGAAATTACAGAAGATGAGTATGACTACTACATCGGACGTATTGCTAAGATTGATTTCTCTGCAATTTACGACGGTGTAGATAATCTAGAAGCACTTGGAGAATCATACTGTACAACAGACTACTGTGAAATTAAGATTCCAGACAAGAGAGCAAAGTAATGAAACAGCTTCTACACTTTACAGCAACTTGGTGTCAGCCATGTAAACAAATGGAACCGCTAATCGCAAAATTTGTTTCAGAAAATTTAGATATAAATTATGACAAAGTTGATGTAAGCGATGAGTTTGATCCAGCAGTTGAGTACGGCGTTAAAGGTGTCCCAACTTTTATTGCACTTGTTGATAGCAAAGAAGTTTCTAGACATACTGGAATTGCAACAGAAGAAAAACTACTTAATCTATTTAGCTAAAAAATAAAATGTTATAATAGTCTTGTTAGAACTAACCCTGCTAACAAGGAGAAAAAATTAAAAAAACCCTATATTTTGCTGTGGCCGTAGCTATAATGTTTGTATCATTGCTTTGGCCAGCAGCTGCTAAAGCATCTACAACTGCAGTGTGTGACACCTATCAAGTTAATGGTGGCGATCAAGCATTCTTAATGAACCTAAATACCCCACTAGAATTTGGTGGCACTGTATATAATGGTAACATCTATGTAAGTCCAAAGGGAACAATGACTTTTGGTCAAGGTGACTTTACGTTTTGGGACTATCCTCAAACTCCATCAATCTCCATAGCTTCTTGGGACTACCACGCTTTTCCGAATCAAATGAATCAGGGTGGGTGGAATCCAGGATGGGGCCTTGGACAAGATTTATACGTAAGGTATGGATCAACAGCAACTTCTATCTGTGTTGATTGGAAAGTTTTGCCGTGGGGCCAGTCTTCTGGAAGCCCAGTTTATATAAGATTAATTGCAGAAGTAAATCCAGTAAACCATACTTGGACACCTACTTACCAAGTAAGCTCTAGTGCTCCAGCAGGTGCTAGATATGGTGTTCGTTATACTCAGGGTGGAGAAGTTTTTCCTTTAAACATTCAAACAATAACTGAACCACCAGCACCAGCCCCCGTAGTTCCCCCAGCTCCTAGCCCTACCCCTGAGCCAAGTGCAACACCTGAGCCAAGTGCAACACCTGAGCCTACCCCAAGCCCTTCACCAACGCCAGAGCCTACCCCAGAGCCTACGCCTGAACCTACTCCAAGCCCTGTCGTGCCCGTTGAACCTGTCGTGCCGCCAACCAACCCAGTAGTCCCAGAACCAGAACCCTCTCAGGATCCTGAGCCAATAGTGCCGCCAGTAATACAGCCAGAGGAACCAGAACAAGCAATCCCGCCAACTGAAGAACCTGAAGAATCTGTAGAACCTTCACCTGAACCAACTCCTTCTATTATAGAACCAGAAGAAGATTCTATCACATCTGCTGAAGATTTACCAGTAGACATTTCTTCAGAAGAACTTTTAGAAATAGACTTAGATCAAATTGAAGCAACGGATCTTTCTGAAGCTCAGGTAGATGCACTTATTGAAGCAGCCCTAGAAGTATTTGAGACAGCAGAGCCAGGCTCTGAAGAATATGAACAAGCCCTTGATGCCTTGTTCTTAGCAGCTTCTGCAGATGACATTGTCCTAGATGAGGCTTTAGCAGCCATCCCGCTTCTTGGAGATGTTCTTGGTGGAGCAACAGAGCTTGTTAACTTTCTTGGAAATGCGGGGGCAGACATGAGTCCAGAAGTTAGAGAAGACTCAGAAAAAGTAGTAGTAACAGCAATTGTTGCAGTGCAAGCAGCACTATCAGCAATTTCTATAAGCGGTATAGCAACAACAGTAAATATAAGGAACGGAGCATAAATGAAATTTTTAATAGCATTAGCTAAGGACGTCATAGAGCAGGCATGGACATTGCTTGGTATGGTAGTTGCTTGGCTTGTCCTGGAGGGATCCGCCAAGGAGCTCACAGGAAACCTCATATTAATTACCCTATTAATATGGATCGTAACATTTCCGATTTTTCGTTATGAAAAAGAAGATAACTAGTAGATAGGAAACCCAAAAATGGAAGAACAAGCAGTAGCAGGTGGCTTTGCCACCATCAAGAACATCTTCTGGAGAATTCTAGCAGTATTTGCAGCATCTGGACTTACTGTCCTGGGTGCAGGAGCAGTTGTAGGCGTAGACCTAATTTCTGCTGTATTTATGGCTGGTATTCTAGGAGTAGCAACAGTAGTTGAAAGACTAGCCAGATCCTTCTTGGACGATGGCAAGCTCAGCCTAGAAGAGATCAACGCTGCCTTTGCCAAGGTAGATAAGAACTCAGATAAGTAAGCAAAAACCCTATTGACAGCCCCCTCTGGGTAGTGTATAATGAACTTATACAAAATCTAGAGGGGACTTTCTTATGACCTGTATAGCCGCTTTGAAGGCTAACGGCAAGGTATATATGGCTGGTGATCGTGGTGCATCCACGGATGACAGCATCATGCACATATCTAAACCCAAGATTAAGACTATTGGCCCATACCTAATTGGGTATGCAGGAACAATGGAAGGTCAAAAGATTCAGTATAGCTTTGACCCACCAAGACCACACCCAGAAGAAGACCTAGATGTTTTTATGCACACAACATTTCTTAAATACCTAAAAGACTTTTATGATGAATGGTGGATTGAAACATCAAAAGATGGTGAGTTAGAAATGTTAATTTCAATTGAAGATAAGCTGTATGAGCATAGCTCTTCAGACATGTCTATGAATGAATTTTCTTCACACTTCTTGTCTATTGGATCAGGTGCACCATTTGCAATGGGGTATCTATCAGCAGTATCCTCTACTAAAACACCACCAGAAAAAATGGTAGAGGGTGCAGTAAAAGTCGCAATTAAATTCTCGCCAACTTGCTCTGGCACAGTTGACATTCTTTCCACTTAGGAGTATAATATTGGGTATGAGTAAAAAAACTTTTGACGAATGGTTACAAGAAGGCCTAGACCTTAACTTTTGTGGCCCAGCAATATGTTATCCACACGACGGACTGCCACTGACTCTTTCAGAAGAGCAGGAGTTTGATGACGGAAGCGATCCTTGCATTCACATCATTAGACTATACGAAGATGAAGAAACAAAAAATGCAGTAGAGGAAAACCATTCTCCATCCGTATGGAGAGCGACTAACGCTGGTTTTAAATTATAAACAACAAAGTAGAGGTATGAGAAACATGAAAAAATTAGCAGTATTTTTATCTATAGCAATTGCGATGGTAGGAATTGTTCCAGCCAACGCATCTGAAAAACCAACAGTAGTAATCATCGACAGTGGCTTTGACACCTCTAAAGTGACACCTATTGCTGAAGTATGTGTCTTAACATTAAAGTTTTGCCCTAACGGCACGACCTTTGATGAGTCAGTCGGATCTTCTAATGCAAATGCTGTTATGTCAAGAAGCGGCCAGGCAGAGTGGAATCACGGAACAATTATGGCTGACATCGTTAGACAGATTAATCCAGATGCAAATCTAATCTTTATCAGAAACGCCTTCGTAAACAGCCGTGGTGCTGTAAACATTGGCGGCATCAAAGAATTCAACCTATCCATGGACTGGGTAATCCAAAATACAGAAAGATACAACATCACAGCTGTTTCCTTCTCTCGTGGACAAAGCACTTGGACTAAAACTTCAGCAACCTGTCCTGTAGACCTAACTACTCAAAACCAGATAGTTACTCTTCAGAACCTTGGAGTTGCAACAGTAATTGCAGCTGGCAATGCTAGGAATAAAACAAATGTTAACTACCCAGCTTGCATCTCAGAAGCAGTTGCGGTTAGTGGTATTTACTCCCAGAACTACAGGCCCCTAGACTTCTCTACCTACAAAGAAACCTTTGGGACTAATTCTGGTCCAGCTACGGACTTTTATACTTATGGAAACTTTACAACTGTTGGTGGCAAAGTAGCTGAATCCACCTCCGCTTCTACAGCCTCATTTGCTGGTCACTGGAGCAAAGTTTCTAACGGCAACTACTTTGAAACCTATGCCAAGATTGCCTCCACAATGACGGTCAAGCGATATGTAGATGTGCTGAAGTAAGGATAGGAAAATATAATGGCAAAAGCAAAAGGTAACAGAAATGACAATCGCCCTAATGGTAAGGCAGAAAAGAAACGGCCAAAGATCTTCGATGCAATTAAGCGTCGTTTGGTAAACAGGTAGCGAAAATGATCCATAGCTCAACGGCAGAGCAGAGAGCTGTTAACTCTAAGGTTCCTGGTTCGAATCCAGGTGGGTCAGCTAATGGTGTGGTCCATACCACTCTCACGGGTATGAGATAAAAATGGACAACAGTGACTATTGCATAGTGGTAGTGCGTAACCTTGCCAAGGTTAATGTGCGAGTTCGATTCTCGCTAGTCGCTCTAATGGTTTAGTCTACACCACTCCTAAAGAGACAAGGATAAAAGTGGACACCAGGCTCTGTAGCTCAGTTGGTTAGAGCACTACCCTGTCACGGTAGGGGTCGCCAGTTCAAGTCTGGTCAGAGTCGCAAAACAGAAAGAGTAAAGATGGCTAAGCAAGAAATAATACTTAACAGGTTGTTGCCTGGCCCTCCAATATTTCCAGTAGTTCCATTAACTGCAAAAAGAAAATGGATGAACGAGTCTCGAGAAAAGTTTGCTTATAAGTGTATTCCTTTAAACATTGCTAATCAGTACGGCTATGCAGTCTTGTGTCCAGCAGACTTTACCCTAGACTGGTATGGTGGTGTAGAAGAGAAAGACGTTGACTTTCATGTAACATCTGAAGAAGAATATTTTAAAGATCACCTCCACAGTTATTTTGGCGGCGGGACTTTTACAATACACGTAGACTTTATTATAAGAACTCCAGAAGGTTTTTCAACATATATTCGTGGAGTTCCAAATGAAACAAAGCAAGGACTTAAGCCATTAGATGCTATTGTCGAAACTGACTGGCTATCTTATACTTTTACCTATAATTTTTTGCTTACAGAACCTGGCAGCTATAACTTTAAAAAAGGTGAGCCATTGTTTGTATTCTTTCCAATTGAAAGGGGCACCGTAGAAAACTTTCAGCTAAAAGAATCTAGAGTAGAGAACGATCCTGAGCTGCTAGAAGATTTTCAAGACTATCATCGTAAAAGAATAGAGGCAATTTCTGTTCCAATAACAAAGCCAGTATTTCAAAACTTTTACAGAAGTGGCACAAAGGCGTCTGGAGAAAAGGTTAGTATTAAAAATCACATTACAAACTTGATTTTTGGTGGCAAGAATGGTAAAATTAAATAACAATGCCTCTATAGCTCATCTGGTAGAGCGACGCACTTGTAATGCGTAGGTGACGGGTTCAAGTCCTGTTGGAGGCTCTAATAAATGGTATAATAAGATTATGCTAATAGCATACTAAATTTTATAAGGAGAAGTATTATGGCAAGAGCACAACAGGCAATTGACGGGGTACAAGGCAAAGACTGGAAAATCACCAGCATCATGGGTAACCGTATCCACCCAGTAACAAATGTGGCTAAGCACCACAACGGAACAGATATTTGGTCACCACACGAGCCCTGCTGGATCGAAGCACCTTTTGACGGTGTTGTAACAGAGGCCAAAAAGTCAACTGCCGCTGGTGGCGGATTTGGTAATTTTGTAATGGTCCATCATGTAATCAATGGAGAGCACTACACAACACTTTTTGCTCACATGCAAGACGACAGCATCAAAGTTAAGGTTGGTCAAAAGATCGAAGCTGGCACACCGCTAGGCAAGATGGGGACAACTGGTATGTCAACTGGCAAGCACTTGCACTGGGAATTGCACAAGGGCAAGAAATATGAATGGAGTGCCACTGGCTTGAACTTTATCGAACCAACAGCTTTCTTTGACGCTCTTATGAAGCTAGAGGGAATTAAGGGAACTGCTAAGCAAGAAACTCCTGTCGATGCTCCAGCTGCTCCAGCTCCAGTGCACGGCAAAGTAAGTAAAAACGGAACAATGCCATACGGAGGTAAGCTTTTGAAGCAGGGGGAGCCACAAACTCCAGCTGTTGTGTACCTACAAAACAAGCTAGGCGTAAGCCCAAACGGTCCATTCGGGCCTAAGACTCACGCTGCCGTTGTTGCTTTTCAAAAGAAGCACAAGCTAACTGCAGACGGTGTTGTTGGTCCTCTAACCTGGTCTAAACTAGGCTAAACTTATAAAAAATGCCAATATACGAGTATGAGTGTTCAGATTGTAAAGAACGTTATACGTTTAGCCGAGGAATCAATGAAGAAGATCCTGGCTACGAATGTGAAACTTGCAATTTGAACCTTGCTCGTGTATACTCATTAGGAGCCGTTACGTTTAATGGTAGCGGATTCTATAGAACGGACAAATAGTGGTAGAAACTAAAGAAAAAGAGTGGCTGTTAAACGCCAACGATCGTTGTGATTCTGGATGCAATGCACAGGCCTATATTTGGGCTAAAGGACTAGATGGAGACCTGTTGTTTTGTGCACACCACTATGAAGAAATTATGGCAAATGCTGTGGGGTATGACAAAATGATGAAGTTTGCCATAGAGGTTGTTGACGAACGAGAAAGACTTATTGAGAATAGACTAAAGGCGGATGATTAAATGTTTGAGTATTATGTAAAACAAGTTGTCAACGTAGTAGATGGAGACACCATTGACGTTGTTATTGATTTAGGTTTTGATATTAGCTTTACTTCACGTGTAAGGTTGGCTGGCATTGATACCCCAGAAAGTCGTACAAAGGATAAGGCAGAGAAAACCCTGGGCCTAGAGTCCAAGAAGTATTTGGCAGATCGTATCAAGGCAGCAAAGACTGTTGTTATTAAAACTGAAAAGATGGATTCGTCTGAAAAGTATGGACGCATTCTTGGATGGCTATACCTTGACGGTGAAGGCAACTCGATTAACATGGAAATGATTGAAAAAGGTTACGCCTGGGGATATCTTGGAGACACCAAGGTTAAAGACTTCGAAGTACTGGCTAAGGCTAGAGCAAAAAACTCTTAGTCTTAAGATTATATTGGATAAACGTGGACTATCTTTTAGGGTTTTTAGTAGCAATCGGAATGTTTCTATTCTTTAGATTAATTGCTCCCAAGATGATTTCAAAAGATTTTGGTAATAGTGTACGCTATAGCCAAACTCACATACATGAAATTATAAAATACAACATTCCAGAATCAATGTTTCATCCTATCAAAAAGCCAACCCAATCTGCTAATTGTGAAAAAGTCATGAACGTTAAGGTTCTTTTTATAGATAAAGAAGCTTATTGGATTAAAGAAAATGCCCTGTTTATTGCGGATCAGGAAGACGGTATCGTAAAAGAAGACACAGCTAGGAGAGTTGACACAATGGGTATGAATGGTGTACAATTAGAGAAGTTAATCTACATCGTAGATGTCTTGAACGAGGGAAACAAAAATGATCGTGGCTATACAGGGAACAAAGGCTTTTGACCTATACCCAGTATTCTTGCGAGCTATGGGTGTAGCCCTCTCAAATCTACCAGATGAAGATAAAGAGTTCTATCTCTATTCCGCAGGTCCAGCACAGATAAATTCTATGGCCCTGGAGTTTTCTGGAGTCTCTGAGAGAAGTCTCAAAGCACGGGGAATTAAAATAAAAATGATAAGAGTACCACCAAGCTGGATAAAAGAAAACGTACATAGCATAGATTACCTTGCATTCTTTAGTAAGCCTAAAGAAGCAGTGTCGGATATAGTGTCATATGCAGAAAGCAAAGATGCTAAAGTCGGAATCTATCGCTATTAAATAAAGAAAGAAAAGATCATGGTCATCAAAACAATTGACGAAATGGAAAAGTTTGTTTCATCAAACAAAAGTTTTTCCTGGGACGGCTGGACTGTTGTAAGAACTTACAAGTCTGATAAGGCTAGAACATCTCCTAATGGTGTTTGCATTAAAGGACAGTGGCTAATCCAGGAAAGGTTTGTTCCTGGTATTGATGGCTGGGTTATTCCAGAAAGCATTGTTGCTAATGGGAAGGCATGAGTGGAAAGACGAAGGCTCCTGTAAAGGCTTTGACTCAAATTTATTTTTTGATAAATATGAAGAAGATCTTGCCCTTCGTCCTGCAATAGACAAACTCTGTGCTGGATGTCCAGTATCCAGAGAATGCTTCGCCGTTGGGGTTTCTCAAAAAGAGTGGGGCGTCTGGGGAGGTATTTTTCTTGAGAATGGAAAAATTTCTAGAGAGTTTTCAAAGCACAGAAGCAAGGATCAGTGGGCTGAAACTTGGAAGAGTCTGACTATGGAGGATAAGTAATGGAGCTTTGGTCGTGGGGTCTTGCCATTATTGGAGTGGCAGGCATTTACTTTGTTGGAAGAAAAACGCTTTGGGGTTGGTTTGTTTTGTTGTTCAATGAAGTAATTTGGATTGTTTATGCAGTAGTTACTGAGCAGTATGGCTTTATTGTTTCTGCTATCGCATATGCGGCGGTATATATTAAGTCCTACCTACACTGGAAAGAGGATGCTAATGTACACTGACGCAATGAAGAGGGCCTTTCATTCCCTAGCACATTTTGCCCCAAAAGGTTTCTACCTACAGGTAATTGATAATCAACACTTCATTACCATTAAGGCACAAGAAAAAATGTTTATGCTTCTAACTACCGACGGTAAGCGTCAGGCTGTTGAGTATATGATCAGGGTTAAAAAGGCCCTAGAAGATAATGGAGCGATTGTTTTGATTGTTCGAGAAGGTGGAGAAGAATGAATTTAGATTTTATTGCTTTTACGTTTTTAATAGTAGTTATAGTTAGTTTAATTATTACCATCATAAACTTAAAAATACGTCATAGGAGACTGGCTAAAGAGCTTCTTCAGTCAAGCATAGATAACAACATAACTTTAACAATGCTTGCTGAAGAGCTTAAGAAAAAAGAAGAAGTTTCAATAGAAAAAACTGATGGATTCTTAAAGTTTATTTCTGAGTCCAGGGACCTGGCCTTTGAATACATCGAAAAGGTGCAAGATTCTTTGGTTAAGTTTCGGGCTGAGGTAGATCCAGAAATAGATTATATGCTTACTTACGGTACAGCAACTGGAGACAACCTTTCTCTAAAGTCCTTTAAAAAAATTGAAAAGGCTTACAGAAAATTAATCAGTGAGGCTTTACCTCAAGAAGATAAAAAGAATTAAGGTTTCTATACAAAAGTATAGAAAAAGTAAAAACAAGGAGAAAAATGAATACAAAAGAAATCAAAGCAGTACTAGATTCTTATCTACGTAACCTGCTAGGTGTTGCACTAGCACTAATCACAACTACCATGGCAAACTCTGGGCTGGCTTCACCGCTAGACTTTGGCACTGGAGAGTGGCTTACTGTTGCTAATGGTCTGTGGGCTGCAGCCGTACCAACCATTCTACGCTACGTAAACAAGCAAGATCCAGCTTTTGGACTAATTGCTGAGGTGGCCACTAAAGAGGTCTCTAAGAAGCTCTCAGAGGCTGCTAAGAAGGCTCCTGCAAAGAAGAAGCCAGCTTCAAAAAAGAAGTAATTGAACAAGACAAGGAACAGGTCATCTTTTTGGTGGCCTGTTCTTTGTATGATAGAATTGATCAGATATGTCCAATATTAAAGTTGCCGTCGTAATGCTAACGTGGAAAAGACTGGATAGTCTTCCACGGTCTTTGGAGATGCTTTCAAATCAAACAAATAAAGATTTTACAACTTACATATCAAACTCAAATATTCCCGAAATGACCACGGTAGAGACTTATGTAACCCCATTTATTGATAAGCTAAATATAATACTCATGCACGACAACAACGATATGTATGCTTTTAGAAGACTATATATAGGTAAAGAGCTTGCCCTGCAAGGATTTGATGTAATACTATTTTTAGATGATGATGTAATTATTCCAACAACCTATGTTGATCAGTGCCTGTCTTATTTTGAACCAGAGTCTTTTAGATCTGCTTATGCCTGGCAATTCACGCAACGTGGTCAGAACTATTACAGAAGAAGATTTAAAGTAACCAATTCAAACTTAAGAGTTGATTATTGCGGAACTGCCGTTGCCATGGCAGATGCCAAGCTATTCTTAGAAGACGGAATTTTTCTTGCTCCAAAAGAAGCATATATGGTAGAAGACCTATGGATGTCTTATTACGCTAGCCATGTTCTTAAATGGAAGCTTGGATATAACCCCATAGAGGGATTAGTTATTGGCGGCCAGGACGGCGTTGCTCTAAGCAAAGTGGTTAGATCTGCAGAACACAATAAGGCTGTTTTTCTAAGAAAGCTTGTAAGCCTGGGCTGGAAACTATAACTTAATAATATCTAAGTATTTTTGTTTTAAAGATTCACTAGAAAAGTTTGAATATCCAATATCAAAAGCTAAAGCTTTTGCTGCTGTCTGGTCAGAGGACATGTAAAAGTCTATCTTGGCAGCAAGCTGCTTTGGGTCAGCTGAATAGACATCCAACATGGTCCTTGTCATTAACTGATCTGTCTTGTAAGACGCTACAAGCCATTCTGAGGGCAGAACCTGGTTGTTTGGTGATATATCAGTCATGAAGACTGGCAAGCCGCTCAGGAGGGCCTCATTCATCGGTAAGCATAGCCCAGCATATCTTCGGGGGAGAACCATTGCATCATAACCAGAGTATAGATCTTCCTGGTTTTTAATATCATCAGTAATAATCTTAATTCTATCATCATCTATGCTATAGTTAAGTTTTACCTGAGATCTAATCTCTAAGGTAAAGTCTTGCTTTGAATGTTTCATCATTTCAATTACTGTATCTGTACCATTTCTATCCTTTATAGCAACCTTTCCAGCAATGTGTAAAAGTTTTCTGTTTGGTTTTGAATTCAAGTCTCTAGCATTTTTAAATAGCTCATGCCTTGTCGGAGGTGGCAAATGAATAACACTACAAGATTTTCCAAATTTTGAAACAACGTCTTCAAGGCCCCACGTGCTTGGAGATAGCAAAATGTCTGGCAATGATAGTTCTGGGTTCTGTAAATTATCTAAAAACTCATAGTTATACTGCAAAACTGTTTTAACACCAGCCTGTTTTGCAAATACTGGAAATTTTTTGTTGTAAAAGATTTCACAACTTATAACTACATCCAAGTCTTTCAAAAAATCTAGGGCTGTTTTGTCTTTGATAAATCCAATATTTTTAGTGACGTTGTAGTCTTTATACCACTCTACATTTTGTGTGTTTTGATTAAATGGTGTAGAGTCTATTAATAAAATTTTGTCTGGATTAAGCATGTAGGCTAGCTCTCTTGTCTGATTACCCAACCCAGAGTTATCCGATCTAGCAATTAAGCCTATTCTCATAGATTATTAAATCCGTATTTTTCTCTTAGTTCTTCTATGCTTCTTTGTTCCCAATAGCTTAACTCATTATTTTTATTGTTAAATGGTTTAGAATAAATGTTTTCTGCTCTTGTCCAAATAATAGGAACTCCAAAAAACGGTTCGCCTTCTTTTTCATCCAGCTCTGGTCCACCCCACTTTTCAACAAAGTATTTACGCAAAGGGGCTATCATAACGTAGGCCCCGTCTATTGTTGCTCCACCATTTACTTGACAGGTTGCATTGATTTTAAAATTATCATATTCTTTTTGTTTTGCCAAACTAGATCTAAAGTCCCAGTCGCAATCCTCAAGATAACCTGGATAAAAGTTTTCATCAAATCTACCAACAACCTCAACAGCTTTTTTAGATATACCAATGCAATGCCAAGCATGGTCTGTTCTAAAAACTGGGCCATCATAATTTTCTACCATTGCTGCAATTTGCTTGAAGCCACCCTTAAAAATCATAGAACTAGAAACAATAAAGGTCCAGTCATGACCTTCATCTATTCCAATATTCCATGCACGAGAAACACCAATGTTTTCGGTTTGAACAGAAACCCTGATTCCTGGGTATTCGTTTATAAGTTTTTCACATTCTCCTGTGCCAGTATTGTCTACCAAAAGAACGTGTTCGTAATCTTTTATTGATTTTAAGCACTTAATAGTTCTTTCGTGTACCTTGTATACTGGTATAACAATAAGATAATCAGTCATATGCTTAGTTCCTTAAGTATTGTCTGCCATCTATTTTTATATGTGTAGTTATTCTTTACAAGTTCATGACCAGACCTTCTAATCTGGTCACGCTCTTCGTCATGTTCTAGGTAATAGTCTACTAATTCTTTTAGCTGATCCAGGTTGTTGTATTCGTAAAACACCACGTGCTTCTTATCTTCAAACTCTTTTTCAAGACCTTTAATATATGGATGAATTAGAAAGCCTCCACGACCAATAGTTTCATAAATCCTGTCTGACCAATAATCTGGGTAAGCAAAGTCTGGGCATAGAGTATCTCCAACAACCACCTTAGTAGCAGCATAAAGATTATTTAACTCTTGTCCTCTCACCATCTTAACCCCTTCTCTTCCGTAAAGGTTAAATCTTTTTCCATAAGCTTGGTTTAAAAAGTTAATAAGCTTTGGTCTATACGGCCACTCTGGATGGTATGTTTTGCTTCCAACAAAGATAACTTCTTCTGTTGCAATGGCTGGGGTGTAGGTACATTCCTTGTCATAAACCCCAGCTGGCAAGTAGTGACCCTTTACAGATGTATTTGAATTAAACCAGTCAGCCATCTTCCTATCCACAGTAAAGAAGTGATCTATGTATTGATAGACTGGTTTACGACGCAGATCTTTTTGTCTTCTTAACCCAAACCAAAGATCTAGGTGGTAGGTCATGCTAGGAATTTTATGCTTTTTTAGTTCTAACAACACATCTTCCATTGTAAATCTTCCGATGGTGTTCCATCCGTGAGTATGAACCCAAATAAAAAGAGAACTGTCCATTGCGTTTTGTAAAACCATCTCGGTGGTGGCTTCACTTTCTTGCAATCTAATTACTTCATGTCCTAAAGACTCTAAAGTTTTTGAGTGATGAGACTCGCTAGTAAAGTCTACTCTAAAGTTTCCTAAAAAAGTTATTTTTGCCACAGGATAACCTTACCCTACAGGCGGATAGCCTTAGCGAATACAACTCTAGACGCCATCTTAGATGCGGCAATGATTGCGATTGGTGCAGCAATACTTAGGATTGTTCCTGCCCACATGCGTGGCTCTAGATATTCCCAGTCCCAAAAGTCAAGGGTGTGAAAAGCGTTAGCCAAAACAGCAATGCCACCAAACATTAACATACCAAGAATGGCACCAAAAGTTTTTTCAGGCTTGCCGTCTTCTCTCATTCGAGAAGCAAGAACTAAGTAGGCAACCAAGAACAGAAGATACATGAGCTCAATAAAGAAAAAGAATAGTCCAGCCATCCAGTCTTGAGAAAGACCAACAAACTGTGCGACTGCAGTGATACCGTTAAAAGAAACAATAGCTGAGGATATAAAGGCAATTCCGATACCAGTTAGCCATGTCCAAAGAACAAGCTTCTGGTCAATCTGAATCTTAGGAGCTCGCTTTGATTCTTGGAGCTCATACCTTTGTCTTTTGGTGTCTTCTACACGTCGCACAACGGCTTCCTGACTATTCGGATTGTTTACTTTATCGGCAAGAACTTTTTGCCTTCTTCTAAATGACATAGGATTACTCATAATGCATCAATTATACCACTAAAGTTTGTGGATAGCAAGGCCAGGATATATGCTATAATTATTAAGCCTGCCCAATTGGGGGGCATTAACTCGCTTAATATAAGGAGATGATATACATGGTTATTACAACACCATTTTCAGGATTTGGTCTAGATATTGACAAATTCTTTAGCACTACCCCAGCAGCAAACACCTATCCACCATATAACGTTGTCAGGATTAACGACGACAAGATCGTAATGGAGTTTGCAGTAGCTGGATTCAAGAAGGATGATATCAGTATTACTACTGAAAAAAATGTCCTATCTATAAAAGCAGAAAAGCCAGATGCTGACGATAAGAAATACCTACATAAAGGTATTGCTGCTCGGAAGTTTACTCGCTCATTCTCACTACCTGAATACTATGAAGTAGATTCGGCTGGATTTGAGGACGGTATTCTGTATGTTCATCTGGTAAGAAACATTCCAGAAGAGAAAAAACCAAAATCAATTAAGATCCGCTAAAAAACGATGATATCCTTTAGGTAGCTTGATTTTCCGAGGACCGCTACCTGGGGAGACAACCTAGGCATGTTGCTAAAAGGCCTATAACAATACCTGTGGTATAATGTTTATATGCCATATCATGTTGGAGAAAAAGGATCTTACGGTTGCTCAGGCTACCCTGCCCTTAAAGACGATGGAACCGTAATGGGTTGCCACACAACAGCTGAAGAAGCTGCCAATCAAATTTATGCAATCAACCAGTCTGAAGGAAACATTGAAGCTGGCGTTGGTATTAAAAATCCAGAAGAGTGGCCAGGAACTGCTATAAAAGCAGCAACAGACAAAGATGGCATGGGGTCTGCCATTGGACAGCCAGAACCAGCATCAAAGAAACCTTCTGCACTAAAAGATCCTAAGAAAAAACCAAAGACTAGGGTTGGCGGTGCTGGTGGAGATTCTACTGGTGCAATCTCAACTACAAATGGCGGAACATCCATGGGAACTAAAGCAGATGAAAAGGTTGCTCCTTGTTGGGACGGATACACCCAAAGGGGAATGAAGCCAGGAGACAACGGACGCATGGTTCCTAACTGTATTCCAGTATCTAAAGCCGAAGCAAGAATTACTGAGGGGGACTTTGTAAGTGCAAGGACTACAGAGGGCATGGTTGTTGGTCAGGTAGAGCACGTCATGCGTGAAGGTGGTAGATATGGTGAGCCAGAAAACCCTTACTCCGTTGAGTCTACTCCAGAAAATCCAGCGGTAGCTATTAGAATTCTAGAAGAAGACGATGGAGTCTACTACTACACACCATATTCAATTGGTGCATTAATGTCAGACGTTGAAAGAATTAACATGCCAAATATTAGTTTAGAAGATTATGAAGAGGACGATGATTACGATGAATACATGGACAAAGCTGAAGGCTACTCTCCTCCTGCTGGGGCTAGGGCTGCTGCTCGTAGGGCTATCAAGTTCAAGGAAGACGGCAAAGCTACAGGAGCAGGAACTGCAGTTGGATGGACAAGAGCTAGACAACTGGCTAATGGAGAGACACTCTCGCTAAGCACTGTTAAGCGTATGTACTCTTACTTCTCTCGCCACGAGGTAGACAAGAAGGGCAAGGACTGGGGAAACCAGGCTAACCCATCTAACGGATATATTATGTGGCTAGCGTGGGGTGGAGATGCAGGATTCTCTTGGTCTCGCAGAATTGCACAAAGAGAAGCAGATAAAGCCTTATTCTCTGACTTTGGTAAAGATTATACCTCAGTAACAAGACTAATTTAGTTTTACTTCATGTCGATTAAGTATCGAACATTATCAATAAAGCCAGCTCTAATTGCTGCTTTCAGCATCTTATGAGAAGATGATCCGTACTTGGGTAAGTCTGAGAAGTAAACGATATACTGGGTGTCTGGGTTTAAAGATTTAATCAAAGCTGCGTTGGCTATAGCTTTCTTTACGTTGTCTGTTCTCTTAGCTCCAGGACGCTTCTTCTCCCCCTGCAAACCACCCTTAGCTTCAACATAAACCTGAGTTCCTCTATTGTCATAAGCAAAATCAACCTCACAGCCAGTATCCTCTACGATAACATTCTTAGTTATGTTGGTTGTTCCAAATCTAGATAGGTCTATCAGTACCTTAGACTCAAACTCATCGCCAGAACGCCTAGACTCTGCCTGAAAATTCAAAGGTAGTCCTCAGCCATTCGATTGATACCAGAAATATATCCAGCCTGCCAGGCCCTTACCTCTGCTTCCGAGGGAAGCTCTCCAAGGGTTTCTATGTAAGTCTGCATATCTTGCTTAGCCTTCTTAATAACAGCCTTAGTCTGCCTATCCAGCTTTCGCTTTTCTTGTCTTTCAAATTTACTCATGAACAAATGATACCAAAAAAATGGCGGTATGTCAATCTTCCTTAGAAGCCTCTATAATATCACAATAGCAATACTCTTTATGCTTAATGATATCAAAATAAAGATCTAATGCCAGAACATGGATCTTTCCGCAAACACATTTATAGAGCATAATCAATTCTACCAATGTTTATTAATCTGCTATACTTTAGTGTGGACTTAGAAAAAGAGATAAACAATATCTTATTTAATCTTGGTAAAGAGATTAAGATACATAGGGTAGATCAAGAGAATACCCTGATTGAAATTGAGTATGAGAAGTACACCGTTGAGATATTAAGGGTATTTATGAAATACCTGTCAGAAGAATGATTTGACATTACCCTGCCTAATGCACTATAATATAGGCTGAACAATAATAGGAGAACAATTGAAGAACATCTACAAGAGTATCGTAATATCTGCAGTATTCGGTAATGCTATTGCTTTGCCAGTAGTGGCCTACACATTCCCATGGGACACCTACCTAATTGACCCAACACCATACTACATCGTACAGTCTGGATCCCTAGGGTTTCTTATCGCTTTGTGTATCTTTGTATACGAATGGGCTAAGTATGCAGACAAGCCTTGGCTAAAGAAGCTTAATTCAAAAAAGCCTAAAAGAGTAAAAAGATAGATAATAGTTTTATTATTATAATTTATGGTAAAATAGTAGTACCTTTTTGTTTGTAATAAATACCAGACATAGAGGTTTATAACTTAATAGGGGAACCCCCCACTAACACTCAACGACCGAGTACTAACTACCAAGGAAAGGTAGGTCGCTAAATGAAAAGAAACAGGTTAATTCCGATTAGTGCAATTGCACTAGTATTGACTATCGGTACTGGACAAGCTTTCGGTGCCATCCTAGAGGCTAATGAAAATGCTCAGGAAAGCAAAACCCAATTAGTAACGCAGGTAAAAAAAGAAGTTATCATTTCTGGACCTGTTCAAACTCCCCAGATATCTGCAGGACCAATCTTTAAATCAGCCCCTCCTTTGGTTGGGTCTCATGACTGGATGGCACAGGAAAAAGCTGAAAGAGATCAGCTTGAGTCTGAAGCCCAGCAAACACAGGCAGAGCTAGAGGCAGAAATTGCTAGGCTAAAAAAGATTGCTGATGACACTGCAACCCTAAATGAAACATTAGTTTTAGTTAAGAATCAAATTGGTATAACTAGATGGGTTTTAGGTGGCTCTACCCCAAGAGCTTGGGACTGCTCAGGACTTGTCAAATGGACCTACGCCCACTTAGGAATAGAGCTTAGACACAGTGCCACAACCCAAAGAACATCTGGAACTATCGTAACAGAACCAAAGATTGGGGACCTTGTATCCTTTAATCATAGAGGTTGGAAGAACGCATACCACATTGGAATCTATGTTGGACCAGATGAGATGCTGCACTCTGGTGGAAAACCAGGGGACAGAACAGAGATTCGTTCTATCAGTGGATGGCAAGAAGATAACGGTAATAGTGAAGTAGTCTATACTCGTATTATAGAGACTAACAATTAAAAGAATGTTATAATAAGACTATGACAACCCACTCTTTTTTAACACTTAGTAGCTCTTCTGCTACCCGTTTAACTCCCCCAGGAATTCATTCAGGAATGGACATCACGCTTCAAAATGTTGACGATGAGGCTTATGTTTTTGTTGGCGGCTCTACGGTAACATCCTCTGACTACGGATACAGGATTGCACCTGGACACGCTATTTCTTTTGAGCTTCCTGGAAAAGACGATCTTTATGCTACTACTGATACCAACAGCTCCAAGCTTGCAGTATTAAAAACTAATCTTGAGTCTGGCGTATAATGGCCAGGTTTACCAATCATACAGATGGTATTCCTGGCCCACAAGGACCTGCTGGTGCAGACGCTACACTAGGAACCGAAACTTCTTTTACAGTAAATGGTGGAACACTTGGCACTCAGCCAACCTTCACTGGAGCACCACTATTCAGCGGTAGCTATGTAAAAAATGGACCACTGGTACACTTTCAAATCCAAGTAGACATGGATAACATTACAAACTTTGGAACTGGTCAGTATTACATGGACCTTCCATTTACCCCGAAATATGGATATCAGTTTAAGAATGGTTGTTTCCATGATATTTCTACTGGTAGACAGTATGCTATTGGTGGACATGTTTATGCTGGAAACTCTCAAATGCTGTTAAACTATACTGACTCAAACGGTAGGGATGCTGCCTTTGACCATGATAGCCCAGCCACTTTGACAACGGCAGATAACTTCCACATTGCTGGCGATTACATCACAGCCTCTTGACATCAAGCCCCACATACTGTACAATATAGGTATGAATAATAATGATGCAGTTGACGACTACTTTGATACCCAGCTAAGTAAAAGTAACGTCCGTGAAAAGCCAGACTGGGCTGAGCGTATCACACGCAGTAGGGCTAGGTTTTATCAAGAAGGAATGTCCCACGGTGCTGAGCTAGAGCGTGAACGTATTATTCAGCTATTGGATAAAAATCTGGGCAGATTAGATTGGGACGATCTGACCAAACTTATTAGACAAGAGGATTTAAATGACTGAGCCTAAGATTATTGATAACCTGCTCTCTAAAGAAGATTATGACACCCTTTATGAACATTTGTTTAATTTAAATAAGGAGTCTGACTGGGGCGATGAAGAGTCTGGCACTTTTCTTTCTGCCGATCCTGGGCTTGGAAGACATCTTTATGCAGATAAAGTAATAGAAGAGTATGGGGAAAAGTTAGTTCCATTAGCCAGAGAGATCTTTAACAGTGAAACTCTTTTGCTGTCCTACTCCTTGTTCTCTCATTATGAGGGACCCAATGCAAACCTACATAAGCATAAAGATTCTAACGCCTGTACATACACACTTGACATGTGCCTATACCAAACAGAGCCTTGGGACATTTACGTAGAAGATAAGCCTTACACTCTATACCCAAACCAGGGACTCGCTTTCCTGGGAGAGGAACAAGAGCATTGGAGAGAGGCATATCCAAATCCAGATACTCAAAAGGTTGGCATGGTCTTTTTTCATTTTGTTGAGCCAGACCATTGGTTCTTTGAAGAAAATCCAGATAAGCTAAAGAAAGGTATGGAAAGATGGCCAAAATGGCAAGCCTCCACGCAGAGGGACTAACTGACGAAGATCTAGAGGGTGCAGAGATTGCTGAAATTCTAGAAGAAATGTTTGTAGATTAATATGAGAAATCAGATTATTAAAGACAGCCTTAAGATAGGTGCACTTATTGTAGCTATCCTGTTTATCTTTGTAGTAGCCCTACCATTCGCTGTAAGCGATGAGTTCGACGAAATTTTGTTATCTATTATTGGAAGGTAAAGTTCGGCGGTAAATAAGAGATCAATACAAGCACAAGGTGCTTGACATTCTCTAGTATCCCCAGTATAATTTATATATGAGTCAATTTGCTACAGCTAAAAGAGATACATACATTAACCGAATGAGCAATTCTGACATAGAATATCTCGTTCCAGAGGGTAAGTGGCTATTCCACATTACAACCCCAAATCAGGTCAAATATCTAGAACCAGGAGAGATCGCTGTCTGGGACATGACCACTGGTGGGGTATGCTATGGGTATGCCAAAGATTGGGAAACAAACTAATGCAAACATTTCTACCTTACATAGACTTTACTAAGTCTGCAGAGGTACTAGACAATAAGCGTCTAAACAAGCAAATCTTAGAAGGCTATCAGATCCTTAAGGTTCTAAATAGTGATGACCCTAGAGCCGCTTGGAGGAACCATCCAGCCGTTAAGATGTGGAGAGGTGCAGAGACTACTCTGTATGAGTATGTCCTCTCTATGGCTGGCGTAGCCTCCGCCAGAGGCATAAAGACAGACAAAAATCTGGAAAATATTAGGGTCCTTCGTAATGCCACTGTACAAAACTGGGGTACCAAGAAACCCTTCTGGATCAATAACGAATCCATAGTAAATAGACTAACAGAATCACACAGGGCAAACTTATACAGAAAAGACCCAGAATTCTATATAGATTTTGTTCACGATAAGGCTAATCCTTGCTGTGATAAGTGTCAGTATTACTGGGTAACACATAACGAAAAATAAGGAGAGAACGGGTATGGCAACAGAAGCACAAAAGAAAGTTATGAACACAGACTATCATCAGGAATATGGATTTCTAGCTGACAGCATTCAAAAGAAGATGGCAAAGCTATTGGATATGTATGACGACAGAGACATCTCCATTTTTGATCTAGCTCAGAACCATGGAGCATTAAACTGGGTAGACAAGAAGCTTACAGAGAACCTAGATATGTATGACCACATCGTTAGACAAAGAAACGAAAGGGCTCAGGCTAAGTCCTAATTTAGGGATAAAAACTAATGGATCGTAATCCTTGCTGGTACTGTAATAAAGAGCTCCAAGAGCCTACAGTGACCTATAGAAGAAAGCATATCAAGAAGAAGCTTAGGACAGACATATCAGTCCATTCTGCTTGCTTTAAGTCTTTGTCTAGATCACGTAAAGAATATAGGATTATAGTTCCAGGAACAGTAGCTCAATAATTTCGGGGTATGAGAAGCTCCATCGTAATCCCTAGTATAAACAAACACTATAGAAAGAATACATGGAAATCATCTTTGGGATAGCTTGCTTCATAGCAGCATATCTGATTAATTCTATTCGTAAATAACCAAATCCCGATATCCTCATATCCCCAATAGCCCCATTGGGTTGATCTAAATACCCCCAAAGTTATGCACAGGTTATACACATCTGTGGATAATATATCTTACTAATCCTATTTGTATATCATTATGTGTGGATAAGTCAATTTGTATATGGGTAATTGGGCCCATTTATAGAGGGCGTTCTTAATCTTTTTTTGCGGAAGGCTCCCCTATACCATACTTTGATCAAATTGTCAAATCCTGATATCCAAATATGTTATCAAATTGTTATATTCTTTGTAGGTTTCCACCATAAAAAACATACGATATTATATCTATTTTGTTAACAAATATCAAATAACTTATATCAAATTTGATAAAACATATACCTTATTTGCTGATATCCACCAAGAAGTATTTGTGTATATTATACTAGGGGTATTTGGGTATCTTCGTAATACCCTGGCCCTTCGGGCCGCAGCTTCGCTGCAAAACTTTCGGGGATTTTTAGAAGAGGGATCGTAATACCTATAGACAAATACAATGTACCTTTTCTGGGAAATTATATTTGGGGATCGTAATGGGTATATAAAAATAGGATAATTACTATTTGGTTATTTGCCTATTTTTCCAGGGTATATAAAAGATACACCAATATCCCTATAAGTAGATATACAATCATTTGGGAAATATTATTTGGAGATCGTAATACCCAAAATCTGGGAAAAATATTTGGATGTTCTTAATACTATTATTTGATATAGTATTTGACATTTGGTAAAAGATATGGTGCGGCCCCAAACTGCCCTATTGCTAGGACAGGATGGAGGAGGGGGCTAGTCTTGAATAAACTTTCCACGAGTTTCAGAAGCGTCAAACAAGTTACCTAGGATTTCAAAATCCCCAGAATCCTCAAGGTCTAATCCAGCAAGGAGCAAGTCCCAAAGCTCATCAATGTATTTTTCTGCTAGCTCTGTTGGCTTGGCTATCTCGTTGTAAATAGCATAGGCAAGTGGGAATCCCAAATCTCCATACTCTATCAAATCTGTATACCCTGGCTCTTCTCGGAAGTCTATCCATAATTCTGCTAGGATAGCAACCCTATTAGAAAAGGGGGTTGTGGCTGTTTCTGACATCTACACTCTCTTTCTCAAACTCTGCTGATTCTGCTATTAGTAGTAAACGATTGTATGAAATTGTTGGTGCTGTTCTTGCCAGATAAATACCGACAAAATCTAAATCCAATGTTATGTCGTTTACGATTGTTGCTATTTTAGTTGCTGCCTTTTCTTCTCTAGTTTGTATTCTTCTCATAAGTCCTCTCATTATACCAGATACAGGGAGAGGATACAAGACCCAATTCTGGTACCCTCTCCCCGTCATTTACTGATTGGCTAGGAAAACCCATTAACCTAGCATCAGTGCAGTGAAGTATGTGTTACCCACAACCTTCCCGCTATTTTAGTAGGATCGCTCCCAAGCTATTAAAACAACACTTCTTCTTTATACTTTGGTAGACTTTCAAATACCAGCTTCAGTCCATCTGACATGACATCCCACTTCTCAAACATAAACCCCTCTAGGCCATACCATAGGTCTGGCTCATGGTCTTGGAAGTATGGGTCATTAGCAATAAGACTATTATACTCATCCCAGGTTAGCTGTATAGGGTTGCTGAGCTCTTCAACGTTACCGTCGTTATATTCATAGATATGAATGTACCACGGACCAGCATGCCTGTACTGGCCAGATGAGTCTAGCAACTCTCTTTGAAATATATTCAGGTCGTACACGTACGGGGTTAGGCTATCAGCCTTGCTTCTAGTCAACATACTTAGTCACCAATCCATATCCTTCACATTCAGGACATTCGTCCTTACCTTCACCAGTCTCTTCGTCATAGCACTCACACTCTATCTCAACAGATAACAAGGCATAGTCATACTCGTCGTCCCAAGGAACTTCGGTAATGTAGTATCCTAATCTATTTACATAGTGATACCCTGCCACAATAAGGTCAGACATATCTCCTTGTATCCAAGTCCAGATATACTTGTTGTCTGCCTTGGTGACATAGTCTACTTCTTCACCATAGGTCTCAAACATATCTTGGTCTGGGTCATTGCTAAAGTGATTGTGGATAGGCTTGAACTTCTCTGCCCACTTGTCCCAACCTTGGTATTCTGTATATGTGGGTTCTGGTATCTCAATGGGTTTTACTGTCATTGGGGTTTCTCCTGTTCGTTGGGTTTGATTGTATCATTACCTACCGACATTATAAACTGCACCTGAGCTCTGAACATATCAGCATCCTCCATAGTTAGATTATCTTTTAGGAACTGTATGTCTTTGGCTAGGTTACCTGTTACATATCTTGTATCTATATTCATCTTATTAGTCTAGCTCTACTAGATTGCTACCAGCATCAACTTCAACTAGTCCTGTTGCGATTAGGATTTCTCCGTTGTCTTCTTCTCCAAATACAGCGTTTGGCAGGATTGCCAAGATTTGCTCCATTAGTTGGTTCATTGTCATTTGTCTCTCCTCCCTAAAAGTGAAAGTCTACAGGAACAAGATACCACATATCGGGGTTCAAGTCAAGGTCATTTTGCATATGATTTACGTTGGTGCTCTCATGGTGAATATCAAAGAAGTAGGAGTTCATATCCCATTCCCCTTGATACATGTCAATCATCTTCTTCAGCTCATACAACTCAAAGTCATATCTCATCTCACCTGTATAACTATCTAACTTAGCACTTAGGTCTAGGTCTTTAGCCTCGAAAGATTTTCGGTAGCTATTGAACTCATCAACTCTAGATGTCATTACATCAACGATAGTTCTATCAAACTTATCCCTATCTTTACTAGAGATAATCATATTAGATGAAGATTGATATGGGTCTTGGTCAGGATTGAATCTACCCCCACCAATTACAAACCAATCAAACCAAGAGTTAGTAGCAAACTCATTACTACCTAACTCAGCTTGTAGCTTGCCCTCAACCAACTTCATTGCTTCGTCATCGTTCTCAGCCTGAACAGCTATCCATTGCAATACGTGCATTATAACCTACCACCTTTTGTCGTTTGAAAAGAACATGTTTGGACTACCAGCTACCAGTAGTATTGTTAGTATTATTATAATAAGCTCCACTAGACTACCTTCCCTTTGTATAGGTCTACGCCTAGTCCTTTGTTTACTGTCTTGCCACAGAATGCACATGCTCCATATGCATAGTAATGAACATGCTTCTTACTCATCTGCTTCTCCTACCCACATCTCTCCAGTGTAGTAGTATGTACTAACATCATGAGAATACTCCCAAACAACCTCGTCATCTTCTGCTTTAGACAAAGCTTCTTCCTTAGAATCAGCTTCTATAGTAATTTCTTCCCAGTTGATGTATTCTCTTTGGACTTTATACAATGGCATTTGCCACCTCTCTCTCGGTTCCATTATAGTCTGACCCTACGACATTTTGTGGGGTATTCTTGATTTGATTCTCCCAAGTAAACAGATTGGATCTAGTCCTATCGTTATGTGGGTCAATCATTTTATGAAGAGTGGTCTCCTCATTAGAGATAATACTAAGTAATTCCTTTTTAGTAATTAGCTTAGTCCAATCTCTATAGTCGTCTCCAACAAGGATACTGTACATACCCTCGAATTCAAACCAACCTACACCTTCATAGCATACGGTTGCTAAACCTTTGGGGGTATTTACAACAGCATGAGGAGCAACCCAATGCCCTTCTTTAGTCATGCCTAGAAGGATTTCTGCTTTTTCTGTATCAATCATTTTTACGTTCATGAGTATATTATACTGATACCCTCCGACATTATCAAGGAATTCGGGAAAATATTTTGGATCTTCTTAAAGTTATTTTTGTTGTTAATTATTTTATTATGTAAAGTAGCCGCACCCCATTTTGGGGAGCAGTTTTGACACTTGCTCAGGTGTTTTGTTTTTAGGCTGTTGCCAACTGAACCGCCTTGAAGATTCTGTTCTTCTCTGCGTTTGTGATTGGGTCAAAGCCAGAAGCAGAAGCCAAGATAGATTCTGTCTTGCCCTTACGACCCGAACGATACCAGTCTAGTCTTTCGGTGAGAGCGTTAGCCACACCCCAAGCTGTTCCAGTAATTGTGTTATTGAAATCACCAACATAGATTTCGTTGATAAGGTCAATCTTGTTAGCATACTTGGTTGCTGATACTTTCTTGCTATCTTCTTTTGGCTGTGGATACAATGCCGAAACAATTTCATCAAACTTCTTTTTGCTAACCTCAGTCTGAATCATCTTGTTTGCCATTAGACTAAACTCGTCAATGTATGCGTTAGCCAAGCCCAATGCCTCACGAGCAATCTGAACTTTACCACTTGCTGTCTGAGTGTGTCTAATCTTGAATGACTGCTTGACAGAACCACCACGACCACGATTACCTAATGCTAGGTTGAGGGTGTTGGCACATACAACACGAACGGGAGTAATACTAGCCTGAATAGCAACAGAGCCGTCGTGGCTAGTGTTTACTAGAAGATAAGTGTTTACTTTATCTCCAACACCATTCGGGTCAATGACGGTCTCTCTCTCCAATGCCAAGGCACCAAAGACAACACGACCACCCTTGATTGAACCTGCTGTCTCCCAACGACCACCGTTGTCTAGCAAGTTGTCGGCAAAGTCAAATAGGTCTTCATTCTGGAGAGGAACATAACGCTCACCAACAACACCAAGAACATCATTCTTGGTTGTGTCAAATGGGTTAGTCCTAGTCACGAATGAATAAGACTTATCACTCTCAAAGCCTGCTGGAATTGCTACATCTTCAAGACGAACGTCCCATTTATTTAGTTTAGCCAACTCTAGCATTTTGGCTGTGGATACTTCCTCAGTGAAGACTGTTCCCAATCCGTGCCAAGCTGGCTCACGAAGGGAAGCGAAAGCGGTTTCTCCGTTTACTGATTCTAGCAAATGTGCCATTGGTATTACCTTTCATTAGTGTTTGATTTGATAAGACTATTATCACACGAACCACTGACATTTGTCAAGACTATTTTTCGGGAGATTTTTCGGGGTCTTCGTAAATAGATCGTAAAGGACTTGACTTTTGGCCAGGGATGGGGTGCGGCCCAGACGGTGGACAGTTTGACGTCATGTCCAGGACGGTTGACCTAACAGAAAGGAAGTAAGGTTAGGCCAACATGCTTAGGCTACAGCTGTTTCATTTTTTTGATATCCATGTACTGGGCACCTTGTCTGCTCCAGATACATTTCATCACTAACGTTTATTAGTGAATCAAGTGGCAATGTAGTTATACCTAAATCAGTTTTTGTTATGAATCTTTTCTTGTCTAGGTCTACTGTAAATACACCCTCACAAAATAGTTCATCGTTTTCAAAATCAGTCTTCAAGACGACTGGCAAGGCACCTTTAGCATTAGCAATGAGTTCGAGAATGCCTGCACCTGTATCTCTAGTAAGACTAGGATAAGCAGTTGCAAAGTTATCACCAGTTCTATCAAGTGTCTCCTCTACGTCTTCATCAGTGGTTTCATAGAGCCAGTAAAGACCTTTGTCTAGCTTCTCTACGTTAGTCTCATCCCTCAAAAATCTTAGGGCTGTTAGACCTTGTCCACTTGGGTAGTGGTCCCATTGGCCATACTGTGCTACAACTACTTTGTCGTTCTTGATTACTTTAGTTAGTCCTCTAGTTCCCATTGTATTCCTGTTCTCCTTCACATATATTGCAGAATGGTGTGCAATCGAAATTGCCTTCGTGCCTAGGACACTCTATCATTATAAGGTCACCCACCGACATCAGGTTCCCAACTCTTTTCCACATTCAGCACACTTGATATTCTTGTTATTGCTGATGTTGAATAAGTCTATGTATCCATAGCATTCGTGTTCCATTACTTTTCTCCAAGGGTATTGAAGTTGTTGCTATCATAGGGGTCAATAAAGGCGTTCCAATCTCCGTCTGGTAATTCGGAATGCTTCTCCATACCCAGCTCAATTGCCTCATCTTCGGTTTCTGCGTTTACCCAATAGGTAGCAGAATACTCTACTTGCCAGCTTTTCATAGTTTCCTTTCTTTCTTCAATTTTACCAAGACCTACCGACATTACTCTTCGTCCTCATCTTCTTCTTCATCTTCAATCTCTTCAAGGTCTATGCTGTAGACACCATCATATGATATGTCATCAGTCACGCTGTCTCCCCAAGAGGTGTAAGCTAACTGTTCTGCTTCTTGCATTGAGTCTGCTTCAATCTCTCCATCAAAGTCAATTCTCATCTTTACGTAGTATCTAGGCATTACTGCTCCCATTCTGATAAGTCTTTGCCATTGAAGATAGCTTCAACGTATTCATACCTGCTGTTGTCGTTTACCTCACCTAGGGTTTCCCATTGCTGGGGGGTAAGGGAATTGCTATCAAAGATAAGCAAGTCTGCTTGCTCACCATAGTTTCCGTCATAGGACACGTATCCTACATTTTTGATTTCATCATACGCCATGATTATTCCTTTCCTTGGTTGCTTCCATTTTACTACTAACCACCGACATTATCAATACTATTTGGGAAAATTTTTGGGAGATTCTTAATTGACTTCGTAAATGGTATGTGGGTGGCCTGGAGGGCCGCCCCACTTTTTCCCTGCTACCAGCAATCTATCCAGATCACTTCACAGGGAAAAGTTGGCTTCAGCTTTAGGTCTTTACAGACTCAGTATTTGTGCCAACTTGTGGAAGCAGTTTTACAACTTGCTCAGGTTGCTTCGGGCGTTGAACCTGCTAGGCAGGGGTATTTCCCTAAGTTAGATAAGGTCAATAACAGCAGAGTAAGAACTTGCTGATACTTCCTCTTGGGTTGTCATCTTCAGGATACGGAGATTGCGAGTTAGCAATTCCTTACGAGAGATGTATTCTCTACCAAAATGAGTTTTGTCGTTTGGCTTGACTGGCTCTTCTGGCTTCTTTGGGAAACCTAGTCCCTCTGGGTCAAACTCAACAGACACATCATTACGATAGTGATTTGTGCTAAGACGAACCAGACTTCCGTATTCTGTTCCAATGTTGCTTGGGTCTGATAGTGCCTTGATAGCGTGAGCAACTAGGTCATCTTGATACTTTTTGACATCTAGCTCATACTGCTTACGCAATCCAGCATACGCCTCAACATCTTCGTCAATCTTTGCGATAGACGCTTCTATGTCTGCGATTAGTTTGCTTGTTGGGATTTTTACTGACAGCGTTCTTGCCATAGTTTATTGCTTCCTTTTCTTTGTTAGGGTTATTTGTTTACTTGCTTATTGTATCGGATACCACCGACATTTATGGGTGGGTAGTTTAGACTGATACCCAGCAGTTTTCGTCAGTTTTAGGAGTGGAGATTACTTGATTACAGTTGTCCAGCGTGGCTGACCAGCTACATCAAGACGAACACGGAAAGTGCCGTTCTTGTTTTCTACGACTTCCTGAATAATGCCAGAGACCTTGCTCTTGGCGGTTGTGAACTGTGAGCCAACAGTTAGAGTGTTTTCCATTTTCTGCTTCTTTCTATTTGATTTTTACCAACTTTTGTTGATACCCCCATTGTAGCAAAGACCACCGACATTATCAAGTGTTTACGACCATTTATTTATAACGATTTGGGGGAAAAATCGTTATCTTCTTAAACTTGACTTTTGGGGTCAAAGGTGGTGCGGCCCCCTTTCGGGGTACCTGTCAAGTTTATTGCTTAGTGTGTTGCTAACATCCTGTTTATGTCTATAATTCTAATAGCAACATTAGACATCACCAAGTGCCTGGCAGTAGCCAGATTAGCAACGGGCTCAATCGATCCATCTTGATACTCAACATACCAAGTGTTAGTTAGATACGCCATTAGTCTTCCTCTTCTTCTTCATAGTCATCAACTAGCCAAGCGTCTAGGTGAGCGTGTTCAATAATTGCGTGAGCTGGAGCTTTGTCTGAACCATCACGCCATCTAATTTGGAATGGCTCTCCATTACGGTCTAGTCCATCAGTTGGTAATTGGATTAGTCTGTCATAGTCCATCTCCCAATAAGCGTCAATAGCTTCAATACAAACTGGAACCATTGCTTTTGGAATTGGTGGATAGTGATTACCTGCCAAGTGCCAAGCTATCTGTTGCTCTAGTGATACTTCTGTTTCGGCAATTCCCATTGCTGTCATCATTCCCATTGCTATTCTCCTTCTACTGTTTCTACTTCACAATCACAATACTGAACCATTAGTTTACCATTGACTACCGACACCATACCAAACTCACAACACACTTCACAAAAGTGAACGCTTAGTTGTCCTAACATTAGATAAACTCAAAAGGGTCTCGGTCTTGGAATATCTCTTCAATATCTTCCAAGGTATAGTCTTCAGGGTTAGCTAGGTATTCTGCCCAAGCTTCTCTAATCTCAATTGCCTGTTCGTCCATTAGTATCCTGCCTTCTCAAACATTGCCAATAGGGTATCAATTTGGTCTTCGGTTAGGGCTTCAATAGCCTCTTCGTTGATTACATTCTCAAACATGAGCTGCCTTTCTAGTTGTTGGGTGGTTAGCATGAATAGCATAACATCTGCCACAGACATTCTTGAGGTCATAGCTGTAGCGTGGCTTCTCGGTAAACCAATACTCACAGTCATCGCAACTGTAAAAGCTTCTAGTATCCGTCATTTATTGCCTTCCTTTTCTGTTCGCTTCTTGTTAGCTTGTGTTGCTTGGACTGTTGGACAAGGTGTGGCGACTTCATTAGCTGTCTAAATAATTCTTTAGACTCAGCTTTTCTTCTGGCTTCGTTTCTCTTTCCCAACATACTACTCATCTTAGCATTACCCTCCGACATTTCGGGGGAATAAAACACTCCTTCATAAAATAGTTTATAACAATTAGGTAACGGGCCGCACCCTCTTTCGAGGGATCTGTCAAGTTATTGATATATAAAAAAGTAAAATATCACAACTGCTATCACAAAAAATACTAGGCCGTCACTACTCACCACTACCCCTAACAACAATCCAGATAAGGGCTTGCATTGCTCTAGGTGTCATTCCAAATTCATTAGCAACTTTTGTAACAGCGTTAGCCAATTCTTTGTATTGAGTTTGGTTAGGTGTCTTCTTTTCAATTCCAACAGCTCTCAACATCCAGACGTCAATCACAACAGCGTTCTCGTCTCCTGCAATAGCTCTGGCGAATGCATTAGTCTTCATTCCCTTTAGAGCGTCATACCCAAAGGCTATTGCATTGTTAGCCATGAGCATGTTGTTTTTGAATCCAGGAATGCGATTACCAAGTGAAAAGCTAATCGCCTTAGTAACGTTGTTAGTCCAACGCTCTCTAGGTGAGAATGCACTAACAATACTTGCACCAACTTCTAGAGTAGTGTCTAGGTTACGTGCAACTTCTGCTGCAACACGTTCTGCATCCAGATACCACTTACTTGCTTGCTCCACTTGTCCAAAGTTTGCCTTCTTAGCAAAGTCTAGGTAAATCTCAAAGTAACTGTTCATTGGGTTCCTTTCGTTGATAAAACAAGATTATCATTACCCACCGACATTGTCAACTAAAAACTACGAGGAATTTTTGGGGAGATCTTAAAACACTTCTTAAAACACTTGACAAATCTACAATAAAATGCCGCCCCCCATTTCTGGGGCTTTGTCAAATCAAAACGGTGGAAAGTTTTTTTCTGCTTCTTCTTGTAGCTTCTCGTTTTCCGACATCAAAAACAAAATTGCCATTAGTTGAGTTCCAACAAAAACAATCATTAGGGCTAGAGCAATAACTCCAATTACAAGATAGTCCATTTTATTTCTCCTCTGGTGTTGTAAATAGTTCGCCAACATCTTCCGTTAGCATTAGGTCAATTTGATAAATCAACATTTCCAATTCGTTAGTTGTCATCTTCATCTCCAAAAAATTCCTCAAACTCTGACAAACTAATTCGGTATGCGATAGGGTCGCATTGTTTTAGAATTTCTGAAGGTCTGAATGATGTTTGTCCCATTATGTAAATAGGATAAACTTCATCTAGCGTGTTATCAAAACGCTCTTCTAAAGTTTCCATTAGTTGTCCTCCTCAATTAGTCTTACAATCTTAGCCTTTAGTTTGTTGTCTGCCAATTCCCAAGCAAGGGTCAGGGCATAAGAATAACCGCCAATGTCGGTTAGACCAGTCTTTGCCTTTACAAGCTCAACCAAGTCCCTAGTTCCCAATGTTTCTACTTTTTCCATTTCATTTCCTTTCGTTAGTTCCAACTTAGCATACCCTACCGACATTTATAAAAAGTCGTTAGGGTCTAGGTTTAGGTAGTCAATGGCTTTATCCAATTCCATTAGACCGTCATACTCATTACAAAAGTGGCAAACAATCGTGTCTGGTGAATAAACACTTTCGCAATAAACACACATCTTGTCCATTAGTCAATCTCCTTTTCGCTTAGGTAAACTTCTCCGTCAAACATTGGGTCGTCTGCCCAAATCACTTCCTGAATTAGTATCATTTTGTTTCCTTTCATCTGATTACTAAAACCCTATCACACCCTACCGACATTTGTGGCAGATTTTCGGGGGGTTTCATAACAACTTCATAACAAAGATCTGCACAGGTTATCCACAGGGGGCCGCCCCCCCCCGAAGGGGACTTGTCAAGCCTCCTCAAGAAGGTCGGAAGCAAACTCGTCTAATGACTCTGGAGTCCAGTAGCCAGTCTCGAACCCCTCCATT